ATGTCGATCGACGAACTCGCCGCAGCAAAGGAGGCGGCCAGAGCCGAATTCGAGGCCGCCTGCCGATCGCAGACGATCACCGAGGCGGAATTCAATCCGATCCGGGAACGGTACATCGCGGCGATGCGCCAGCACCACGACGCCTGCGCGCCGCTCTGGCAAGGCAATCCGATCGAGCTGGCGCCCGAGGTCTATGCCGGCCGCCCCATTCCAGTTTATGGCGCGGGCTAGGAGAATCGAACTCCTACCTCCTGGGTGGAAGCCAGGCGCGCACCCCAGTACGCCAAGCCCGCAAAGAAAAACGTGGAGAGAGCTCGAATTCGGCTCAAGATTTGCCGGCGTAGCGGTTAGCCTAGTCCCCTATCGGCGCGTGTATCGCTGTAAGGGGAGTTTTTGTATGAAGTACGTTCTACTCGCGATTCTGGTGGCGGCTGCCGCCACGCTCTACGTGGTCATCAGCAAGGGCGCTAAGCGGTCGTTTACCGAGGACTGGTTTGCAGCGACGTTCTGGGCGACGGTTGGTGCAGGATTGCTCGCCGCCTTTTTTCTGTTCGCGTAGTCGATTGGCGAAGACGAGAGCCTGGTAATCCGCTTTTGACCAAAGCCCGCGCGGAGTGAAGATGAAGGCGCTCTATTGGCTTTTCGTAGGCGGCATCCTTTGGTTGTTCGCATATGTATTCGTTGATGCGGAGGGGCCCGCTCCACCTCTCCATTGGGAGCCATATGCCACCAACAAAGAAAGCGGAAAGCTCGTTTGGGTTTGGGCTGGTCCATATGCTACTCGCGACGAATGCATGTTCAACGCGAGGAAAGATCCGCAGAATTCCGCATCGAGAGAGCCGCTTGGCTGCTTGTACTTCGGCTATCAGAACCGGTACGTGCAGTGGATCGTCAACTCACTAGTTGCGCCTGGCGATTGGCGCTGTATCGCCCGCATGACCAAACGCGAGAAATTTGACGACCCGGTCTTTCAGCCGATCCTGCGCGACGGAAACAGCGAGGGCGACGGCTGGAAGTGCGATCTTTGAATTGGCGGAGAGGACAGGGATCGAACCTGCGCGTCCCGAAGGACTCGGCGCCTTAGCAAAGCGCTGCCTTACCGCTCGGCCACCTCTCCAAAAGCTGATACAAGGCTGGCTTTGCAGCCAGCGCGACAAGTCGGATTACCCATGGATGAACTGAAGAAATTCACGAATTGGTGGAGCTTGATGGCGGCCGCAGGCGTCGCGATCCTCATCGCAGCCATTAACCAACAGAACCCAGCCGGAATGTATTTCAGGGCTGCTGCTCGGCGGCATCGGCGAATGGATCTGCAGGCCGACGCGCACTGAAATCGTTCGCGGCGCCGTACCGGGCCAGTTCATCAAACACATCAGCACCCCGTGGAAGCCGAAGCTTCTCGGCATCGTATTCGATCTCGCCGGTGCCGTGGCGGTTGCGCGCGCAATCTACTTGGTCTCAATGGCCGCCTCGCATTGACCGCGTGGCGATCGCCGCCGGAGTCGAACCGGCAACCTCCGGGATAGGAGCCCGGCGCTCTGTCCAGTTGAGCTAGGCGACCCCGGAGCGCGCTAGCCTTCCAATTCGGCGTGATCTCGTTCGGAACCAAGCGTTCGATCGATGATCGGGCGGCAAGCCTTCTCGATCGCGTCGACGAACGTTTTCACCCGCACATCAACTCGGTTCGCGTCTTTGATCTCTTGCTGGTAAACTTCGGCCATCCCCTCCCACACGTCGCACTCCATGCGCGTCCGCCGGTCCTGCGCATTCGGCCCGATGAATGGTCGGTAGCATAGCTCCTGGGCGGACACGACCACGAAGGCTCTGGCCTCGCGAGCTGCCTGAAAAAAGTCCGCCGCCTCGACGCCAAATAACGCTATATATCGGGGCCGAAACTTCGCTAGCCTCTCGAACAGATCATCGTGATTCTGAACTCTCTTGAGGATCGCGTAAAATGAACCACGAGCGCTGTACGAGGCGTCGTTCTCTCCTTCCCGCCGCGGCATATCCGCATACTCCGACCCGAAGGTACCGGAACTGCGGATGATCGAGAATGCCTCCTGAACCTCATAGGCGAGCTCGAGCGCTTGTATTGCGATATCGATCCGTTTCTCCTCAATCTTCTCCCGCTTCCATCGGTCGAATGTGCGGAAGCCAAAGTATGCAATGCCGATAGTCACGCAGAAGCCGACGATGGTTAGCACATGTGTCCAGCCAAACGCCCAAGGGTCCACAGCAACCTCCTGCAATCTGTTGGCGAATCGTCCGAAGCTTACACTGTGGCGAGCGCACGAGGACTCGAACCCCGATTCCGGGCTTAGAAGGCCCGCGCCTATCCCGTTGACGGATGCGCCCTTTCCACCGGCGTGCGAAAGATCTGAAGAATGATCTTCGATTTTGGCGTTGGAGTTCCAGGGCGGATTCGAACCGCCGTGCACGGTTTTGCAGACCGGCCGATAGCCCCTCTCGGCACTGGAACGAATTGGCAGGGGATGACGGATTTGAACCGCCGATGCCGCGTTCAGAGCGCGGTGCTTTGGGCCTGGCTAAGCTAATCCCCAATGGTGGAGCGAGGCGCGTGCGCCCCGCTCGATTGTCGTCAGCGGATGAAGTCGGCCATCACCGCCGGCGCGCCGGCGTCGAAGCCGACAACATCAAGCATGCCGGCATCGCTCTGGTCCGCGATCGAGAACCCGGTCGACGTCATGCCGACAACCACCAGCTTGGCCGGGATACCGGTCTTCTGGCGGTACTGCTTCAGCGCCTGCACCGGGTGCACCCCACCGGCCCAGGTTTCGTTGTCGGTGTAGACAAAGAACGCGTCGACCTCGAGTCCCTTCTCCAGCGCGTAAAGCATCGGGAGCGCGCAGTCCGTGCCGCCAAACGGCAGGTTGGAGACAGCCCGCACGGCGTCCGTAAGACGCTGACGCGGCGAGATGGCCAACGGCGTCAGACCCGCCTCGCCCCCTCCCCAGCGGCCGCCGAAGTGTCGCTGGGAGTGTCCGGCCGAGGTGAAGCCAACCACATGGGTCTGCCTCTCCGTTGCCATGGTCACCAGCGCCAGCGCCGCGGTGGCATCCCGGCACGAGATCGGAGATCCCATGATCGGCGCCGTCATCGAACCAGACACGTCGAGCGCGATGAGCACCCGCTTCCCGCTCGCCTTCACGTTCGCAAACGCCTTGTAGAAGGCGCCGTCGAGCGCATCGATCACAGCCCTGGACGGAACCCAGGAGCCGGATCCGCGAACGCTCCGATCCGACGAGTAAACCGCCATGGCCAGCAGGATCGAGAACGGGTGCAGGCGCGACTTCCGGATTGCTCCCTCGTCGCCCAACCGCTCGACCACGAGCGCCTCGGCCAACGACAGCGGGGCGATGGTGCCGAGCCGAGTCATGTTGCCGAGATTGCGGACCAGCGCGCCAAGTCCAAGCGTCGGCAGCATGGCGCGCCATGCGTCCGGATCGGCGTTGTACTCGCTCGGGATCGCCTCCCAAGGCAGCCTTGCGGCCGCGATGAGATCGAGCAGGTCCTTCTTGCTGGTGCCCGAGCTCATGGCCTTGAGATGCGCCTGCACGATGGTCGGCAGGTCACCATGCGGGTCGAGCCCACGCATCCAACGATACAGGGCGATGCGCGCCGGCGACTCCAAAGCCGCCGGGTGAGCGGTCTGGAGCAAGCGCTTGTGCGAGTAGCTCTCGCGCTCGCGGTACTTGATCGCCTGGTACGCGACGTCATCCAGGGACTTCGAGTTGTACCAGTTCGCGATCGCCGTCTTCAGTGACCGACCCCAGCCGCGGCCGAGCGCGCGCGCAGCCTTCACGAACTGGAACAGATGCGTCGCGGTGCGGCAGACGCGCGGTACCGCGGCCAACGCCAGCTTGCGCACGGCCTGGTCGGGATGCGCGGCGCCGATCGCCAGCACGAAGATGGCAGGATCGTTCTTCGGCGCCCGGCCCTCGTCCGAGATTTCGACCGTTCGGGCGACGGTGCGTGCCGCATCCGCAGCAAAGCAGCGGTCAACGACCTTGGCGTTCTCGCGGGTGAGCGCCGGCGCCGTCTGGTAATACGTCGGCGCATCGCTGCCGAGGATCAGGAAACGGTCGAGCCGTGCCCAGTCATCGATCGCGAAAACGAAACCACCGGCATTGTTCTGCACCTGGCGCTCATTGAGCGCCTCGATCTGCGGTACCGGCTTTGAGACGATATCGGCGTACTTCATGATTGGCCTCCTCAGGGTTGGCGAGGCCGATCAACTAGAACGAACGTGAGAGCGGAGATCGGTGTTGGTTCACATTTTCAAGGTGCGATAACCGAAGTCCTGGGGCTCGTTCTAGTGGATCAACCTCGAAAGGACGGACCAGTTTGCAAGGGCCGAGCGTCAATTTGAGATCGGTGCACCGATCTTGCGATCGGTTGCCGGTTTCCTGGCCGGCGGCTTCTGGAGGATAACCGAAACTCGTGGGGCTCGGCCCCAGCAAACTGGTCTGTCGATGAACCCTTCGAAAGAGACCGGACGAACATGATGGCGAAGATCGGGTTTTAGCGCTCTACTAGGCTGAGCTACGTCACCTTTCGGCAACGACTGGATTTGAACCAGCGACCTCTACCTCCTGAAGGGTAACCGACACTTCTGGGGCTCGTCCGATACTTTGAAGGGCGAACGTAAGAACGGCGATCGGGGGTTTCATTAACAGTGAAAACCGAAAGCCTGGGGCTCGCCCAAAAGTTGAGCCTCAACGGATAGATGGCACAGCGAAGATTCGCCGCGCCGATTTTGTCGGCAGTTATCCACCGCCGATTGTCTTTGGTCGGGGCAGCAGGATTCGAACCTGCGACCTGCGGTACCCAAAACCGCCGCGCTCCCGGGCTGCGCTATGCCCCGTTGATGATGGCGCCCACGGCAGGAGTCGAACCTGCATGCTCCAGTTACGGTACTTGTGCTTCGTAGGCACAGCCGGTTACGTGGGCGAAATTCTGCCTCGCCGAGGTTTCCCCTCGACTTCTCGTCTCGCTACGGGCGGCAATCGCCTGAGACCGGCCGATCGCTCCGGTCCGCCGCGAGATCACGTCCAGCGCTGCGCAGATCCGCGCGCGGCCGAAGAAGTTGCCGGCACTGACCGGCTCTCCACCACGTACCTCACGGGGCCCGCTTCGAATTGGCACTGCCAACCGGACTCGAACCGGCGTTCTCCGCTCGAGAGGCGGGCGTCCTAGCCGCTAGACGATGGCAGCATGTCCCCGATAAGCTACGGTCCTCAACAGGAGGTTCCATATGGCAGACAAGCTTTCACCAGAAGGCGAAGTTCTTGCTGCGCATATTGCGGCGACCACCGCGGCATTCCAGGTGCTCATTCTCACGCTTCGGAACAACGGAGCGCTCGATCACAACGAGTTTCCCGAAGCCCTGCATATGCATATGGAGAAATCCCGGGATCGCCTAACACCGATGACTTTGGCGCTTCTCCACGATCTGCGACGCGCACTGATGGACTGAACTGGCTCCCGCCGCACGATTCGAACGTGCCTTCCCCGGTTAACAGCCGGGCGCCCTCACCGAGATGGCTCGACGGGAATATGCAGGTCCAGCACCGACCGGCAGGTCGACCGCAAATCGGCAGGCGGTGCTGGTGATGATGGTGGAGCACCTCGGGATTGAACCGAGCTCAGCTTGCTTGCAAAGCATGCCCGCGGACCCAGCGCGTGCCCCGATAGGTTTACAGTTTCGGCGATCAGGTTGACGTTTTCGCCGATACGGTTGTCAGTTTGGCCGATCTGATTGACAGCTTCGGCGATATTGGTGCCCGGAAATGGAATCGAACCACTGACGCGCACGCCTTCAACGTGCCGCTCTACCGCTGAGCTATCCGGGCAAATTGCGAGTTTGCGCAAATGCGCAAGTTGATGGTGCGGACAGCGGGAGTCGAACCCGCGCTGCCGGTGTGGCACACCGACCGACTACCGTAATCTTTTGTCCGCGAATTGGTGGGTAACCCTGGAATCGAACCAGGCAGGCGCATAGGCGCAGGCTTTACAGGCCCGCTCAGTCCCCAGACTTGGCGTTACCCAAAGATGAGAATCGGAGACGTCAATCCATGACGTAAGACGGCAGAGGCTTGAAGAGAACGGCGCGGACCGCGCAGTCCTTCGCCTCGAGGAGCTTGCGCAATGCCGTTGTGCTCTCCGGGTTAGCCGGCAGTTCGGCCGCCAGTTTCCTGGCCATGTCACCAAACGGCTTGCTCACCGACTGTAGATGCGGCGGAAGATGCTCGTAGGCGAAGAACTGAAGCAGCGCGTCCATGGCGATCTCCTCAAGATTGGTTGCGGGGGCACGATTTGAACGTGCGGCCTCCAGGTTATGAGCCTAGCGAGCTACCGGGCTTGCTCCACCCCGCGAAATGGTGCCGAGGCTTTCAACTCCTCAGGCATGTCCCGGGTACATCCGCCGTGGACAGAATTCATGTCGATCGCGTACTCCTGACTTAGGACCTCGTCCCGCGTCATCCAGCCGCGCAGCGTTTCCGCGATCGGCTCTGGCACGACGAATCCGCCAACCTCTCCGGCCGCGAAAATAGCTTGCGGCACCGGAGGCGCGATCACGAACTCGTCGGCAGTGAAAGTGAAACCGGACGTAGCCGGAGTCGGCCGCGCCGCTGCAGCACCACCGAACAGTCCAAGCGCGGCACCGAGAAATCCACGTCGAGAGATCGTCATTGACCGCCTCCGGCGCGATCGTAAGACCCCGTTAGCCCGACGACTAAATATCGTTCATGGCCGAACTGAGTCATTGGCGGACGGCCGAGGAATCGAACCCCCATCGCTCGCGCGAGCCACGGTTTTCAAGACCGCTGTCAGACCATTCCGACGGGACCGTCCAAACTGGCTTCCCCTGCTGGACTCGAACCAGCGGCCTCGGCCTTCGGACGGCCGCGCTCTGACTCCACTGAGCTAAGGGGAAAACCGAACCGGCGGCAGGGCGTGCTGCCGCCGGCAATCACTTCTCGAGCTCGACATCCCAGTACAGATAGTCTGTCCAGGACTCGTGCAAGAAGTTCGGCGGGAAGAGCCGCTGGGCCGCGAGCAGATCGAACTGCGTCGGCTCGAACGGCGCCCGCAACGGCTTCACGCGGAAGCGGTCCTTCCGCATGTTGCAGGGGCTGCACGCCGCGACGATGTTCGTCCAGGACGTCTCGCCGCCGTCGGCGCGCGGGATGACGTGGTCGAACGTCAGCTCCCCGCGGAGGTGCTGCTCGCCGCAATACTGGCAGCGGAAGCGATCGCGGAGGAAGACGTTGAACCGCGTGAAGGCAACCCGGCTCGGCCGCCGGACGTATTCGCGCAGCGCGATCACCGACGGCAGCGGCATCTCGGTCGACGGGCTCCGGATGACCTGGTCGTATTCCGCGACCACGACGTGAGATCCGCGCACCACCGCCTTGACGGCGTCTTCCCAGCCGAACAGCGACAGCGGGAAATAGGACAGCGGCTGGAAGTCGGCGTTCAACACCAGCGCCGGATTTGCGGCAAACATCGTCGACCTCCTTTCTCGGTTGATGGTAGGCGCAGCCAGATTCGAATTGACGACCAAGCCGTTATGAGCGGCCGGCTCTACCGCTGAGCTATGCGCCCGAAATGGTCGGTGTGGCAGGATTTGAACCTGCGGCCCCTTCCGTCCGAGGGAAGTACGCTGACCTGGCTGCGCTACACACCGATGGCGCCCCTGACGAGGATCGAACTCGCCTTCCCGCATCGACAGTGCGGTCCCTTCCCAGATGGGTACAGGGGCATTGATCTCTCCGGGACGCCGGCGGCTACCTTGCTCATCGGTCGGCCTCTTGAACCGTCTCGCAGGCTCACGCCTGTGGCCAATTCTTCCCGTAGGCTTTGCGCCGCGCGGTGAACGCGCTTGATCCGGCGCCCCGGAGAGATCGAAGATTGGTGCGGCCGGCCGGAGTCGAACCGACATGGTTTCCCGTCGCCTCCTCAAGACGATGCGTCTACCGAATTTCGCCACGGCCGCAAATTTTGGTGCTGGTCGAAATAAGCGACTGCCTATTCCAAAGTGAGCCAGCGCAGTTGTATCCTTCGCGCAGGAGGATACCGACATGACAGTTCTGCAGGACGTTGGCTCATTCATTCAAAGCCAATCACCGAACCCCGTTTGCGACGACTGTATTGCCGATCGCCTCGGACTTTCGGTTCGACAGCATGCCAACCATAAGACGAGAGAATTGGCAGGAACCGGTGGGTTTATGCGTCGCGACGCTGAATGCGCAATCTGCAAAAACGAGAAACGGGTAATCTCTTGGTCTGCCTGAAGGGCCACTCCGTCGCCTTAATTAGATGGTGGGCCACCGCGGACTCGAACCGCGAACCTTCCGCTTAAGAGGCGGACGCTCTGACCGTTGAGCTAGTGGCCCATGGTGGGCTCCGCGGGACTCGAACCCGTACCCTTCAGATTAAAAGTCTGCTGCTCTGCCAATCGAGCTACGAGCCCGGCAGATCGGTTGCGGCGGCCAGCCGCTCCGATTTCGCGTGGCGCGCCGTGATGGCGTCGCTCTTCGCCTTCGTGCGCGCGAGGGCGGCCTGGCTCTCGGCAGAGAGGACATGCACGCCGATCGGCAGCGTCGCCGCCAGCAGGCCACCCATCAGCGTCGTCAGAACAACCGTCATGTCGGCCTCCTCGTTTTTTGGTGCTCCAGTCAGGAATCGAACCTGCGTCAACCGCTTATCGAGCGGACGCACTGCCACTGTGCTACAAGAGCGTTGAAGTTGGTGCGTCCGGATGGAATTGAACCACCGGTATCGACCATGTCGGGGTCGCGCTCTACCACTGAGCTACGGACGCGAACCGGTATCGACTCTCTGACGACTACGTCGCTCGGGTTCACCCGAGCGGCCGATCTCCGGGTTAATGGTGCGCGCTGACCGGATCGAACGGCCGACATCCTGTGTGTAGGACAGGCGCTCTACCGCTGAGCTAAGCGCGCATGATCTTGGTGCCCCAGGCCGGATTCGAACCGGCAATGAAGCTGCTTTTGAGGCAGCGGCGTCTACCACATTCCGCCACCGGGGCATTGTCGTTACAATGGAATTCCATTGTCTTGGTGCGGCCGGAAGGACTCGAACCTTCACTCCGAAGAACTGGTTCCTGAGACCAGCGCGTCTGCCGTTCCGCCACGGCCGCATTGATGGTGCCACCGGCGCGGATCGAACGCGCGGCCTCGTCCTTACCAAGAACGCGATCTGCCAACTGATCTACGGCGGCTCACGTGAAAGCTTCACGTGAAAGCTGTGAGCGATATCGTCGTCACGGGTTCGTGTAATGCGTATTTCCCGGTGTGGGTTACGCCCCGAAATGGGTGCCTCAGTATCGCCCGCGTGTTAAATGACACCCGCTACGCCGACGAAATGTTCGGCTGCAGAAAGGAGCGAAAATGTTTGCCGAAGAAGTGCGGTTGACGATCGGACCGTTCGGCATCGCCGGCAAAACCGGCAATGCCGTCTTGGTCCTCGTTATCGTGCTGACGTGGATCACAGCCTGCCAGTACGTGTTCTAAACGAACTGGTTCTGACAACTGAGGCGTCACGCCGGTGGGTTGCAGCCATCGGCGTGACGAAAACTAGCACCTCTCGGCCGATTAGAACAAGCCCGGATCGTTGGTGCCCGCAGCATGGGATCGAACCTGCGACCTCTCGCCTACAATGCGAGCGCTGCTACCGCTGAGCTATGCGGGCGTGGTGCCGGCGGCCAGATTTGAACTGGCGACCTTCGCGTTACGAGTGCGCTGCGCTACCGCTGCGCCACGCCGGCGAGAGTAAATTCACAAACGGCCGGAACAGGCCCGGCCAATAGAAAAAACATCGCTGCCTGAAACCACCGTTTGCCGCTCCACTGAAGGAGACCGGTACCGGTCAGCGAGATCGCCTTATGTCCTTGCGGGGGCGACCATCCCGTATTCGAAATTCACGTCATGCAGCCGTGCGCGCGCCGCGACGATGCGGCTGCGCTCGGTTTAGGTAATCGAGGTAGATCTTGCGAGCCTGGGCCTCGGTGACACCGCGGCGGGCGACAACGGTCCGCACGAAGGCGAGCGCTACCGGCGAGGCAAAGATCCTCTGCTGGGCGCGGTTCTCGAGTCCTGTGGTGGTGTTGGTCCGGGACATCGCCCTTCTCCGCCTGGTGTGGCGGAGGACGATTCCTGCCGCCGGTTACGCTCTTGCTGGTGTGGGTAGCCCGGACGTACCGAGCAGATAATTCGAACCTTGCTTCGTCACGCGCATGCACGCCCAATCGCTCGACCGGGTAAACGGTCGTTCGATGGCGGCGGCGACGATATGTGCAGCTATGCGCAACACGGGCTTCGGTCCTAAGAGCGCGGGCAAATCATTTGCCGGCGGATTTGATGGGGCAGCGGTATGCGCAGAAGTTCGCGAATCCGTCAAGTCCCCTGCTCCACACAATCGCTGAGCGAGGCGTCCGTTCCAGGCCGCCATGGGCAGTATGGCGTCTCGGGTAACTCCCTCAACATATGGACGATTTGACTCCAGCGGAGCACACTGCATTCACTGCGGCATCATGACCGAAAAAATTTCGCCAGATGCCTCCGGATTGACGCGTCGGCCGATGGAGGAGCGCACCGGCTGGCACGTCTACTACACCGACGTCTGCATCGGATGGATCGCCGCCCGCGCCGGCGTCCCTCACGAATCCGATCAGTGGGCGTGGTCGTGCGGGTTTTATCCGGGTGCTCCCCAACACGCCGAGCGCGACGGCACCGCCGTCGACTTCGAGCAAGCTCGAGCTCGCTTTGAGGTCGCCTGGCGCGATCTGGCCGGTGTCCTCACCGAGACCAATCTGCAGGAATGGCGAGATCAGCGTGATTGGACAGAACGGAAATACGCGATGTGGGCGCGCGGCGAAAAGCTGCCGTCTCAAATCCCGTCTTCCAAGATGCGCTGCCCCTGCGGCGTTGAGTTCGACAGCCACGTACTCGCCGACAACCTGGCCCACGTACCTCACATCACTGCCGCGCAGAGGCGGGACCGGATCGCACGATGAGGAAGATGAAGGAAGATCTGCCTTGGTCGGACCCCGAAAAGGCTGCGCGACGGCTGATCAAGTATGCCCAGGAATTCAAGCCGATCCAGGACGGCCGCATCTACACCGAGGTGCTCAATTATCCCTTCATCGACCGAGATCGCGCGACCCCAGCGCAATACACGGCGGGGATGCAATACGCGAAGGATGCCGGCTGGCTGGAGAAGATGCACGAAAGTGGCACCTATACGCGCATCACGGAAACAGGCCGGTTGGTCGAGCCGTTCGAATTCGAGAGGCCAGATTGACGCCGGCGCCGACCTGCAAGCGCTGCCGCGGTGCCCGCTGGGTCTGCGAGAACCATCCCGATCGGCCGTGGAGCGCTGACACCGGTTGCGAATATTGCGGTGCCGGCGCCGGCATGATCTGTCCGGATTGTAATCCGGCAGACGGGTTCACGCATCCGATTTTGCCGCCCGGCTTCGTCGAGGACGACGATTCTGGAATTCGCAATTAGTATCTCGCTACGAACTACGATTAACCGCGTTTGTAAACTTATCGAAATCCCCAAATCTCACCATCATGCCTTGCATCACGGCTTCTATCGATCCGTCGTCCGCTACGCGATAGGGTACGCTAGCAAGCACGCCATCGGGTTCGAAGGCTGGCCCCGCTAGCCTCGCGGCGGCCGGCAATGGAGGCGGCAAAGCGCCGAGTTGAACCTCCGGTCCCTTAGCCGAAACCTGAGTAAAGGCCCAGACAAGTGCAGCAACCCAGCCGATGAAAGTCCAGCCTAGGAAGATGTTGACGATCACTATTGCCGCAAAATTCTGATGTTTACGTTCAGAAGCGACGAAGGTTGGTATGAAATAAATACAGATCGAAACCCCAAGTAGAATTAGAACGTCCATATAGCGCCTCCAATTTGAGCGCCGCCAAAAAGAACACGATATCGCGAACAATGTACGGTGCCAAGCCAACGGGTCGGATTGAGGTCCCTCCTTTGAGCCAAGACTCGCATTTGGCCCAGCGCTGCATAGATGCCGGCTATGATCAAACAGTTCGAGTTCTGCAAGCCGGTCCCGAAACAGGTAGTTCCGACCGGCCCCGATTGGATCCACGAGGTCAAATACGACGGCTACCGCGGGCGCGTAATCCGCGACGGCGACGTGGTGCAGGTGCGCTCGAAAGCCGGCCTTGATCTGACTTATCGCTACCCCATGATCGTCGAGGCGGCCCGGAAGATCAGGAACAAGCAGTTCGTAATCGATGGCGAGATCTGCGTGCTCGATGTCCGCGGAATCTCGCAATTCGACTGGCTGCACTCCGGCAGATACAACGACGACGCCCAGCTCTACGCATTCGACATCATCGCGCTCGATGGCGAGGACCTGCGGCGCCTGCCGCTCGACCAGCGCAAGTCGAAACTGGCCAAGCTGCTCGATCGCCGACCTGAGGGCATCTTCGTGGCGCGGTTCGAGCGCGGCGAGATCGGTCCGCAGCTGTTCGAGGCCGCCTGTGGTATGGACCTGGAAGGGATCGTCTCGAAGCGCCGCGACCGCGGGTACCGGCCGAAGCTCTGCGATTGGGTGAAGGTCAAGAACCGGGCGCACCCCGCCTATCGCCGCGTAGCTGATCAGTTCGGGTAGCGCACAGCTTGTCAGTCCATTACGCCCCGTCTAGGTTGATCGGTGGAACCTGGGGTTGTTCATGCTTCATTTGACCGCTCTTAAAGAACTCAAGGTGACCTCTGTCAGCCTCGAACTCGCAGCCAGCGTAATTCAATTTGGAGATTCGTCTCCGCAGGTACGGCTCTCAGCGATTTCCGAACCGATTGATGGACACCAGGTTGCGGGGCGGATCTGCGTCTCTCACGTCCAAGCTGGTGGACCGAAGAACTTGTTTCGGATGTTTCGCACCGGCTTGTTCGATACCACCGTTTACGTTGAGCGGGTCTATCTGCACATGCTGTGGCAGGCCTGCACGATGCCGTATGAGTACTTCAACGCCTCCATCGCGCTGCGAGACCCGATCGACTTTGGTCTGGAATTGCAAGAACTCGATCTTGCGTTCAACTACGACATTGGCAGAGGAAAAACAGCTTGGAAAGAGCTGCCCTCCGAAGACTGGATCGTTTAGTCAGCACAGGTCTTCGCTCTATTGTCGAAGTGTTGATCAATCTGGGGGCTCGTCGACCTGGTCTTCGTCGTATCTCTCCCAGTCCTTCTCGGGGAACTTCTGACCTTGCATGTCGCGTCGGTGAAGCTCTTCCTCCGACACCGTGGTGATCAGGACGAAATCCTCGGGTGTTGCGGCAGGCGTGAGGTACTTGTCGACTAAACGCCGCAGCTCAACCTGAAACTCGTACTTGCTGACTGTCATTTCCGCGCGCTCGCCTAGCTTGGCGGCCGATCGTTCCGGATCGGTCGGCTCCGCAGTTCTTCAGCAGCCCGGCGCAGTTTCCACATCGCGAGAACCTCCTCCGGCCGGCGATGTTGCTCCGTAAGCCCTATTATCTCGCGCCGCAGCTTCAGCAGACGCAGGAGCTCAGCAGGCTCGTATCCCAATACTTTCACGCAATACTCCCTAAAACGGGCAGTATGGCAGGGCTCGACGCTCACTGCAATTTGCGGTGCGGAATTGATTTTCAGCCGCCGGCGGTTTGTCCGATGAGGGCGCCGATCCAATATGCGAGCATGAGCAGGCTCACGGCTACCAGCGAGATCATCGCGGCCGGAAACAGTGACGTGCGCCTCGGCGCGGAAATCGCGATGTCGCTCATGCAACCGTACATAGTCTTGACCGCTCGCTGATCATATCCGGACTGATACGGAGCAAGGTCCAGAAACGCAAAAAGCCCGGCCATCCCTTTCGGGACAGCCGGGCAAGTTGCGTTTTGGGTCGCAAGTTCGGGAAGCCGCGGATTTCTCCGCGACAACCCTTGGTCACCGTCGCAACTTGGAGGGCCGACGACGGTCTATCGCAGCGCGGGCATGCGCTGGATCAGTTCTCCCTACTCGTCGACGCCGCCGTAGGTGCCGGGCGCGTACGGCCAGTCCGACAGTTCGACGGTCTGACCGGATAGCTTGTGCGGGCTATCCGCACAGAACTCGATTCGACCATCACGGATGAAATAGTGGCACTCGGTCCGTCGCTGACCTTCAGGCAAGCGCTTCTGGCCATCATGGTTCGTCCAGATCAGGACGGAAGGGTTGAACGTCGGGCGCTCGTAGTCGCCATTGAACGACCACGACGCCCCCGGTCCGGCGATTTTGATGCCGTGCACCTCATCGCAACCAGGACACCAATGCAGGATCGCGCGATATCCATCGGCGCCGGATGCCGACCTGAGCTTCTTGCCGATCGCGCCCATCAGCTTTTCCGGCCGTAGTCCGGGCCGATATTCGGCACCCGCCAGGTCTTACCGTCCAGATCGGCCGTGAATTCACCATTGCGCAGGAAGCCGTGGTAGTCGTCTGCGATGATCGACGGCGCGCAGGTGATGTTCGGCCATTCGCCCGTGACCTGCCAGCCATCGCCGTTCGATGACTTGTGGTCGATGTTCCACATCGAGCCGTTCGGGCAAACCACGCAAATCGGTGGGCGCTTTCCGCGCCAGTCGCGATTGTAGTGACCGAAAGCTGAAAGCCGCGTCCCTCCTCCAGTTGCCAGTCGCAGTACCAGCCCATGCCGGGCAGAAAGATGCGTCGGTCATTGCGCCAGAAGCCGTCAACGACGGCTTTGTCGCCCAGCGCCTTGTATTCGTCGAAGCTGAGCAGCTTCGGCGTGAGCCGAGTCATGGTGCCTCCGCGAGGTTATTGAGGGATTGACGCGAGGATGAAGCAAAGCGCCACGACCAGGAGCCCGATGAATGCGACACCGAAGCCCATGTTCGTCTCGTCGACCGACTTTGCGATATTCACCATCACGAATCCGGCGAGCACAGCGACGACGCCGGCGGCAGCGGCAATCGTGACCATCAAGTCCATTGCTGCGGCCTAGGCGACGAGGGAAAGTGTGACCGCGATCGCGGCCGCAACGATGGTGGTGAATATCCAGACTCGCCTGCCCCAGCGATCGGGTGCAAACACCCGAATGACACAGGCGACGCCGAGGATCTGGACCAGTGCGGTGACAAGCAGCACCGGGCTGTGCAGCATCGAATCCGCGTCCACCCCGCCGTTGTCGAGATGACGCCACCACCAGATCCATATCCGAGACGCCGCCTCTGGTGCGAAAGCGACGAACAGGGAAATCGCGGCCTGAAGGCGGACGCGCTTGACGCCGTTCTCCAGGATCTCGCGGGCCATGTAGATGCCTAACATGAAGCAGGCAAAGATCAGCAGGAACGCCAGCGTGCCGTTCGCTCCCTCGAGCAATTTCAACATTTCAATTTCCCTGCCTCTGGCCGAATGACCGCATGTGATGGACGAGCTGCGCAATCTCGTCGTGCCGTGGCGATGCCTGCGCGGACTCGCTCGAAGAACGCGAAAGGATTACTGCTTCACGCAACCGGTCTTGGGCCTGGCTGATTTCTCGATCTGCGGTATCGAGGCGGCGCATCGTGGCATCGAGGTCATGCAATGCATTTTCGGCAGACGCTTTTTCGATCTCCTCTTCATCGAACGGTTCGATGAGACGGAATTGACGCAATATGTTTCGGAGGAAGCTCATCGCGGCCTCCGCAAAAGGGCCCCATCAATCTTCGAGGCAATGCTGTCAATCTTGACCTTCAGTTCCGTAGCCGCAGTAGCGGCTGCCGCGCTGCTGTCCCTCGCGAGGGTCACCGACCCGGTGAGGACTCGGATTGCTTCAGCGTGCGCTGCAAATGCGCTGATCAGATCCTTCAGCTTCTCGATGTTGCCTTCGTGGTAGAACTCGATCCTCTGGTTCACCATCTCGAATGCCGTGGCCTGCACTTTGATGGCCTCGGCAAGCGCCTCGGTGACGCGGTTCCGCTCCTCGGTCGATTCAGCGACCTTGGTCAGCGCCGCGTTGTTGGCCTCGACCAGTTTGCTGAACCGCGCGAGCTCTTCCTTCCGCTCGATATGGAGACGGTTGTTCGCTTTGAAGAGCACAACGATGGCCCCAGCCAAGACGGGAATGGTTGTCAGCAACACCGCGATCACGGCGCCAGCTGGTCCCCAGCCCGCGAGGGTTTGGGCAACGATCTCCGGCGTGCCGGCGGCGCCCATCAACGCTTCCCCGCCTTCTTGCGCCGCGAGCAAGCCCGGGCGACGTCGCGGTCACCGATCGCCTGAACGGCTACCGCGGCGAGCGCGCTGTTCGGCGCCGCCCTCATCTCGGCGGCGACCTGTTTCTGGACGTCCTGAGACCATGCCCGGACCGACGGACAGACAACCGTCGGCGCCGGATCGGGCATCGTGCAGGTAAGCTGGACCGCAATGAAGGCCCAGCCGGTGCAGGTGAACGTCACGCTGATCCCTCCTCGAGCCGCTTGATGGCGTCGTCGACCGACTTCGGGGCGTTGGCTTGCGCCTCGAGCTCGGCCTGCTGAGCCTCAATGGTGGCGTTCTGCTGCTGGACGGTGGCCTGAGCCGCACCGAGATCCTTGGCGTTCTGGTCGGCCCGCTGCCGCGCCAAGTAATCGTTCAGCGAGCTCCCGAAGGCGTTGAAGAACGCCTCCAGGAGCGGCTGCAGCGCGGTCAGAACGGCGGCGAGTGTTGCCCCGCTGAACATGATGCCGCCTTAGGTCTTGGTAACGCTCGAGACCGCGGCGTTGACGTCCGGAACGGCGTCCGGCGCCAAGTTCAGACGCGCGATGATCTTCTGGGCGATGGCGTCGGGCCCGCCCATCCAGGAGGTCAGCCAGTCCGGCGAGTGGTCGATGACGTACTGGAGAGCCTGGGCGAGCACGGCGTTGTGCACGTCGACCGTGAGCGCCTTATCCTTCGTCGCGCCCTGCACCATGTTGATGGCGTAGTCGATACCCTTCTGGAGCAACTGATCGGCGCGGACCGACACCACGATGGCGTAGACCTGAGCCGGTAGCTTCCGGAGAAGCCAGGTCACGAACGCAAAGATCAGCGTGCCGATCGCGCCGGCCCACTGCGCGATCGTGGCGCCGTATGCCCACGTCACCTTGGTGGTCTCGCTGGTCGCCTGCGCGACGGTCTCCGGCGCCGCCGCATCCGCGGCAAAGGCGACATCGATCGCGAGCGAGGCGCCGACGAGCACGGCGAACCCCAGTGCGAACGGCCGCACGCTCCGCGGCAGAACGATGGTAGCCAGCACCAGGCCGAGCAGTGCGACGATCAGGGTGCCGGTCGGGTCGAAGGCAGGCCCGGCGTCGGCGAAAAAGGTCGAGTTGAAGGAGCCTGCCAGTGCGAGACTCGGCGCGAGCAGAATCGGCACGGCAAAAGCCGCGCTGTAGATGCGGTTCATGTTTCACCTTTTCGATGTGGAAATGCGCGATTACCGTCGCGCGGCGTTCTTCAAGATGCCCGGCGATAGGTGCCGAACACGAAGTCCCAGACCGGCGTCGTGACGCCGAAATTACCCTTCCCGCCCCGATGATGACCGGAGTGGTGTTCGTTCATGAAGGCGACGTACCATGACAGCCTCGCCTTCGGTCCGTGATGATGAAAACGGACATGGATGCCGCAGTAGGCCAGGTAGCCAATCATCACGCCCGCGACGAAGACCGACGAGCGATCCTCGCCGACAATCGCCGTTACGATCAGCCACGCCGCTGCAAATGCCGAGAAGGTGCCGATGCTCGAGATCCCGATCATGTCGCGGGGAAGCCGATGGTGCATGTCGTGCATCGGCGCGAAGCGATTGTTGCCGTGGAAGATCGCGCGGTGGATCCAGTATTCCGCGAGCGTCCAAGTGACGGCTCCGGCTGTGAGCCAGCCGGCGATCGCGGAAAACCGTAGCCCGCCCAGGACCGCGAAGGCGACCAACGAGCAGACCGCCCACGGCACCAGCAGGAAGTCGAGGAAATACTGGAACGGCGACAAGTCGAAAGCCGGATCGAGACCGGCGTGACGGTCCTGGTCCATGGCCTTCAGGCCTCGTTCGTGGACACACGGCCGTCGCTGCGAACGATCGGCAGATGACTGAAACCGATCTGACTCGCTGGCGGCGGCGCAACGTCCTTCGGCCACCAAAAGCCTTGGTTGAGCCGCGACGTCGCGAAGGGCTCGATGTTGACGGCGTCCGACTGGTTGCCGCCAAGCCCCATGACGTTGCCATGCTGATCCTTGCCGACCACGACCGTGATGTGGCCCCCGCCGCTCCGCTTCATCGGAGCGAAGGCGCCGACGGCAGGCCCGGCGAGCTTCACGGCTGGCCAGTGGCCGGCGAAATCGAGCGCCCACAGGGTCTCGGTGCCCTTGAGACCGACCTTGGTCAGGATGTGGTTGGCGAAGAGCGCACACCACGGGATCGAGTCGTGGGTATATTCGGCTGCGATATCGCCGCCCTCGTCCTTCGCCCACTGGATGATGACGGGGTTGTCTTTGGAGCCAGCCCCCTCCTTGGTCCCAATCAGCTTGATGCCGGCTTCGAGCCAAAGCGGGCGGCCGATCTCGGTTGCCGGAGCCGGAACCGGAACCTTGTTCGCCAGAGCGGTATCCAGAGCCGCCGCCGTCAGGGGGCCGACCTCGCCGTCAACCGTAAGGCCTGCCCGCTTCTGGAAAGCCTCGACGGCGGTATCGGTTGCCGGTCCAAACCACCCGGTACCGTTGAGCGCGTAACCAATAGATCTCAGCGCAAGCTGGACCTGCTTCACAACGTCGCCCTGCGCGCCCAAGCGCAAGGGTTTCGCCGCTACGAGAGCTGCGATCGTCATCTCGTTTCTCCTTGTGGTACGAAAAAAGCCGCCGAAATCGGCGGCTTACGTGGGTCAGACGGCTGTTCAGGCCGCGGTGGCGTCAGGACTCAGTCCGAACCCGAATGGCCGGTCAGCCAATTTGCCGGCTTTACTTCAGGTTGCGTCGAGGATAGTTCGCGTGTGCGGTGTCTTGAAACGCATCGCCGTCGACAGGGGCTAGCGAGGGCCGGGTCACTGGTCCCTGCGCCCTGTCGATCGAGGTCCCATCTGTTGTTTCGTCGGTATTTCTGTGCCTAATAGGCGCGCCGTTTTGAGCTTGAAACCTCGGAATGGCGGATCACCGTAGTAGAGGCTACCGGCCCCATGCCGGGGGGGCCCAGCAAATACGCCGTCGACCGCGCCGGGTAGCTCCTGGCGCAAGATGTGCCAATACCTGGGGTCAGCACCTCTACTGCTGAGTTTCAACCCACCCCGGCACCAGCCTGGGGCAGCGTAGAGGGCTGCTTGTGGTCACCAGGACCAAGAACTTCGCTTTTTACGGTGCGTTCATTGCACTGTTCATCGGGCTGAAGCTGATTTCGAGCTACTACCCTGACCTGCTAGGCCCGCGCACGCCGCACTTTATTTGCGAACCCTTCGACGGCAAGGCGCTGTCGGAACCGCAATGCGTTCGCTGGAAGATCCCATGAGCGCTGGCATATGGGTCTTGGTCTCAGTCGGGGCCGCAATCGCAATGCTAAAGATAGTCGTGCTGATCGATTGGCTCATCAAATATAGGCGGATGAGCCTTCCGGAGCGCCAAGAAGCGCTCCGGTCTATAGGTGAAGGTGACGTGTCGGGTTGGGGTAACTAGACAGAAACCCTGTGACAATCACCACCGCAACGAAAATGTCGCGCCGTCCATCTGCGCGGCGGTAGCGATGCTGCCGCCCACCATATTCCAAAGATAGAACGTAATCGAATTGTCTCCGACAGTGCTCACGCGCGCCTGAAACCATTGCCCCGAACTACCGGAGTGGTCGAACGACGCGCGGATCACGCCCGGATTATCGAACAACGATTTGACGCGGTACCGAAACTTGCAGACAACCTCATAGGGAAACGAAGTTGTCGCAACCGAGTCGAGCGCATCGAAATTGTCCTTCAAGTCGCTGATGGTAAACAGTCCCGTTGATTGGGAGTACGTCAGCGCGCATGAGCCGTGGATCACCTCTCTCCGCTTATCGTTGAAGTTGACGGCCTGGGTCGTGGCGACCGAAGTATACATCGGGTCATAGTATCGGGGATCGAGCCGCTGCTCGCGGCCACCGCTGAAATGCCTCTGAACCAGCGCGTCAAAGAGAACCTTATTGCCACGCTTCGTCATGTGGATGTTGTCATAACGCCAGTATGCAGGATCGAGCGTTGCGAACAGCGCTTGCGTATCGAAGAACAGACAATTCAGACTTTCCGCAGTAACCCGCTCCAAGGCGAGGAAATCCCGCATTGTCGATCCGTTCAGGACATCGGTAGGCCCATAACCCGCCGCGCTGTTTGGCGTTGGTGCCATCACGACGATCTCACAATGCGGGTTCGTCGCTCTGGTGTTGTTGATGAGACTCGTCAGATCGGCCGCGAACTGCTCTTTCGTCTTGCTCGCACGGTCGTTTGCACCCGTGATGATGATCAGCAGATCGGGGTTGTAGTTACCGATGCGAGCCGCGTATTCCGCATTGATCTGCGCAGTCGTGTAGCCCCCATGCCCGGTTAGCTGGAAGTTGGTCAACTTCGAACTAATTCCCTGGATGAACATCGTCATGTTCCCGGTGAGGGCCGAGCCATCCGCATTGCTGAAATTCTTCAGGATGATCTTGACCGGGTGCTGGTTGTTCGCACCGCAATCGATTTCTGTCTGGTGGGTCTGAAAACCAGCCCAGCTTGTCGTCGCTTGGTTGGTCAACAGAGCAACGTCTACCTCAGTCGTGTACGGGTAGAGCGAATAGGATAGCTGACAACGTTGATTGTTCGAGCCCGCGTTTGGGTTGTTGAGCCAGTGCAGAAATGCCTTGCCGCTGCTGTCGACGCTATTAAATCGATGCATGAACCATGCACGGTCGGTGGACTTCGTTGCGTTGATGCCGACATATCTCGAATTGAACGGCGTGACATATGCCGCTTGCGAGTATGCCGGCGCTGGCGTCCCTGCATCGACGTCCAAAATCCAATCCAGATTGTCCGCATGCTCCCAGGCAGGATCAAGCCTATGCGCGAAGTCCCTCAACATGAACGACCATGACATCATCCCCGGATAGAAGTCATAAGCGTTAACGGGTGAACCGCCCGGAATAGGAAAATCATAGGCGTTGAAGCTGAGGCTGTCGCCAGTGACGACGATGTTTTTTCCGTGGTACCGCAAGAGGTGCGAAAAATCTTTGTTGCAATCGGTCTGGGCTCCGATGTTGACGCGGACCAGCGGCGTGTTCGCAGCATATTCGGACGCATAGTTGACCGATGACACGTCACCGGCACCGGGCTGACCAGCGACGTTTATATTCCAACTAGCAAACGTTCCCGCGCCGCTGAACTTGTCGGCGACCACCGTCATCGCACCGCTAACGGGGTTGTAGTACGCAACGCCTTCCATCCAATTCGAGTAATCTCCTGAATCGGCGGTGATGCGAGCGCGAGCACCGTTCTTGTAGGCAAGCTCTGCCTGGGTAGAGAAATTCTGATTTCCTGTCCCAATTGTCAGGGACGTGGTCGAGGTGCCGCCATAGCCTACCCCCGGTTCACCAGCGACGTTGATATTCCAGAACTCAAATGTTCCTGCACCGGCGATCTTATCAACGACTACCGTCATCGCACCTGTGGCGGAGACGTAATACCCGATGCCTTCCATCCAGTTCGCTGGATCGGCCGTGAGGCGAATACGCGCGCCATTCGTGTAGGCTAGCCCCGCTTGCGTCTGGAAGTCGTGATTTCCTAGCCCGATTGTCAGCGACCAGTCCGAGGTGCCTCCGTATCCAGAACCTCTATCGCCCTTGTCGCCCTTGTCTCCCTTGCCAGCCAACAGGGTCCAGTAAGCTGGATTTGGCGGAGCGTTGCCGGCCGTTGGTGTGCCGTAACCATAGATGTACGCACTGCCCCCGGACGAGACCACATCGTTAACCGAGTAGTTAACGCCAGAATCGTAATTGCCCCTGAATGCGAAGCCCTTGTAGATTCCGAGGAACGACCACGCGCCTTCGGTTTTCACCCAAAGCTTACCGGTGCTGGCCTGGAATCCGTACTGACCGTCTTTGCCGTAGGACGGGTCCGGCGCAGTAAGAGATGAAGCAACAAAGATGTAGAAGCCATCAGTGTTCAACGCCGCGACGAGCGTTGACACGTCAGACATGGCCTGCGCACCGACAATCCGCTGGAGAGATATTTGCCAAATGACATAGGCCACGTTGGCCTGTGCGCCTCCACCCCACGGCGTGATGACGAGATGGGTCGGATCTGTAACGTCCGTGATGATCGTGTGGAAATTTCCAATCTGGAGAACGTCGCCGGGCCTCACGTTCGTGCTCGACCAAATCGTCGCTGCCCCGGTCACAGTGGTTCCGTTGGCGGCAACGGAAACCGTCCCGGTTGAATAGCTGGCAAGCGCCGTCATCTCGAGAACCTCTCGATCAAAGCTTCACTATGTTTTCTAGGTTGGAGCGAACGACGGCCCCGGAGCATCGGGCTAAGGCAGGAGCGCCAGCCGTTGGTCCTCGTAGTGAGCCGGGACGTTGTTGTCCTCTAGGATCTTGTTCAGCTCGTCCAAGGTCTGCGCGTTCCGAGCCGCAACTATGAGGCTCCTGCGCTTGTTCTCTTTGACCATGAGGTCGTCAGGCTTTGCCAGGATGGTGGCCGCGAGCTCCTGCACGGTCTTCCCCTCGATCTTGGCTGCCTCTTCAAACTCTGCGGTCGGCGCCGCTCCGCCTTGGACGGACAGCGCCAGCATGTGCTTCCGGGCATGCGCGACGTCGTGACCGTCGACCATCAGGAACGTGTTGATCCTGCGTTCCGCCCGCTTCTTCTCCTGGACGAGCGGAGAGATGCTGATCTTCATTGCGCCCCCACCTCGAAAGCGCCGACCTTGTAGGGCTGGCCTGGGACGACCGTCACCCGGAATGTCCCGACTTGGTCGCTCGCGAACTCGATTTTGCCGTCCGTGACGTCCTCCTGGTGGACCAGCTTGTTGTCGTACCAGACATAGACCGTGAACTTCTCCGGCTGCACGGTGAGGTGAAGCGTATCGACTCCGTCCGCCTTGATCGGCCGGATCTCGCCCGTGATGATCACTTCCGGTTTCGGCAAAACCTCTGGCCGCTCCTTCGTTAGATCGACATAGGCCTCTTTGATGTCCACTGGGCCGTCGTAAAGAATGTGGTCGATGCCGGCCTCGGTGAACGACTTCGAAATTTCGTCCATCGGTCGAGCGGCTTGAAGAATGATCTGTGTGATGAAGCCATTGGCATCATGCCTGACGAGCGTCTTCGTCTTGTTTAGCGCCTCCGGCTCCTCGAGGGTGACCGGCTCGGCGCCGCCGGTGGTCGCTGGCACCGACGCACCGCCCGGAACGAACCCAGGAACAGCCCACGTATTGTCGAGCGTCACCCCAGTCATCCCGCGATCCTTCTAAAAAGGGAGTAATACAGGCGGCCCTGCTGATTGCCGAACTTAAACCGGAACTGAATGGCAGAAGCGGAGACCGCTGCGAAAATCCAGAAATCAGTGCCACCACCCCGATAAGCTTCGCACTGGAGGTACTGCGCACCGGGATTGAGCAAAATGCTCGGATCACAGTATCCGAGCATGAATGGCACCTCCGGCAATGTTTCTCCGAAGGACTGCGTCGCGATGCTATTGTTGATGCTGTCCAGCGTTCCACTCAAATAGAACTGATGGCCGGACCACCGAGAATCAAACACAGTCTGATCAAGGTTCGCGACCGATGCGTCGATGCCCGGCTTGCTGACGACGAGCTTGGCATTGGCGCCTCCCACCATGAGCACGCGCTGGATCATCCGAGGCTCCGGTTGAAGATCATGTAGTCAACGTAGATGCCGTAAGCTTCGCTGACCGCATTGTTGAAGATCATTTGGTTGTTGTAGATTCGGAAGCCGTTCGAGATTTCGTACCAAAGGACGCCGCTGATGGTGAGGTCGCGCGGTATCGCCATATCAAGCCGGTATGGGTACGAGACAAGACCAGAGTCGATGTAAGTTCGGAACGCAACGAAAGGGTTCTGCGGCAACGTCGCCGGGTAAGGTATCGCGACGTCTCCGCGGAGCGGTGGCAAATAGATGCTTCCCGAGTAAATTACCTGCTCGTTCTTGATGTCAGACTTGAGCAGGAAGCTGGCGGCAGCCGTCGCCGTGGCGACATCCGCCCCAGGGATTGACAGCCACACTCCGTACTGACCGAGGGTCGGGTTCGCCCCCATCAAAAAACGGCGGGTCACTTACCAGACCTTCCAGGCGATATAGTACAGATTGTACACGCGCCCGTGCATCTGCGAGTACCTGGCGAATACCAGACCTGAATCAGCTGGCGTGAAACCATTCCTCTCGCAGAGTATGGCATAGGGTGATCGCTGGATCGCAGTCGAACTGTTCGCGTCCCTCATGACGAGAGCCTGGCCATACCCTGCTATCCCCGAGGTGAGGCTATATGGAACGATGTCGACGGCCGGCGGCGTTGGGTACGTTCCTGAGTAAAACACCTTGGCACCGCTCAGGAACGTGTAGGCGGGAATGAGTCCGACCTCTAGCGGCCTGCCTTGGTTCAGCCGGCTATCAAGCGACAGATACTTGTAATCGACAGCGGGCGGAAACTGCGCGTCGTACCCTGGCTTGGATACGGTGACCCTCGTGGCGTCGATGTAGATCCTAACGGCCACGCGGCGTCACTCCGAAATTGTGAGCGTGCCGGTCGTGAGATTGAAGACAACTTTGCCATCCGAGCTCTGGATGATGCCGGCCGTCAGCGTTCCGACGTTTCCCGTGATGGCGCTTAGAGTCCCGATATTCATCATGCGCGCGGTAACGGTGCCGTCGAGATACATATTGCCGGTGAACCCGAGCGACGCGACGCCGGCGATGGTGCCGACCGTAAAGACAGGCTGAGGGGCTCCGCCGTTGTAACCCGGCAACTGGATCTGGAATTTGTCTGCGACGACGATGAAGCTCGAGACGCCAGCGCCGCCATTGATCAAGTTGAAGCCGGTCGCATAGCCGTTGACATTCAACGTCACGCCGTACTGTGCGGCGGCATAGCCATTCAGCGTCGCGACCGCGTTTGAGACCGTATTGACCGTCGAGAAGCTGGGACCGAACGTTGCAGCAACCTGGCTTTGATATGAGGCCAGGCTCGTATCGAGATCTGTGAACGACTTCGCCACCGTCTGTGCGCTCGAAAAGCCCGGCCCCAACTGCGTTTGCACCGTGTCGATGCTGGTCGCCAGCGCAGCGTCCGCCTCCGTCATCACCTGCTGGAGGCTGCTGATGCTGGCGAACGCGGCAGCCGATCTGGATGACAGTTCAGACCTAACTTCCTTCTTATCCAGCCAGTTGCGTGCATCCTGATTGGCGACGATGCCCGTGATCACCTGCAGCGCGTCGTTGATCGCCTGGTTTAGTTGATCGGTGACGTCGGTGACCTGCTTCTTCAGGGCCTCGTTAAACGACTCGAGCGTCACGAGACCAGGCGACAGCTTGACCGTCGGAGCATCGAGATCGACGGTCGAATAGGCGCCGCGCATTGTCGCGTTGACGGCCTGCACCCGAAGCGTCGCGGCCGCCAGGCTGACGATGACGTCGAACTGGTTCTCGGCGCCCTCGTAGACCTGGGTCCAATTCTTGCCGCCGTCGTAGGTGATGCCGGCAACGTAGTAGATGGCGCCTTCGGTCGGAAACCAGCTAGCGAATAGCCGCGGCTCGGCGGTGCCCTGGCTGATGTATGCGTTGAGGCCGTAAACCAGCGGAACCTTGGCATTGGACGGATACTGCGGGCTCGGCAGGGTTGGCGGCGTGCCGAGATCGGTCGCATGGACGCGCTCGTCATCAACAACCAGACTGAGCGAGCAGGTGTCACCATTCGGCGTTCCGTTCAGAACCAGGCAGAGCTTCGACGCGCTCTCGCCAGTGCCGAGTTCGAAGGATGGGGGCTCACCACCATCCTCTCGCGCCAGAACCGCGGCCAATGTGGTCGACTGCGCCGTTTGTGCCGCCGCCAGGCTGGTCGGGTCGAGGTTCGCGATCGCAGGGTTGGCGCCCTCGGAGCACACGACGGGACCGAAGAACTTGCCGTTCGGCATGCGCAACCGGATGTAGAACGGTCCGCTATCCCAGTTCGGCGCCGGATCCAGCGTTAGGGCATTGCCGGCGACGGCGACGACCGCACCACCATATCCATATGCCTGCGGCAGCTCGGACTGCACACGGATCACGGAGCCGAGGGTGATCGCCCTGCCCTCGTACTCGACGCCGATGGTGACGTTCTCGCGGCGATAGAACGACTGCAAATAGGTGAACGCGCACTCGCGGAAGGCCTGCAGGCGATTGACGATGCCGTCAATTCGGATCGTGGTGGCGTTGAGCGAGGTGAAAGTGTCGCTGTTCGGCGGGTACTGGACTTGCGCCGCCAGCCAGGTGTTCTCGTCGACATATTCGAGGATGACCGCATCCGGATCCTCCTCGCCGAGCATCGTGAAGTCGATCGCGATCGAGTCCCGCACGATCTCGCGATCGGTGAGGAGCATTGTCGGGACATCGCGCCACTCATCGCGAACGATGGAGACGGTATCCCCCAGCCAGAAGTGCTTTGCGCGCGCAACGGCAAGGATCTTGTCGAAGGCGTCCGGCACCGCGACAGCGGAGTCGAAGCGGAAATCGAACGTGTCGCCTCGGCTGGTGCAGCCTGCCGCAAAGTTCACGACGGCGTTGAAATCGACTTTCGAAATGCCGAGACCCGAACCGTATTGGGTGCTCGTGACACTGTCGAAGAAGGCCCAGCCCGGATTCCTCGTGGCTTGCAACACGAAGGCGGATCCGTTCCAGACCTGCAGTTTCCGGGTTGCCAGCACGCCGAACTTGTACGAGCCCTGCGTCGACTGTGACGCCTTAATCCGGATCGCAATGGTCGAGACGTCCGGGAACGAATTGTTGCCTTTCAGGAATGATCTCAGACCGGCCCAGATCACCGAGTTGGAGCCACCGGTGCCGGCGAGCTCGGCGTCCTCGCGCCTGAAGCGGACCAGGTACCGCCCCGGGACGACGTCTACCTTCACGCTGTTGCGGACTGGCGCCTGCGATGCGTACTGAAACGACTGCGAGAACAGCGTAACGAACGGACCGGTTTGGTTGCCGGCGTCGTCGCAGGTGGCATATTCGGCCGTAAGCCCGACGTTCGAGTACCCGATCGAGTTGTCCTTGCCGCTGATGGTGAAGCAGCCGGCCGGGAACGCGAAGTCCACGGCGATCGACTGAGAAAGCGTGCCGGCAGGGTTGGCGACAAACGGCCCGGCCCAGGCGCCTGGTGCCGTGGCCGAGGGCGGTAGCGGCGCACCCATGGCATCGTATTGACCGCCTGACGTACCGGTTCCTGAAGGCAGTTGCTGACCGTTGACCTCGATCGACTGGTCGACGTTGGTTGGAAATAGCGTGACAGTCGCGCCTGGCTCGTAGAACGCCACCTGCGCGCCGGCGAATGACGCCGAAACACCGCTGACCGGATCCCAGAAGATCGTGTCGTCGACGTAGATCTTCTCGTAGGACATGCTGCCCATCGAGACCGACAGCAGCAGGTTGAGGTATTGGTCGTTGCCGACGAATTCGGCCCATGGCGTCGCCGCGAAGTCGGGGAACGCCTTCAGGCGGCCGTACCAAACCGGCAGCGGCTGCCCCAGTTTCGCGACGTTGCCCTGCGCCGTCACCGAATAGATCTGGTCCGGCGTCGCGTTCGGCGAGTTGGTCGCGCCAGCCTTCGGCAGGATCAGGGCATTGACGAGCAGTGTGCCGCCGATGGCGAGACCGGCGCCGAGGGCCGTGGCGCCGAAGCTGCCGGCGGTGAGACCGAACAGGCCGACCGGCGCCCAAAGCGCGAATGCGGACACCGCCACCAGGGCGACGATGCCGATGATCTGCTTGACGGCATTCCCGCCCTGCCCGCCACCGCGCGGGAAGCTGAGGAAGCGGACCTGGTCGTCGGGACCGATCCGGCGGTGACGCCATTCCTTCCTCAGCACCGCCTCGCCGTTGATCTCGAGGATGGTCGGCAGGCCCTTCGCGAACTGCCAACCATAGGTGCGATCGCGCCAAGCCCAGTTAGTCCGGCGCAGGAAGGACGTCACGGTCTCGCGTGAGCGCGGTTGCGCGCGCGCGACCTCGAGACCCGGCATCACGAGATGCAGGGCTGGATTGCGGGTACCGCGCTCACGCCGACGGCGGTCACGCGGCCGCGGCACCGGCGCGCGAGGGGCCAGAACTGGCTTCAGCGATCCATGCATGTCAGTCAGAAAGTCTTCGTGTCAGCGCCGGACCTTGGAATCTCGGATCGTGAAAGTGCCGGACGCCAAATCGATGGACAGGCTGCCATCGGCAGAACGCAATATTCCAGCGGTCACGGTACCCAGATTTGCATCAACAGCACGCGGCGCCGCGGCCTGCGATGCTGGAGCCGTCCTGAACAAGGCCGGCCCAAAAACAGGGACTGCAAACAGCGCTGAAAGGAACGAACGACGGCGCATGTCATGTCTCCATTGGTTCGAAAAACGTGAGCTTCTTCCAGCCCATTTGCCGCAGGGCCAGAACGGTTTCGCAGGCGACGCCCTGCCTCTCATCGCAGTGGATGACCCGCTGCTCCGACTGCAGCCAGACGCCGATATGCGCCGGCACCCGCAGGTGGGCCATGAGGACGAGCGCGCCATCCGCAGCGACGACAAGACCGCCGGGCCCCTCTGGCACTTCTCGCCACAAGCCCCGCTCGGGATGCCCCTCGAAGGATTCCAGCACCCAGCGCTTCGAGAAGCCGCTCGGCACTGAGACGTGCGGAAGATCGCGCCCGAACAGTTCCTTTTCGACGTGGCAGGCAAAATCCCAGCAGTTTCGCGTCTGCCATGCCCACGGCTCGCCGATGAGCGGCGCCAAAAACTCGGAACGCGTCATGAGGGCAGCAGGCTCGGGAACTGGATGTAGTCGTAGTTTTTCGTGAGGCGCGGAAACCGTTTGTTCTGCAGGTTCTTCACCATCACGGTGCCGGTGATCGAGGTGCCTACCACCTTGACGTTGCGGAGCTCGAACTCCACGGCGCCATACGACGGCTGCGTGAGATCCGAGGCGAGATATTCGCGGTACAGGACCGAGATGTATTCGCGGTACCCGAGCGCCGCTCGGATCTTCGGGAGCAACTCGCGATTGACGTTGTCGATCTTGATGTTGGTCTGCGGCGGCTGTCCCTGCCGCTGTTCCGGATACGTCGACTCGAACGGGCACGCGATGAACGTCACCGTCTCGCCGGCATTGCGCGGCGCGGCCAACTCGATGCCGAATGTCATGTCGTCGCCGACATTCGCGACAACCCGCGCCGCGACATCGAACGATGACTGCCAGATCTCGAGCGTGTGGTAGACCCGCGCGCTCGGCGGGCACGACGCATAGGCCTCGAGGAGCGCTTCGTTATGCGTCGCCATCAGAGGTCAAACACCATGAGGGTCATGGTGGCGGCGATGCGCTGCGACGAGGTCGGCACGTAGCTCGGCTTGCCACCCTTTGCGAACTTGCAGGTCTTCGTGACGTACGCGGAGCCGAGCCAAACTGGCGCCGTGAACCTGCCGGAGCCGTTGTTGAGCGTGTCGCGCACCCAAGCCACGAAAACGTCGTGCTCGGCGTTGGTGAGGCTGATCGTCTGCACGACGGTCCCGACGTTGTCGCCAGGCCGCGGCCGCTCGCGGGTATTGCCACCTTCCATATCCGTCGCGATCGGATCGAGGAACCGCTTCTGGATCTGGAAACCGCTTTTCTGCGGTCGGCTGTTGACAGCGGGCCACGACGGAAGAGCCATGAACTAACTCCCGAAACCCTTTTGGCGTGACGAAATGGCCTGAGAGATCGGGCCATTTCTTGCCGCGTCGTCGACCATGAGACCGGTGACAGCGTTCTTGAACACGACGTCGACTTGCGTGCCGTTGTTGGTTCGGCTGACGCTGGTTTGAGGATCCGAGCCCGACGGCGCGTTGTAGATGTTCACGACGACATTGCCCGAGGCGGCGTTGTCGTTCGCGGCGCCTCCGATCCCGCCGGCGGTGACACCGAGGCGGCCGTCGGGGCCGCGTCGCAGCGGCATCACGGCCTCCGGGCCGGCCTCGCCCATCAAGCCGGTGCCGCCGTTCGCCATCGGGAAGAGCACCGGCCGGGTGACGACGCCGCCGCGCGCGAACGGCACGATGTTGCCGCGGGCGAAGATGTTGCCCAGCGCGCTCGGCGCCACCGGGCCGAACAGGTTGCTGCCGGCGGTGCCGGGCGAGCCGAAGGTGACGCCAGCGGAACCGAGGAGCGACCCGAAGTCGGCGCCGCCGCCGAGACCGCTGAACGAGCTCTGGAGGCTGCGCATCAGCGGACCGACGACCATCAATTTGATGATCATCTCTTCGATCGCTCGGATCACCAGCTTCGAGGTGTCCGAAATAGCCTGGCCGAAGCTCTTGGTGCCGTCGATCGCATCGGTGAACCCGGTCACTAGATCGCTGGAAACCGTCGAGGAGACCTGGCTCAACGCCGCATTGGTGCGCAGCCCTTGCGCCTCGACCGAAGCCAACGCCGTCGCGACATCCGGATAGACCGTCTTCAACTGCTGTGCGATCTGAACGTCATCGGGCGACAACAGCGCGGTCTGCCGGCCGATCCGGATGTCGTTCTGGACCTGCCTCAGGGCGTTCGCCTGCGCCGCGGCGCCCAAGGCCTTGGCCTGAGCATCGATCGCGGCTTTGTCCTGGTCGGTCAGTTCCTTGTGGTTGCGGACCGCATCGGTGAGCGCGGTCATCCGGGCGGTATATTCGGCCGCGGCACCGGCGGACATGCCGATCGTCGCGGTCTGAATCGTGGTCGCGTCCGCTTGCGCCTTGATCTGGAGCGAGCCGTCGGCCTGTGCGCGGGAGAGCGCCAATTGGTCCTTGATCTGCTTGTCGGTCAGCCCGGCACCGGCTTCCTGGGCCCGCTGGAGCTCGAGCGTCTTCTGCTTGACGCTGTCCAAGACGCTGGCCGACTGGCCGAGCGCCGACATCCGCGCCGACTGGACGCTGGACGCGATGTCGAGTTGGAGGGCCGACGTCGCGCGGCCGGTGTCGGCCGGTGAAGCATTGATCTGGGCCGCCTTGGTACGGATCTGCTCGAGCCCGGCGGCAAGGCGTTCCGCGGGGCTGGCCGCGGCGCCGAGGAATTCGACGAGGGCATTCTTCGGCAGGGCCGCCAGCGCGGCGCTGGTCGCCGCGATAGACCGCTGGAGCTGGTCCATGGTCTGGCCGACCTTGGCCAGCTTCTGATCGACGTCCGGAGCCGCGGCGAGATCCTGGAGCAGCTTTAGTTGGTTCTGGAGATCCTGCGTCTGGCCGATGATCGGCAGCGCAGTCCGGATAGCCTGCTGCTGCGCCAGCGATTGCTGCGCATTGCGCGCTTCGTCAGCGGCGGTCTTCTGGCGCTGGAGCGCGGCGGTGAGCTTGTCGACCTGCGCCTGGGCGGCGGCGACCGCAGCGGGGTCAGCGATGTACCCCAGCGTTCCGGTCTCCGGATTGACCGTCCGGCCACCCGTCTTCTGCAGAAATTCGAGATTGCGCTGGGCCGCCTGGAGTTGCGCGTCGAGCGTCTGCACCGGGTTCAAGACATTGTAGATGCTCTTGCCGATCGAATCCCATGCATTCGAGACCGTGTTGCCAAGCGCCGTCCACGCAGTCCGCGTTGTCGAGACGGTGTTCGCGACGTCCAGCAGGCTCGACTTCACGCCTGCCGCAAGAACGACCTGTGCAGCATAGGTCTTGTTCTGAGCGACGAGGTTCGTGATGTTCTGCTTCGTCGCGGCATCCAGGAAGCCGAGACGCTGATTGAGGTCTTCGGCACCCTTCACCGGATCGGCGAACGCCTGCGCCAGCATCTTTGCCGCTTCCGTGGCGTCGACGCCGAAGATTGTCGAGATGTCCTTGCCCATCTGGACGATCGGCAGGATGTTGTCGTTGGCGATCTTGCCAGTCTCTGCCAGCGTCGCCGCGAATGACCGCGCCTCAGCGACCGAGAGTCCGGACCGGGAAGACCCGGCATCAGCGATCGAGTTAATGCTGCCCGCGGTGGCGCCGCTGGCGCGGCCGGACCCGAGGAGCGACCGATTCACCTCCTGCTGCTTGTCCTGAAACGAGATCAGCGCAGCAACGCCAAGCCCGATCGCGCCGGCGATGCCGCCCCACACCAGACGGCCAACGCTGAGCAGGCTCAAGAACTTCGACCCGATCACGCTCGCGAAGTCCACGATGCTGGCCTTCGACGACTGGAAGATTTGGAAGACCTGGCCGCCCTGCTGGGCGAGGATCATGAACGGGGACTGCCCGAGCGCGAGGCCGGTCAACACGTCGTTCAGCTGATAGGAGAGGTTGACGAGCTCGCCGGACGCGACACGGCCCGTGGTACTGGCGTTCTTCAACTGCTGCTGGACGTCGGTGAGCCGCTTTGCCAGCATCACCTGCGCCTGCTCGTACTCGCCGGTCGAGATGTAGCCATCGTTCAGCAGCTTCTTGTAGGAGGCCATTTCGGCACCGAGTCGCGTGAACTCGGTCTCCAGCGGCGCGATCTTGGCGCGCAACTGCTCCGCCGCGGCGGTCATCTTCTGCTCGGCCGCGATCGCTTCATCGAACTCGGCCGCCATGGCTGCACCGGCGGCATCGATATCCATGAAGGCTGCGGCCGAGGCTCTCGCCGATTTGGTGACTTGGTCGTAGCCGTAGGCCTGCGCGATCGATTGCTGCGTGCTGGCCGCGAGATGCGCGGCCCGCGCCTGCTCGATCTGGTCGAGGCGCGCCACTTCCGCGGCCAAAGCCTCGTAGGTAGCGCCTAGCGACGTTGCCGAGGCGCCGCCGCCGCCCAGCGCGGCCGTTAGGCTCTGCTGGAAATTGGTGCCGGCCTGTTCCGCGCGCATTCTGGCGATGTCGTCCAACTGCCGCAGGTTGGCGTCGAAGACGCTTGCGGAATCCTTGGCGGATTTCGCGACGCCGGCGATCAATGCGGCATCGAGATCCTGCGAGAATGCTTTCCCGGTTTCCTGCGCCTGAGCTCGAGCAATCCCCTCAAGGCCGCCGAACTGCGCCAGGAAGGCATCCGCGCTCTCCTGAGCCGACTTGGTGTCTCCGCCGATGTTGAACTGGGCGTTGATCCCGGCCTGGGCCCGCTGCGCCGCGGTCAGTTGCTCGATAGCAGCCGCCGCGCGGGTCGCGACCTCCGCATGGAGCGAGTATTCCTCGTTCAATCGCGTGACAGCACCGGCGATCGAGACGAATCCCTTCTCGGCCAGCGACGCAGCGTCGGCGGTCAGGCCGAACTTCTGGTAGGCGGCGTCGAGGAGCAGGTTGACGCGGTCGAGGCCCATGCCGCGATCGGCGGCGTTGCCGATCCGGCGGATGATGGCCTCGAACTGCGCGCCGGCGCCGTAGCCGTCGAGCAGCGATTTGCTGACCGAGGCCATGCCGCCCGGGATCCTCGCCAGCGCAGCATCGGACTGCGCAAGCGCCGCATTGCGAGCCTTATCGCTCGCAATCATCTTGTTGTCGGCGTCGACCTTCTGCTGCGCGCCCCGGACATAACCCGAGGCGTCCAAGTCAGACGTGACTCGCAGGGACGACAGCGCCACTCCCGCCATTTGTGTGCCCTCCCTCTCTCAACGCCTTGCGGTTTTCTTCGGCTTCCTTCTCCCGATCGGCCATGCGCTGAACGTGCTCGAGATATTCCTCATCCATGGCGCTCACGAACGCCAGGAAGGTCTCGAACTCGACGCCCCGAATGTCGTAGCGTCGCGCGTAGGTATCGATGGAAAGGAAGCTGATGGGCGACTGGCCACCCATGGCGCCGTATTGCCGATCGAACCGAAGGGCATGCCATGCACGCCAATAGGTTTCTGCCCAGAACGGCACTACGGTATCGTTGGGCCGCTCCGCCTCCGCCGCAAGCGCTACGGCGTCAGGATCTTCTTCGGCTAATTCGAGAAGCCAGTCGTCAATGCCCTTCTGCTCGAACTCGTAGCGAAGGGCCGCCCTCAGTTTTTTACTTTGGCCGCAACGAACTCCGCCTCTTCGCGGCCAACTCGCATCGCCGCACCGTAGATCGAGCCGCGGACATAGCGATACTCGGGATCGGTCAGGATCTCGGTCGCCTTCGCCGGTGAGAACGGAATGTCCTGCTCATCGTCGTCGACCAGGCCCTCCCAGCCGAGCAGAAGATGCTCGACAGCGAGGCTGCCGTGAGCTTCGGCGAGAACATCGTCGGGGACGTTATCGCCGTGCTTCCGGGCAAGCTTGGCGCTGATCGCGTCCCTGGCGATCTTAAAAGGGGCGTAGTTCGTCGATCGAACGAACCAACGGATGGCGCCGGATGGGTCGATATCGATCGCCGGTATCCAGTCGCCTTCGCGCTCCTTCTGGCTATCTGCCCTCATTGAGGACAACTTCAACTTACGCACGGTCTTTTCGGGGGATTCAGTCATGGCTTGGTGTCACCTTGGTGAGCAAGGGAAGCCTGGCGGGAGCCAGGGGGTGACCATCGATCCTGAGGACACCAATCCTCTACCGGCACCAACCGGTCCGGATCGCTGGGATTGCGCAGTGCCGCACGTGATGCGCGGCCCTTAGATGAATTCGGCCGGCCCGACCGCCGGCGCCTATTCGACGTACTCGAAGCGATCGAGCAGGATGTGCGCGTTGGTCGCGACGTCCTGCGAGGCTTGGTAGTCGAAGTCGGCCATGACCTGCGTATTCTTGGCCGTAGCCTGCGGATTGCCACCGCCGCGATAAACCGCCCGCGGGACCTGCCAGATCAGCGCCTGGCCGTTCTTCTGAACCCGCGAGTTGATGTTGCGGGGGGTGCCGTTCCGGAACGCCAACACCTCGGTCAGGCTGCCAAAATAGGTGGTGAGCTTGCCAGTGACAGTGCATTCACCATCATCGAGCGCAACCGGCGCGGCGGAATCGACGGCGTCCAGCGCCTGCAGATTGTTGTTGATCTGGACCGAAAAGCCCTTGGCCCAGTTCGGCGAGCCGAGTTGCGCCTGGTTGACGCCGAGGCGGCCGACGTTCGCATTGGCTGCCATGACGACACCGGTCGTTACCGGGTCCGGTACCGCGTCGAGCGTCACGGTCGTCTCGTCACCGCCGAGACCCAGGAAAACCGCCTGCCACTTCAGCTTATCGCCGCTCTGCATATCGACGTTGAAGGTGTTCACCCGCATGCCGAGATACGTGATGAAGGCCGGCGTCTGCATACCGAGAAAGCCCTTCTCGATCGTCATCGTGTTGGGCGTGACGCCGTTCTTGATCTGGTCGCTGACGAAGACCGAGATCGTCTTGCCTGTGCCTGGATCGGCCGCCCAGCCCGACGGCAGATTGTCCAACGTCAGCTTGTTGGCTGCGATCGCGGCGATGCGCGCGTAAGCCGCGTTCCGGGCCTTGGCGCCGGCCGTGACCAGGAACGCGAACGTCGAAGCATCCGCGGTACCACCGACCTTCACCCACTGCCCTACGGCGAGGCCGAGCGTGGTGAAATCGAGCGTCGTGGATCCGAGACCGTCAACCAGCGCGGTGATGTCGCCGGCGACGCCGGCGAAACCGACCACCTTGAGCCGAGCGGTGCCGGGAGGAGCGGCCTCCGCAACCAAGGCGGAGCCACCGACGATTGTCGTGCCCGTGGATGCCGTGGCTCGGAAAATCTGGTTGTTCGCCGCCTGGCCGAAGCCGCTCGCGCGCACCAGCATGCCGACCTTCACCGCGGCCCCGCCCGACACCACTGCATAGGTGCTTGCCGTCGTGCCCGCATCGGTGACGACACTATCGGGGGTGCCATCGTTGAAGAACGCCGGGGTGTTCACCCAGGCATTTTCGAACGCCGACATGAGGAGCTCCGAGAGCGGCGAGCCATCATCCGGGAAAGAAATCTCACCGTTGATGCCGCCGTTGGTCGTCTCGTTCGTCTTGATCGGGTCGCCGAGCATGCGGTCGTCTCGGATCTCTTCCGAGTCCACATAGGTCGGCGCCAGGGAGAGCGACTCGCCGGTCATCCTGACCTTGCGCATGCGCGGCGTCGTCGGGGTGACGCCGGGCGTGGTCTCCCGAACGAGAGCGAGTTGCGTACGGTTGGATGAGGTCACGGCGTTCTCCCAATGAAAAAGGCGCCCGATGGGGCGCCTTGCGTGAGGTCAGCGATGTGGGGTTGAGGACTACTTCTCGGAGGTCGGCGGCGGTGCCGGCGGGCTCGGCTCGAGCTTGTTCAGCGGAAGGGATACCGGCGGTGGCAACGCAACCGCCTCGCTGCGTTTCTTGATGAAGCCGCGGGCCTTCAGCGTCTCGATGGAGTGCGGCTCCAGATGGTCGCCGTCGCTGACGACATTGCTGCGCTCATCATCCGGCTTGAAGCGGCGGTTGATGGTGCTGAACGGCTTCTCGACATCGTAATCCATTGCGGGAGTCTCCTATTCGGCCTCGGTCAGGCCCCAGACGATGCTGACGGACATGAGGTAGTAGTTCGCGTTCTCGGCCCCCGGATCGCCGGCGCCCATGTCCGCGTCCTTGAACTCGAGCCGATCGTTCAGCATCGTCATGCCGCGGAACATATTGGCGAGACCCTTGGCGATCCGCCGCGCCTCGCGCGATCCTGTGCCCCGCGGTGTGAAGACGTGGAACCAGAGCGTGCCGTCTTCGTCCCAGCGATTGCCGCCTTGATCTACGCCACCACCGATCGACTGTTGCCCGTACAGTTGGCTGTTCAGAACGACCAGGACCCAGGGATTGATCTCGCCGCTCGGCGAGCTATCCCCTTCATTCTCGTAGACCAGCGGCGCGACAGTGAAATCCCAGTTGCCGGCGACCAACTGATTGGTGGTGAGGTCGACATATCCGAGATACTGCCGGATCGCGTCGAACACCGGATCGTACGGTAGATCCATCACTCGACCTTCATCGTCATCACCAGCGCCGGATACGTCATCTGCGCTCCCGCAGCGGTGTCGCTGCGCAGCTTCGTCCTGGCGAATGGACGGTAGCCGCGCCGGAAACGGCCCTTGAGGATGTAGCCACCCGGCAGCGTGATCATTGTCCGCTTCGCCGTGACGAAGTTGCCGAACCTCGACATGACCATCTTCCGGACGTCTTCGATGATGCCTGGTGGCACTGACATCCGCATGTGGCCGACATCGATCTTGCGGCTGTATGCACGGTTGTTCGTCAAGATGACGGTCGAGTTGATCGAGATGCTGTCGAAGTTGGCGACGATCCCGCCGGGCGTCATGATGAACCACGACTTCTTGTAGTCGCCGGACTTCTCGGGCGATCGATCGACTGCGGCCTGCAGCGCTAGCTCAATGATCTCCTGCCACCATCTGAAGACGTACAGGATCGGTCCCGGAGGAACGACGGTCTCTTCCTCGGCGTCGAGCCGGCCGTTGACGTACTTGTCGTACCGCTCCGAGCCGGTACCTTCCTGGATCGCCTTCGACAACTCGGAGCGCGCGAAGGCGGCCATTTCCTTCGCGATGTTCTCCGGTGCGATCCCCGCAGTTGCGAACTTGAGATCCCGCTCAAATGTCGAGATGCGAGGCATTTCTAGCCGTCGACGATCATCTTGACGCGAACGATTTCGCCGTCGACCGCGATCGCGTCGGCCGATTTCACCGTCTTGGGGCCACCTTTGATTATGGCGACGTCGCCGATAATCGGAATCGCGGGATCAACGTCAAAGGGGGGCGCGGCTGGAGCCGGAGCATTTTGCGGCCAACCCTCCGCCCTGATCTGCGTCATGGAGATGATCACGACGAAAGGCTGCTTGTAGATTCCGGCCGCAATCGCCTCGGCGTTCAGGCGATAGCTCCGGACATGCGCCCGTACCGTGACCTCGTCCTTGTGGGCGCCAATGACGCGGCGAAGGACGATGTCCTCACCTTCCCTCTCGAGCGAGTCGTCCAGGTCGTCGATGTGGTCGCTCACGTGACTACACCGATCGGTAGCGATATGGCGCGAGCTTGGCCTGGATATCCGGTGGCAAGCCGCCGCCCTGCGCGAGCCCTCCTACCCAGTATTCGCGGGCATCGATGTCCTGGACGTCCAGGGACTTCAGCAACGGATCCCGGGTCCGAGCCGCCCGCATCCCCTTGACCATGTCGACGACCGCGGACTCGATGTCATATGGCAGCGTCCGGGCGGCTCCGCCCTGGTCCGGCAGCAGCCACCCTGCAGTAAACCTGACCTCGATCTTGACGCGGCAACGCCAGAAGCATTCCTGATAGAAGCCGAGACCGCGCAGCCGGGTAAGGACGCCGCTGCGGCCCTCGAGCTCGTACTGCTCGGCGGTGAGATCTACGTCGTTCTCCTTGATATAGGCGATCGCCGTCACAGGCCGGCGAGCCAATACCAGCTTCGTCAGATGACGGTGATGCTCACGCAGCAAGAACGTCTGGATCAACTCCTCGGACGCCAAGGTGCGCGTGCCGTCATCGGCCATCGTCACCCTGAGGTAGGAGCACACCATCGCGCTGGCGCGCGCGATGGCTTCGTCGATGTAGGCATCCTCGGCCGAACCGCTGATCTTCAGATCTGACTTGATCGTGTCCCGAAGCGTCAAGGCCGTCAGCGTTGCCGGAACGGCTCGAACGATGGTGTTCAGCATCTATGCCTCTCCGGCACAGCCGATCCAGATGTCAGCCGGCCGCGGAAGTGCCGGCCGCAGCATCGGTGCCGGCAGTCTTGCCGCCGGCATCGGCCTGCGCGCCGCCGGCGCTCGCCTGGCCCTCGGCTGCCTCCTTCTGACTACCGGTCGAGCCTTCGGAGGCGTTGCCGACTTCGCCGGTTGCCGAAGTTTGGGGATTGGCTCGCCGATCGAGTTCCGCCTGGACGATGGTCCGGGCCTCGTCGGTGCCGGCGACAGGCTTGCCGAAGATCTTCTCCGCCAGCGCCTTCAATGCGAACCACTTCAGCTTGGCCCAGTTCTCCGGGATCTCGACCTCGCCGTCGATTACGGTCACGTCTCCGCCGCCATCACCGGCCCCGGCGGTGTCAGCCCCTTCGCTACCCTCCAGGACTGCCAGCCCGTACTTCAAAGCGGTGTCGGCGAGATCACCATCGATCACGTCTCCCGCGGCGAAATTGGTTGGATTGGTCTCACCATCCCTGACTCCCGGAAACGGCGTAACAACCACTGCACTCATGGCAAATCTCCCATAGTTTTGCCCGGTCTCAGGTAGCGGCGCCGTTTGGACAACGGCGCCGCATCGAGCCCGATCGCTACGGTTTCAGGTTACGGAAGCGGAGACACACGGGCCCGCGAGCGGATGACAGCCATCGACTGCAGCATGCCGGTGGTCGCGCCGGCCGTGACGATCGATCCGCGGACGTAACGCTTGCTGCCGACGTAGCCGACGCGCTGAACAGCGTTCTGGCCCGCGGCGCTCGTCACCGGAGCGAATGCTCCCTGGATGTCCGGGGCAGCAGCGGCGACATAGGTGGCGCCATCGTCGCTGTGCTGGATCGACGGGGTATGCGAGCCGTCGGTCCAGGCGCCCGCCTCGAACGCAAACATCACGCTCTCGTAGCCCTGGAGGTCGACAGTCGCGCCATTGGCGGTGCCGTTCACGCGGGCCGCCGGCGCAAGGGTCTGAGCAACGTCAACGTTGCTCCGGAGATCACGCTTCATAGCGTTAGTCCCTTCTGAAGTTGGAGGAAATGGTGGAGGAGTGCTGCGGCCCGGCCCGCTGGGCCGAGCCGCGGTCTCGATCTTGCTCGAAGGGCGCTTACGCGAACTTCAGGAGCTTGATCGCTTCGAAGTTCTGGATGCCACCGCCGACGCGCTTGGTCGTGTAGAACAGCACGTACGGCTTCGCGGTGTACGGGTCGCGCAGGACGCGGATACCGATCCGATCGATGATCAGATAGGCACGCTTGAAGTCGCCGTATGCCACCGAGAGAGAGTTGGCGCCCATGTCCGGCATGTCGGGCATCTCGACCGACGGCCGGCCGAGGATTTCCTCGATGAAGCCTTCCTGACGGAGGACCATGTTGAGGAGATAGTTGCCCTGGCCGTCCTTGAGCTTCCGGATCGCGCCGAGCGTGCCGCGGTTCGCCACGAAGGTCGAATTGATGCGGTACGGGCTCTTCACCGAATGCAGAAGGTCCACCAGACAGTCGGCCGGGTTGGTGGCTGCGAACGCGCCGGCGGCGCCGGTGGTTATGAAGCCGATCTTGCCCCACGCATAGGCGGCGTTCGCGACAGTCTGGTAACCACCGACAATGCCGTTCGGCTTGTTCTGGCCGTCTCCGACCACGAAGGCGTTGCCCTCCTGGCGGGCGAACTCCAACTGCACCTCGCCCGCGATCCATGCGCCGATATCGACAAACGCGTCGTCGAGCAGGCTCTGGGAAGCCGCCGGCATGGCGTACATTTCCATGACCGGGAACTTCAGCTCGCTGAGGTTCGAGCCGGCGGTCTGCGGACGGGAGTCCACTTCGCCGACCCAGCCGGAAGCGGTACCGTGCTGGTTGACCAGCTTGCGGTATTCCGAGGTTCCGATCGTGCGGACGGTGGCGAGATCGCGCATCGGCGAGATCTGCTGCACGACTTCATCGATCATCGTCTCGATCTCGGGCAGCACGGTATAGCCGCCGTCCGGATCCGAGCCGATGCTCATGGCGGCCTTCACCTCGAGCTCGCGCAGCGCCGACGCACCACCCTGGAGGGCGTTCTCGCCGCGGCGGAAGTACGTATTGAAGGCCTTCGCGTACTCCGGCAGGTTCGGGTTGGAGACTCGCGGATCCTTGCTGGCCTTGGCACCGCCGGTGCCGAGTGCAGTCAGCGACGCCTGCTTCTCGCTGAGCTTCTCGATGTCGGCGAGGACCTTCTTGATGAGCGCGTCGACTTCCTTGTTCGCCTTGACGAGATCGTCGACGGCCGCATTGACGCGATCGACCTTCTCGGAAGTGACGACATCCGCCTTGGCCTTCAGCGCGGTGTCATTCTCCGCCTTGAAGTCGGTGAACGTCTTCTGGAGCTTGTCATAGGTCTCCTTCTGGGAGGCCTTGAACTGGTCCAGATTCGTGGTGAGCTGCTGGACGAGCTCGGCAACATTCGCACCGTCGGCGCGAATACCACCAAGCATCAGGGCGCGTGGCGCAGCAGTGCGCAGCGCGCGCGGGTCAACGTGGCGCATAGCCAATTCCTTCAGATGTGAGGGGTTTAGGACTTCAAGGACCGGTTCAGCCCTGCGAGGGCTGCGATCAGGTCCGCGTCACCAGCGCCAGGCTTGGTGGTGGTGACGTCAGCGCCAGGCTTGACGTCGGTTTGAGCAGCGGCCGCCGCCGGCGTACCGCTCTTCAAATCTCGGATGAGCGCACGGAACGTGCCGCGGGACATGCCTTCATGCTCGCCGTCCTTCCGGGTCAAGATCTTCTCGATCTCGCGCACCGCAGGCGTGCCCTCCTGGGTCGACGCGCTCACGATCATGTTGCGGGCCTGAGCCGCCGGCACATGACCGCGGCGTACGAGGGCCGCCTCGATATGCAGGGCTGCGATCTTCGACTTCGAGCTCGCCGCGGCGCCCTTGTCTTCCTTGATCTTGTCCTGCGACAGGACGGTATCGGCGAAACCTTCGTCGATCGCCTGTTTGGCGCCGATAAAGGTCTCGTCGTCCATATAAGTCTCGACGTCGGCGGCCTTCATGCCGGTGCGGGCGACGTAGATGTCCCTCAGCGCCTGATCGAAAGGCTCGAGATAGTCGGCGACCTCGCGCATGTCGTTGCGGTTGCCGATCGCCATGACCCAGCAATTGTGGATCATGATGAAGGCGCCCTGCCCGATCTGGATTTCGTCGCCGGCCATGGCGATCACGGACGCGGCGCTCGCCGCCAACGCCATGACCTTCACGGTGACCTTGCCGGGGTATTGGTTGAGCAGGTTGTAGATCGAGATGCCCTCGAACATATCGCCGCCCGGCGAATTGATCTGCACCTCAACCGGCTGGCCACCGAAGCTCTTCAGTTGATCAGAGATCGACTTGTCGGTGATGCCGCCACCGGTCCAAAAGTCGTAGCCGATGACGTCGAAGATCTCGATGACGTTCTTCTCGTCGGCGGCCGCGGCGCGGATGCCGGGGTTCCAGCGAGAGAAGCAATCCGGGCTCGCCGGCGCCGACGACGCCAGATCCGATCGCGGCTGCACCTCAATCCGCGGCGGGCGGTTAGCGACAGCGATCACCGACGCGTTCGGCCCCTTGCCGCCGTCGGCCTGGCTCGAGTCCGTGTCTCCGTCGATTTCGTCGAGCAGCGCGCCGGCGGCGTCATAGACAGCCTTGTCCTTCTGCGAGCTCGAGCGCTGCCTGATCGCGACCAACGCACTGCGGTAGATCTTGCCATCCTTGGCGAAGGGGTACTTCCAGTGGTCTTTGGTGTCGAAGTTCTCGGTCGTGTCGATACCGAGATGATGCTTGCCGTAGTTCGCCCAGTCGGTACCGGCATCGCCGAGAAGCGCGTTGCCGTCGTCGGCGGTGAACGACCACGCCGAGTCCCGATCGATGTTGTCGCCGGCAATGAGGTCGCGCGCATAGGCGCGGCCGGCGCGATTGAGATCAGCCATGTGCCCTCTCGTCGATTATGGTGATGTCGGAGCGTTCGGATCGTGCGCGGCCAAGGCATCTGTCGCCTTGCTGGCATCCTGCATGTTGACAGCCTGCAGGTACGTCTGCCCGATGCCGTCAGGCAGCGGATTTTCGTCTTCCATCTCGCGGATGTCGTCAGCGTTCCACCAACCCCATTGGCGGCCAACGGCATACGACAACACACGCGTCTTGATGTCGGCCCGCAGAAGCCCGGCCGGATTGACCCGGACATATAGATTCGGATCGTCCTCAGGCTGAAGGTCGCGCTTGATCGCGTCCGCCCACATCGTGAACCAGTCCTGGAGCGTGTAGGCAACGAACCCGATGCCCATCTGCTCGATGCCGGATCCCCACGAGGTCTGCTTCGTCGTCAGGCCGACCATGAACGGCGGCACACCGAAGAACATGCAAATCTCGGTCGCCGTGATCTCGCGGTTCTGGATGAACTGGATATCCTCGTTGCTGAGGTCGACCTTCTCCCACTTCAACCCACCCTCGAGGATGAGGGTCTTGTGTGCGTTGTCGGCACCGCGATACTCGTCGAGGCTTGCTTTCAGGCGATCCTTATCCGGATCATCCATTTCCCCCTCGGTGGACAGGACAGTCCCAACCGAAGTGCCATTTTTGTACATCTTGGCCAGCCGCTTCTCGGACTGGATCGAGATGCCAAGCGTTTCGCGCGCGAAGCCGAGCACGGACAAGCCGTTGATGCCGTCGAGCGACATGCCGCGAAGGTGCAGGATGTCTTCCTGCCCGATCGTGACCTGCCCGCCGTCCGGCCGTGTGTAGGTATACGTCAGCGTAAAGTCGGCGTTCTGCTTCACCTGCATTGCGCCGATCAGCGGAATAAGCCACTTGATCTTGCCGAGCGCGCCGCGGACGATCAGCGCGTAACCGTTGCCGCGCATCAGCACCATCATCTGCATGAGGCGCTTGAATTCGCTCGGCGTCTGCCAAGGGTTGGGCTTGGTCTTCAGGACGCTCCAGATCGCAGCGTCCTCGGCGTCGACTCGGTTCTTGCCGACGCGCCGCTTGATGTCCATCGGGAGCGTCGCTAGAGCACCGCAGATGATGGCGGAACAGCGATATGCGGTCGCGACCTTCAGCGCATTATGCGGCGTAACCGGCGCGCCTGCCTCGCTTTCATAACCGCGGCCGCGCAGCCATTCCGAGACGCGAGGATCCTCGAGGTCGAACACGTCCGAAACCTCGACGGACGCGTTGATCCGCGGCTCGCGCCGCTGCTCGACCGGAACACCGCCGCCTGGTCTGAAGAAATCGAAAAATCCCATTCAGACCCCTCAAAGGACCGTGGCCCTCGGCTTTGCGCGGCCATGAGCCTTCGGGTTGGTCGCCATCAGATAGGCGGAGTTGAACATCGCGATCGCGGGATCGATCTTCGCGTCGCCAGCGGTTTGCTTCGTCGCGCGGATCGCTGTTGCCGTCGGCTCGATCTTCAGGTTGCTGACGCACCAATCCATCATCGAGCTCGGTGCGTGCCGAAGCTTTCCCGAGACCAGCATGCGTTCGCAGGTCTTGATGCTGTTCATCATGCCGAACCCCTGCGGGGCGCCGATGAGCAGCTTGTTGTCGACGGTGATGTCGACTTCCTTGTCTGCCAATGCGTCGACGAACTCGCCGAGACCGGCCGGGTCGACTGCGACACCACCGAGGAGCCGCCGGTCCTTCACCAGCTTGATGATGCGGACGATCTTCGAGATGTCCTGCAGCGAGTCGTCGACGATGGTGAGATCGCCCTCCTTCTCGAATTGAAGCAGGCGCGGCGCGATCGACTGCCTGAGCTCGAGCACGCCGCGGTGGCACCAGGCGTGGACCCAAAGGAGCCAGTCGCGCGTTTCGCGGTGCCGGCCCATCAGGCTGAGACCGAACAAGTCGTCGAGGCCGCCGCCGTCAATGCCGGGGACGATGACGTCGCAAACCTTGAAGAGATGCCGAAGCGTGATCCTGTCGTCGTCTCGCTTCTGCCAATGCGCGGCACCAGCCCAGCGGTTGGCCCGCAGGTTCATGCCGATCTCGACGTTGAGATGCTTGGCTAGGAAGGTGTTGAGCGCGAGATCGCTGCCGCGCTGGGCCTTGATCAATTCGCCCAGCAACCACTCGGTGCTGACGGACTTGTCGAGGTTTGGGTTCGTGATCCGCCAGTTCGACGGATCGAGATAAGCCTTCTTGGCCAGCAGCGCGGCCGGGAATTCGTAGAGCACGCCAAGGCTGGTCGGATCCACGATCTTTCCGTCTCGGACGTCGCGGAAGTAGTCCAGCTTCTCCTTGAACACGCCGGTCGGTGGAGCGTCCGACTGGGTCGTGAGGAAGATGACAAAACCTTCCGGCCTCGATACCAGGCCGCCGAGCGCCTCCTGGAACATCGCAGAGGCATTGGCGCGCTTGCCGAAGATCCAGAGCTCGTCGATCAGGACGAAGGCAGCCTTCTTGCCGCCGACGACATCGGTATCGGCGGCGACCACCTTGAGGACAGCGTCGGTGGTCAGATGCGTGATCTGCCGGTAGTTGTCCTGGACGTGCAGCAGATCCTTCAGCTTGGGGTGCAGCCGGACCATGGCTGCCGCCGGCACGAACGAGTTGTTGGCGATCTCGATCGTCGGCGCCAGGATCAGCAGTTCGGCGCCGTGCCGCCAGTTCCGCACCAGCGCGGTGACCATGATGCCGGCAGCGATCGTCGACTTGGTGTTCTTCTTGCTGATCAGCAGCAAGAATTCGCGGATCAGCCGCTTCGCCTGCCCGTGGTCATAGGCGCCGAAGATCGCCCGAACGAATTCGAATACCCAAGGCTCGCAGACCTCGCCGAAGGTCGGTTGTCGCGGCAGATCGTAGATCCGGAGCGACTTAAACACCTCGAGGGCGGCGTCGGCCTCGCTCGGGAACAGCGGCTCGAACGGGATCAGGCTCTGGCCCGCAATGATCCTCCGTTCCCAGTCCGGGCAAGCCGTAGACCAAGCCAGGGTCATTGCGATCGCGAAGACCTATGGCGCCGGCGAAGATCCTTGTGCCAGCCCGTCACGAGAGGCTCAGCGCGCCGCTTGCCACACCGCGATAGGATGCCGATGGCCCGATCAAGGGGGCAATGCGGCAGGCGACGCATGATCCGCATGGTGACGATGCGCCGACCAGGGCGCTCTTCGTACGACGACCGCCCGCGCATGCCGGCTACTCGTTGACCGCGGTATTGTCGATCACCAGGCCAATCTTCGGTGGCTCAGGCGGCTGAAATGCCCCCGATGAAGCCACTCGCTCCGCCGCGGCCTTGCGCTCCGCCTTCTTCCCGACCTTCTCCGGCGCCGGCGGTGCAGCCGGTACCTCGACGCCGGCGTTTCCGAGATCGGCGATCGCCTGAGCAGCGGCCGACACCCGGGTCATCTCCTCGAGCTTCTTGATGCAGGTGGCGTTGCCCTTCTTCGCCTGCTTGAAGAGCATCCCGACCACTTCGGCCCGCTTCTTGGCCACACCGGTCGCAATCTCTTCGGGGAAGGACTTCACCAGCGTCGGCGTCGAGATCCCGAGCACTCGAGCGCATTCATCCTGGGACATTCCGCACGAGATCCACTCCTCGACCTTCGTGCGCTGCGCTTTCGTCGGTTTGAACGCCGGCCGACCTCGGGCCATGCCGAAACTCCAATTTCTTTGCCGTTTTGGGTGAACTGGACGAAATTTCCGGTCGGCCCAAAAAAAATTGTGCGAATGAGCCCCCGTGCGGTAGGGGGTCCCGCCGGTTCCTAGACTTTTCGACCCCATACCCCTTGGCCTCGAGCGGCTGGCCGGCATGGCGCGCGCTGGCGTGTCGTCGGCGCTGGCGCTGGATTGGTCGGGGCGTTCGGCCTGGCTGATCAGTGTCAGCCGATATGCTGGCGCCCGTGGCGCCGCGCCGCGCGCGGCAACCGTCCGCGCTCTCTCTCGCCTGTCTGTCTAGGTGGTGACGTTCTGTTGACGTGGCAGGCGCGCGCCGATCCGCCGAGCTAGGCCGCACCATGCGGCGCGCTATCGCTGGGCATTGCGTCCCATGCGTCGGCGCTGGTGATGGTGCTGCGCTCAACCCGGATGACTGGCAGCACAATGACGGTTGCAGGCTGGCGCCGTTGTCGGCGGGCTCCGCGTGGCGCGCTGGGCGGTAGCTCGACTACCTCGCCCATGCCGTGCCCCTGACATGCGAAACCCGCCAAGGCGGTGCGACCTGGCGGGCTTTGGTTTGCAGCGACAATGCGCCGAATGCCTGTTCTGAATCGCAAATTGAGTCGGCTGTCAAACCGCTGTCGCACGGGTTGGCAGTGGATGACGGCGCCGACGGCGCTTGATGCATCTCAATTCCGTGATAGTTGCGGACTGGATGACTGCGGCATAACTCAATCTTGAGGCGTCCAATGACCGATACAAAGGCGAGCAAGGGCACGGCCAAACGCAAGCCAGCAAGCCGGGCCTTCTCTTCCGCTGATGCTTCACTGAGAATCAGCGCGGCTGAATTCCGGGCCTGGCAGGAAGGCGCCAGCCTCTCGAATGCCGCAGCTGCGCGCCTGCTCTACGTGTCTGAAAATACCTTGGCGCAGTACCGGGCCAATGGTGCGGGGCCGGATATCGCGCGCCAGATTTGGGCGATCATTGCCGGGATAAGGCCGGATACTGGACGGCAGCGCGCCGAATTGCTGGGCCGGATCAATGCCGCGCTAGGCGCCTAATGCCTCAATATTGCGATACCAAGCCGGGCCATTCTAACTTTTTTTCGCAATTTTGCGTTTTGCCAGTTGACGGCCGCGCCGATATCTGCGCATGTACGCATCACCACGGCGCGATTGTGCGCAACTTCAAAGGCCCGGCGAAATGATCCCCTTCATTTCCTTTTGTATCGCTAACCCGGCTTTCACTCTGGCCATGCTCGCAGCGATCTATACCGCTTGCTGGGCCGCCCTCGTCCCCTTCCTTTACGCGCCCGCCAAGTCTCGGCGCCTTTCGATCCGGCGCCGCGCGCGCCGCTCCAGCTTGTCGCGCCGCTGAGGCGGTGCGGCTCAACCCGCGCAATCGTGCGCAACTGAAAAGGCAAACTCGATGAAAGACTTTCTTCTCTTCCTCGCCGTGGCGTTCGTTGGAACGCTTGTAATCGTCGCCTGCTGTATCTGACGATTTGCAGCCTATGCCGTGCACGTCGCGGCATAAACGGCAAATCGCCGAACCCCGCGCAATTGTGCGCAACTCCAAAGGAAGTAACTGCAATGACTGTCTACACCTCAACCGCCCGTTTCGATGGTACCGCCCGCGCTCTCACCGAGAACGAATTGCGCAAGCTGGCGCCGTCGGTTTTCGCGGTCGACGCTCACCATTCACGTTCCGAACGCTTCCAGCCTATCCCGACGTTTGACGTGCTGCGCGCGCTGATGGCGGAAGGCTTCCAGCCCGTCGGCGCGAAACAGAGCGTTGCCCGGCTCGATGATCGCCGCGACTTCACCAAGCATCTGATCCGCCTGCGCCGTCTCGACAACGCCGCAACCTACACCGTCGGTGACACCGTCTGCGAAATTCTCCTCAAGAATGCCAATGACGGGACATCGGCCTATGACTTGATCGCCGGGCTTTTCCGTGTCCGTTGCCTCAACAGCCTTGTGGCGCAGGTCGGCACCGTCGAATCCGTCAAGGTCCGCCACACCGGCACCGCGCAGGATGTTTCGCACAAGGTGATTGAGGGCACCTATCGCGTGCTGGGCGAGGCCCAGAAGGCTCTATCGGCGCCGCAGGACTGGGCGCGCCTGGCACTCGACCGCGACGAAAAGCAGGTGCTGGCAGAAGCCGCGCACGTTCTGCGGTTCGGTGATGCGGAAGGCGAAACGAATACGCCGATTCAGCCCGCGCAGTTGCTGCAGCCGCGTCGCCGCGACGACGTCGCCGCCGATCTCTGGACTACGTTCAATGTGGTTCAGGAAAACGTCATCCGTGGCGGGCTGTCAGCTCGCGGGCTCGATGCCAACGGCCGCCGCCGTCGCGTCACGACTCGCGCCGTTAACGGGATTGATCAAGACGTGAAACTGAACCGCGCCCTTTTCACGCTCGCGGCCAAAATGGCGGAGCTCAAAGGCGCGGCTCGCATCGCGGCCTAAGCGATTGCAGCCCATGCCCGGGCTTGTCCCGGGCATGATCGGCAACCGCCGGAAACCGCGCAATTGTGCGCAACTCGAAAAAGGGAAAATTGCCATGAAGTATCGCCGCCACGATTCCGACCGCAAGCCAACCGACAAGCGGACTCGCCGCGCCGTGCTGAGCCAAGGCAAGCGCGCCTTTCTGAATTCCTGCCTCTGAGGAGCTAGGCCTATGCCTGTTATCGAACTGGACGGCGCAGTCTATTTCAATTGCTGTACCGGCACCGCTGCGCCGGATTGGTCTCAATTCGTCGCGCTCGAAACCGGCGGCTGCACTACGGAAACAGACGCGCGAACGGGCCAAGAATGGACCAACGGCGGAGAGCCGGACGACGTTGCCGAATTCTGGACTGTTTACGGCCGCCTGAAGGAAGGCGGTTGCGAGGCCATTACGGATTGCAAGACGCGGGCTGAGGTTGACGCGGTCGCGCTCCGCCTCTCCGAGCTATCCGGGCTTCCCGTTCATTGACGTTGCGACACTGCGCAGGCCTGGCCCTGCGCAGCACGGAACGCCAAAGCGGACTAACGCGCGATTGTGCGCAACTCAAAAGGACTCTGGATATGCGAGGGATTTGGACTCTCTACGTCGACCAATACGGCAACCGCTGGGGCGCCAGCACGGTTGCGGAGCTGCGCGGCAAGATCGGCGGCGGGCGCATCGCCAAGATGTATCGCGACAAGGCGAACGGCCGCGCCGTCCACTGCGGCTACATCATCGGTTCGCATTGGTGCACCGCTTATAGGCCTGTCGAGGTGCCCGCATGATGGCGGAGACATTCATTCCCGACAACATCCACGGGATTCCCGTTGGCTTCTACACGGACCGCGGAATCGCCGCGCTGCTGCGCAGTTTCTGCCGTTATCCCGCCGCGGTGCGGTTCATTGCGGACATGCTGGAATAGCGCGGGCCTGGCCCGCCGACGTTTCGAACCCGCGCGATTGTGCGCAACTGAAAGAGGAGCAATTCAACATGGCTTGGCAGTTCTATGACTTTTTCGTCCATCCGACTATCCACGGGCCGATGCCGGAAAAGCGCTGGATTCCGGCCGCAAACGACAAGCCGCACAAGGTGCGGCGTAGCTCGAAAGTCACCCGCACCGCTGGCGGCGTGTCCGCTGACGATTTGAACGAACGCCACGCAATCGAGTACGCGCGTTGGCTGGCGCGGCGAGACAACGCCGATATCCCGTCCGGTACCTCGCCGCTAATCATCTGGGACGGCGTGACAGACGCCGCCGGAAAATGGCGCAAGCGCGCCCGTGCAGTCGAGTTTGGCACGCGGCGGACAACTCACACCGGCTACGGCCGAAACGCCTGCACAACGCACCACTGGGACGTCGCCGCCCGGATCGAAATTCCGCATTGGGATTGGCAGCCCGCCGAACCGGTTGAGGAGATCACTCCGGAAGCGGTACCGGTCCCGGTTGCGCCTTCCTTCAAGATCCCGGGCAGGATCCTGCGGACATCATGCCTTGTGCCAGTTTTGGCGCGTGTCCCGGTTGCGCCTTCCTGCGCAATTCGGCTTGCGGCTTGAGACGGCGCCGATGAAACGCCAGCAAGCTCCGACGTTCAATCAACTTTGCGATGCATTGCAGTCGCGTCCTTCGCCGCGCTCGCAAGCCGAATGGCGCGAGGCCTCAACAGCCATGCGCCTGGCCCGGCGCCATCCCGGCCGCGTCGGCCGAACGATCTATATCGAATGCGGGACATTTGCGCGCCGCATTTACCTTGAGGCCACTTGGGGCGGGGTGAATTGCTACAACGGCCCGCACCCATTCGGCTACGTCAACATGATCGCTCACCACCGGTTCGTGCTCCGGCAGGGACTGCGGGAAGGCCGCGTTGCGGAAGCCCGACACTTTGCTGAGGCCTCGCGCCTCCGCGGGCCGGTGCCGCTGCCATGACGCGAAAGCCTCAACCCCGCAAACAGCGCTGCCCCTACTGCAGGCAGTTGCGGCCGTTCTACATGATCGCCGCACACATCACCCAATGCGAGGCGCTTAGGTAGCGTCCCGGCTACGACCGATTTCCACGGTGGATGACGTTCCCCCCCGGCGTCGGCCGATTCCAAATCCGCGCAATAGTGCGCAACTGAATAGGAGGTTTCCGAGATGACTGACAGCAACACCAAGCGCGCATTTTCGCCTACCGGTAGCGAAATCGTCGCCACCGCCGACATGATCCCCGGCAACGCGATGTGCTTTTTCTATGGCCGCAACGCCGATGGCACGCTCGAAATGGACCATTCGAGCGAGGGCACTCGCATGTGCTGGGATGGCGCCATCACCAAGACCGACGAGCGCGGCCAAACCCTATTCATCGCCCAGGACGGCACCGAGTGGCCCGAAGATTCGATCCACCTGGAAGGCGAGGAGCCGCGCCAGATGCCGGCCGCGCCGGATTCCCCGGTTGCGCCTCTTCTCTCCGCTCGCGAGCATGCAACCGTTTTGGCCGCTCTACGCCACTGGCAGCGCCATCAAGCTGATAGCGTCGGCGTGAGCCGCAACGTGATCCCGGAGGACGATATCGCCACTATCGGCGGCACCGTGGCGCCTATGCGCGCCGCTGAGGTCGATGCCCTTTGCATGCGGCTCAACTCCCCGGTTGCGCCTTCGCCCGATTGGCGCGAGATCGCGCGCGACCTGGCTGGCGCGCTCGACGCCTGCAGCCATCAGATTGGCCAGATGTCCGGCATGTTCGATGACGAGGACGGAACGATCGCGGCCGCCGTCTCGGACGCTGATGACGCGACGGAGTCCTATCGCAAGGCCATCGCTGGCGCACGGCCTTCGCGCTCGCCTGCGCTCGGAACGGTTTGGACCTGCACCACCGACGGCGACGAGTGCGCGCTCACCACAACCATTCACGCCACGGAAGCGGAGGCGCTGGAGCGTGTTCGCGACGACTTGCGGATGGATTGCAAGCCAAACCAATTGAAGCACCTTGGGGCGCTGCCCGCGGTTGATTTGCCGGAAGCGTGGACCGAAGCCAACGACGGCGCGTGCATCATCGAAAGCCACAAATTGCCGTGCCTCCCCGCTGCGCCCTCGCCCCTTGCCGTCGTGGTTGAACAGGGCCTTGTCGCGCGCGTCATGTCCGACAATCCCGAGCTGATCGGTGCGCCGGTGCTGCTGATCGATCATGACACCGAAGGCGCCGACGCCGACGATGTTTTCCAGATCGCCGCGAATGACGGCAGGGCCGTGTCAATCGTCGGCCACATCTTCAACGTCGAGGCATCGGACGTGCACTTGCCAGCTGTCATGGCAACCATGCTGGAGCGCGGCCGCGACTTGCGGCAGCCACCTGGCGGATTTCCGGGTCAGGATGATCGGGCGCGCGCCGAAGGCTGGTGTCTGATTGAGGACGCTGGCGGGCTGCTGCGCATCGAGGCTGACAGCGACTCCGACATTTTCAGCCCGGGCGGCGTCAGCCACGACGACGAGGCCGAGGCCTTCGTCAAGGCGAAAGCGGCCGAAGGCAGCGAGTATCACATCGCGGCGCTTGCCCGGGTCGGCACCGCGCAATAGCCCCGGCTACGATCGATTTCCCTCACCCCCGAGCTACGACCGATTTCGCAAGGCGCAATCGTGCGCAACTGAAAAGGAGCAAGATCACATGAACCATACCGCCACCTATTCGCCCGATGACAACAAATTGCGCCTCTATCCCGCGCACCGCCTCGACGCCGAGGAGTACGCGCGCGTAAAGGCCGCCGGCTTCAAGTGGGCGCCGCGTCAAGAACTGTTCGTCAAGCCGACCTGGTCGCCGGAAGCCGAGGACCTGCTGATTGATCTCGCTGGCGAGATCGGCGACGAGGATACGAGCCTGGTGGATCGCGCCGAGCAGCGCGCCGACCGTTTCGAGGACTACAGCGACAAGCGCCTCGCCGACGCCGAGCGCGCGCGGAAGACGGTCGATGAGATCGCAGAGCGCTTCTACATGGGTCAGCCGATCCTTGTGGGCCACCATTCGGAGAGGAGCGCGCGCAAAGACAAAGAGCGCATGGACAACGGCATGCGCAAAGCTCTCAAGCTCTGGGATACCTCGAACTATTGGACCGCGCGCGCGGCCGGCGCGATCGCTCACGCGAAATACAAAGAACTGCCGGCCGTCCGGCATCGCCGCATCAAGACCATCGAATCCGACAAGCGAAAGCTGGAAAAGTCGACGGCCGAGAATGAGCGTCAGCTCAAAGCTTGGCGGATTGTCGCCAGCATCACCGACGCCGAGAAGCAGCGCTCAACCGGTCTCACCGTGGCGAACGTCGGCGGCTATTGGTCAATGTCTTTCCCCCTGGCCGACTATCCGCGCGATCCGCCGGCCTCGCAGTACGAGGGCCCCATGGGCCTTTGGTCGGCTATCGATGGGAACGTCATCACGGCCGCCACGGCAGCCGAGCTTGCGATTGCTGGCCTGGAACGCTCAGCCCCGCGCAAAGCCCGCTGGATTGCTCATTACGACAACCGCCTGGCCTATGAACGCGCGATGCTGGCCGAGCAGATCGGAACGGAGGCGAGCGCCAACCCGCTGGCCGACCGCTTCGCTTTCGCTGTCGGCGGCCAAGTGCATGCTGGCCGATACGACGAATGGCTGACCGTGACGAAGGTCAACCGCGGCGCCAACGGTTCGGTTTCAAGCATCACCACCACCACGCCGGCCGGCTCGCGCAACAAGCTGGCGCGTTGGCGAGTCGAGAGCGTCCGCGACTATCAGGCGCCGAGCGAGGAGACCGTCGCCGCGGCGAAGGCGGCAAGCAAGCTCCCGCCGCTCTGCAACTATCCCGGCGATGACTTCGCCCGCCTGACTCAGGATGAATACGACAAGGTTCCGAAGGACTATCGAGGTTATCGACCGCGTGCCGCTACCGAGACGGTCGGCGCGCACCGTACCCGCGTAGCCATCGGGGCCTATGCGTTCCGCGGCACCTGCGACCCCAACAAGCGACATTCCTACGCCGGGGTTTTCATCACGGATGCAAAGCGCGTCGACCCGCCCAAGGTCGTGCCAGCCCCCGAGCCGCAGGAGCCGGCCGAATTCGTCGCCGAGTATGTCGCGCCACCCGCTGTTGACCTTGACGCGACGCTGGGAACAATCGCCGAGATCATGGCGGAGCCGTCGCCGGTTGAGTCCGTGCCGGAAGTCGTCCCGGTTGCGCCCGCGGAATCGCTGCGCCATCTCCCGGATACGGCCGATTTGCCGGCGCCGACAGCCGCGGACACGTTCGAGGCAATGCGGGCGATGCTCAGGGGTGGCGGCGTGCAGGTCGTCGTAGCCCCGCAACTCTTCGCGACCCCGCCCACCTTGGCGACCGATGTGATCGAGGCGGCAGACATTCAGCCCGGCCACCTGGTGCTGGAGCCGAACGCCGGCACGGGGGCCCTCGTCTATCCTGCACTGGAGCGCGGCGCGAGCGTTACCGCTGTTGAGATAAACGACGTCCTGGCGCGGACGCTCGGGCTCGATCGTCGGATATACCTGACGGTGCGACTCGATTTCCTCACTCTCGAACCGTCCGACGAGTGGATGTTTGACCGCGTCGTGATGAATCCCCCGTTCGAGCGCGGAGCAGACATCAAGCATATCGAGCACGCGCGGCGGTTTCTGAGACCTGGCGGCCGGCTGGTCGCGATCTGCGCCGACGGCCCGCGCCAACGGGCGAAGCTCGAACCGATCGCAGCGGAGTACCGCGCCTTGCCCGCCGGGTCCTTCAAGGCCGCCGGCACGATGGTCAACACGGCGTTGGTCGTCATCGACGGGCCGCCGCCTGGATAGCCCCCCGGCTGCGCCCTCTCGCTTACGACCGATTTCCCACCCCCCGGCTGCGACCGATTTGAGAGGAGACCCCCATGACCGACTTCATCATCTGCAGAAACTGCGGCACCGAGGAGCACGCGCACCTGATCGACGCTAAGCCGGAGATCGGCGCCGATGAAAACAGCGACTTCACCCGCATGGAATGCATTGCCTGTTATGGGCCCGGCTGGCGACCGGCTGCATCAACGTCCGATTTCAAACTCTCGGTGGCGCCGCACTTAGCGCCGTACTACGCGGCCTATGCTGGGCGGATGGGCTGGACACCGCAGTAGCCCGGCTGCGCCCCTGCGTACGACCGTTTTCCCGTCATCCCCTCGGCTACGGCCGATTCTGAAAGGAGAATTACCATGCTCATCACCGTCAAGGCCGGCGCAAAAGTCGATGGTCACACGTTCAGCAAGGACTCGAACCAAAACTTCGGGCGAGAGAAAGCCGAAGGGCTTATCAAAGATGGCCGCGCGCAGCCCGTGGCGTTCGATGCTGAGGGTAACTGCCGGATCAATACCAGGTTTGATGCTTGGCTCAACGAGCACGGCGCCCTGGCTATCGGTTCCGGTGGCGACGCCTTTCTGCATCTCTCATCAGAATTCCCGCTCGCGTACTTGCCCGAGGCCTTGCAAGCCTATCAAGCGGGGCATCACCACGGCATGGGTGACGGCCGCATCAAGCTGCAGTCAGAGATGCGGGACCTGCTCTGCGTGGAGCCCGCTCGCACATGAACGCCGAGCAGATCATAGCTGCTGCCGGCCTCAAGATCGCGACACGCGCCGAGTTCGACGCCGAGTCCGACGTCCCCGCCGGGGTTCGCCTGTTGGCCGCGCGCATCTTCAAGCGTTGGGGCGGCGACTTCGTGGTGTACGACCCGGCCGGCGGCGATGACGGCTGGCTGCTGATCGATGATGATCGCGACCAGATCATAGGCGAGACGGTCGAGCACCTCGGACGGCTCGAGCCTGAGCCGCCGGCGCCAGCGCAAGGCTCACTGTTCTGATCCCCCGGATACGATCGATTTTGAACAATAGGAGAACGATATGACGCAATCCGACTACAAGCACGGCACCTGCGCATGGTGTGGCAACCAAGAAGAGGTTTTCCGCGACAACATGCTGTGCGACACCTGCGACAGCGATACGGTCTATTGCACTGTCTGCCGATCGCGCCAGCACCATGAATCGAAATGCCGCCACGTTTTCCAAAGCCACGGATGCGGCGAATGGCGCGGCGCCGGCTTCGATCCAATCGACAACGAGATGAAGGCACCTTTCCACCGCCTGTTGTCGGCCATGGGCGAAGACTTCGCGGTCGATCTGAAAACTGCGATCCGGTCAGGACGGTTCTTCACCTGGACAATAGCGCCGATGATCGGCGGTGGCGGAATGCTGGAGCTCAACGGCATGCCGCAGCGCGACGGTCGTTCGATGCTATTCGAGTGGGGCGATGCCTTGATCAAGCTCGGCGAAGGACGGCGCGCGGAGGAACTGCACGACGGCTATCGATGGATCGTGAGCCTATACAAGCGCAACACCACGAAGGCCAACCGGACCACCCTCGCCTGGATCGATCAATGGTTGTGGCCTTTTGCCGGGGCCGCGTCATGAGCCGAAGAGTCCGACGCGTTCCCGCAGACTGGCAGCACCCCCGCAACTCCGGCGGCCGCTATGTGCCGCTGGCTGAAGCCATTCCGGATGCGCCTGCGCCATACCCTGCGGCCAGCTATATGCCGGCTTGGCCAGCAGCGGAACGGACGCACTGGCAGTTGTACGAGACCACCAGCGCCGGGACGCCGCTATCACCGCCCTGCCCGTCGCCCGAGGCCTTGGCCAAATGGCTGGCCGGCCACCATGTGGAGGCCGCACCGGGCTTCACGGGAACGGAGGCGCAATGGCTGGCCGCGATCAAGCGCGGCGGCGTCATCCCGCCGGTGATGACCGTCGGCAAGCGCCAGGTCAATCCGCTCGACTACACCTGATCGGCCGGGACTCCCGGCTACGATCGATTTTGTGCTACCCCCTCGGCTACGGCCGATTCCGGGCGATTGTGCCCAACCGGAAAGGAACTCTCAGATGTCCCCACCCCGATTTGTTCACCGCAAGATCTCGGCCGAGGACTTCAAGTCCGAACTGGCCAAACAAGGCATGTCAGTGCCGGCGTTCGCAAGGGTCTGGTGCCAGAACCTGTCGACGGTCACGAAATGGGCGAATGGCGGGAATGACATTCCGACCTGGGTGCCGATCGCGCTGACCATGATGACGCTACCGAACGCCCACGGGACCGCGCGCATGGCGGCCGCAGCGATGATCCAGCAGGACCGGCTGCATCCCGAACTCGGTGAATTCCCCTACCAGAAGCTGCGGCAGATGCCTGCGGACGACGAGATCGAGGAATAGCCCCCGGCTACGATCGATTTTGCGGACCCCGCTTGCGCCTTGCTGCCTTGGCTGTCCGCTTTTTTGCCGGCGATCGCTTCACCGCTGGAGCCGCTGCCGGGGTCTTCGCTGCGTCCTCGGCATCGAGCTTGCGTTTCAGCGCTTGCATCTCCTCGTACCGGGCTTCCCGCTGCTGACGCAGCCGGTCGGCGCGCGGTGATTGTTCGCGCCCCATTAGCCGGCCTCCGCCTCATCAACCGGCACCTCGCCGACCTCGAGCATGACCGGCGGATGGGTCCGCGAGATGACCCTAAGATGCACAGGGGCGCCGGCGTTCAGCCGAGCCAACTCCTCTGCCGTCGGCTTCCATGCTGACGTTAGGGACGGCATAGAATTGTTGATGACCTCGGCGCGGATCGGCAGCGCAAAGCACGTCCCGTCTCGCTCCTCGTCCCAATTCGGCGGGGCGCCCAATGTCATGTTGGCGCCGTCGATCTTCGCAATGTCCATTGTACCCTCCTACGATCTCATGCGGTTTGCTCGAGCCTGGATGCCGGCCCGGGTGTTGTGCGAGTTGCAGGCGCAGCGGCCATTACTGAGATCCAGCGCCAATTCTGGCCGATCGCGCACATCCTGAATGTGATCGGCGTACATCTGGTCTCCCTTCTCACGGCTGCGCTCGCAACGGTGGCCGTTCTCGACGTATTCGCAGCGCCAACCTGCTCGCTTCTTGACCTGCAACGCCCACTGCTGATGCTCAGCAGTCTGATAGTGAGGATCCGCGCGCTTCGGCGGAGGCTTGACCTTCCTGGTGTCCAACGTCGGGACGCGTGGGCTGAGAGATGGGATGCGCGACCGCCTCATTTTTTATCTCCTCGTCGCGGACCGAACATTTTCCGGCCCATCGCACGCACCATCTCCCGCTGGTCCCAGGTCATGGTGTCGTTGTCGACGTCGAGCAGCAGGAGACCGTATTCCCGCCAAACCCGCTGCTTGGTCTCCAGCGGTGTTTCCCGCGTGTTGGGAGCGAACCGTCCGAGCGACATCGATCAGCCCCTTACTTTCGCAAGCCCATGCCGGCAGCGGTCCTGAGCCGCCGCACGGCGTCCCATGTCCGGTCGATGATCTCGACGCCCTCGTAATGCTTCACGAGCGCGTTCAGCGCGATCCGGAAGTCGGAATTGTTGGTGCGGTGCTCCTCGCCGCCATGCAGCCGGACGTCCTCGCTGCTGCACTCGAGTCCAATCCTGACGAGCAGGATATCGAACTGCCGCCCGCCGAGACGACGCTCGACCTCCCTGAGACGCCCGCTGGCCTCGAGTGCGATGGTGTGCGAGGGCGACCCGCCGCCTCCGCCGTCGACCTTGTCTTGCAGCGCGAAACCGCGCGCTCCGTGGAATGTCGCGAGATCGAAGTCGCGCCGGAACCGATCCGCGGCGCTCTGGCGCAGCTTGTCCTCTGGATCCGCGGCGCCCCGCTTCTTCGACTCGGTCAGATTGAGATGCGAGGCGCGAACGGTGTCGACCATCACGTTGAGCCGCGGGTTTTCCGGGTCCGGAATGATGTGCTTGCGCCGGCCGCTAGCGAGCCGCTCGGCCTCTGCGGCCGCCTTCTGCTCCTTCTTCGTCAGCGGCTTGCCGAGAATGTTCAATAGATCGGCGGCCCGCGCGGCCGCATGCTGATACCCCTGCTGGAACAGCTTGTTTGTCCGGAGATACTCCGTCACCAGGCGGGTTGTCGGCGTATCGTAGCCCATGGCCCACTCGATACCCGCTTCGCCAATACGACGGGCGCTTGCGCGCTCTTCCTCAAGCATGACCTGGGCTTCATACGAGAGACCGGCGTAGGAGCGCATCGGCTTGGCCCGCCGGATATCACGCTGGAATGCACGGGCGCGACGATCGCGCTCCTTGTCGACGTGTACCGCCGCGACATCCGTGATCTGTGCTTGAGACATTCCATCCTCCACGCAGAATCACGAATAGATTTCGCGGAGGTGATTTGTCTACAAAAGCAAGCAGAAAGTTGGAGCGTCATCCACCAGTCCGTTGAAGGTGCAGCGTCAACGGCCAGAGCCACTGATCAATCCACTCGATCGTCGTTCGATTCGCCTTCGCGGGATCCGTTTGTAGAGGCTGAGCAGCCATGACCTACCGCCGGTGATGTGGTCCAGCAGGTAGGAGCTTCTCCTTGATGCCGACCTCGGCGTACATCACGGCAAATGGGCCGCCGATCGATGAACGCGGCCTTCACATCGTGATGAACTTTGCGCCGAGCTGCCGCAGCATTTCGTAGGGCCCGATGTACTCGACGCCGAACTGCTTGCAGACATTCGGGATCTTCGGCTTCTTCGATGTGGCGTCGACGAGCTGCTCGCCTGTCACGACGATCATTCCGTCCACCTGGGCTCGGGCGATAAGCCAGGCGTCGGCACCCTTGAGGAATTCGCTGGCGTTGTGCTGCGGGTACGTCTTGACGACATATTCCGCGATTGGCTGATAGGCGGCCTGAACCGGCGCGGCCGGCGGCTGGAAGAACGGCGTGCCGTCGCGGTCCTTCACCCAAACAGCCAGTTCATCGCCGAAGCCGACCATCTCCTCGTAGACGGTGCGGCATGACACGATCCGGCCAGACGCTGACTCCTTGTCGAGCCAGGTCCAGAATCCGGGCACGATATCCATGGCGTAGGGGCCGTTCTGCGCTTGGATGAAAATGTTGCTGTCCAAACAGTACGGCTTCGGCATCGATCACCGCAGCTCCAACTTGTCGGCCACTGCACGCAGCAGCGGGACCTTGACACCGAGCAGGCGCGCCGCATCCCGGTACAGGGTGCGGCCCTCGAACGTGGCGTTGATTACAGCCCTGGTGAACAGCGAACCGTTACGCGAGCGAAGGGTGACGTAGAAGTCGCCGCCGCCTTCATCGCCACCGCTGTCCCGCTGCCGGAAGCGGGCAAACTCGCGCCGATACATCTCGTCGATTTCGCGTTGGTCGACGTCGAGCAGATCGGATGCCCGCCGCAGCAGCACCAGCGAACTCACGCGATAGCGCCGCACCAGATGGCCGATGTTGGCCTCGATGCTTACCTTGTAATTCCAGTGACGCCGCAGGCTTTCCGCCGGCACCAGCACCTCGGCCGCGACGGCGTTGCAGAACTGCTCGGTCCTCGCCTCTTGCCGCTGGCTCTGCGCCAGTTCGACGTTCGATATCCCGGTGGCGCCAATCCACAGGTGTGCTATCTCGTGCGCCAGCGTGAATATCTGTGCGGCTTTGGCGTCTCGGCCGTTGATGAATACGAGCGGCGCCACCTTGTCGGCGATGGCGAAGCCGCGGAATTCGTCGACGGACAGCGCGCGGTGAGTGTTGTTGCCCACTATCCCGCTGCGCATTACCATGACGCCCGCCGCCTCGGCCTGGCGGATGAATAGGCGTAGGAAATCCTCCCAGCTGCTCGCCTCCGCCCGCATGGCCTCATCGATCTTGAGTACCTCGGCGATACTGCGCGCGACCTCGTTCGGGTCGCTCCTAATCGTGTAGGCGCCCACGAAGCCCAGCGGCTCGGCGCCCTCCTGCTGCCGGTAGTCCCGATACCACTCGTGCTTCCGGATGATATCGTTGACCAGGTCGTTAAAGTCGACACTAGGCCGCCGCAGTTCGGCGTTGCCCACGGTCCGCAGATCCGGCAACGCGAACTGCTCCGCCGGCGGGCTCTGCAGGAACAGGTAGCCGAATGGGATTCGCAGGACGTTCGCGAGGGTCTGCGCCTGCTTGAATGTTGGCTTGGCCTCGCCGTTCTCCCATGCATCGAGGCGGTCCGGCTTCACGCCGAGCCTTCCCGCCACGTCCTCCGGCGCGAGCTTGGACCGCTCGCGCGCCCAGCGCAGAACCTCCGGTGTGATGAGCGCTTCCATTGCAGTCGGTTAGCTGTTCCCGGGCCGGCCTGCCACCCTGCGGCCGCGCCAACCGTCGCACGAATTCGTTAACGGCTCAACGTCCTGCCGGACACGAAAAAGCCCAAGCTAGGCCCGGGCTGCATTGCGTACCCTTGCGGGATCGGGCCGTTGGCCTGCTCCCACACGATGCGGACCACGGTCCGCCATGGTCGGACGGAGGTGACTATTAGTCAAAATGGTATCTCCTCTCGGCTAGCGTTTCCTCCAAACAGCATCCTCGGTCCGTTGAAGTCAATTTCCTTCCACTTGCTGCCGGTGCCGCTGCGGTTCTTGAAGACGGCAAAGGCCGCCTTCTCCTTCCAAATCTCCCATTCGCGAAGCCAGCGATCGCGCTGCTCCCGCCCTTTCGGGTTCTCTTCGCTGGCAGGCTCCGGCTCGTTGTCGCGGAGCCAAATCTTTGGAATGCTCAGGCCAATGATGATGTCGCTGTTTTCGACAATCAGGCCGCCGCCGTAGATGTCGCCGCTACCGAACTTCCAACTCGGCGCGCGCTGTCCCTCACGGGTCAACTGCGCGAGTTGCCAGACGACGCCGTCGAGCTCCTTGGCGAGATCTTTCGTATAGGCCGACGCGTATTCGACCGTCCGCACGACGTTCCAATGCTCCTGCTCCGGCTCGACCAGCTTCAGATGGTCGATGCAGAACTGCTTCACGCCATACCGCCGCTTCGCCTTCCGGAACTCGTTGCCGATCTGCTTGATCGTCATCCGGCTGCGGTCTTGGACCCAGACCTTGATCGACTCGAGCTGTTCCTTCGCTCGCCGGATGTCGAGGAATTCCTTCTGGTTGAAGTCGCCGCTGATCTGCTTCTTGACCGAGACGCCGGACAGCGACGCGATGTCGCGATATGCGATCTGCTCCGCGGACATTTCGAGGCTCAGCGAAAAGCCCGGGAAAATGCTCGTCTCGTCCAACGATGGTCCCGCATTGTCGCGTAGGATCTGCGCCATCAAGGCCGATTTGCCGTGGCCCGATGGTGCCGCCAGAGTGACGGTCGTGCCGCCAACCATAGGCCCGAGAACCTGGTCCAACTCCGGGATCTTGGTGAGCACGCCGACGGCCCGCTTACCCTGATGCTCGTAGGCCTCACCCGCCTTGGCCATCGCACTGCCGGCAGCCTCACCGAGCGCAACGGCATGCCGCACCCGGTCGTGGTCGTCGACGATGCGGAGCATGTCGTCGAGTTCCTGGCGCGTTTGATCGAACGTCTTGTCGGGCGCCGTGGCGATCTTCCCGAGTTGTATGCGGGCGCGTTCCCGCCATGCCAAAATGACGTCGTCGACGAAGTCGAGCGCGCTGCTGACGTCCGCCGCCTTCTCGATCAGGATCTGAAGGACGGCCTCTGTATCGCCGACTCCCTCGAACTCGGTCGGGAGCTTGGCCTCGAGCAGCGACAGGGTCGGGCCGGCTCCATTGAGGCAGCAGTCCTCGACCGCGGCGAAGATCAGACGGTGATGCGGCACCGTGAACTGGTCCGCCGACACGCGATCCGAGACAGCCCAGAAGGTCTCGGCCGACCCCAAAAGTTTTCCGATGATGGCTTCCTCAGCGCGAACATTTTGGGTCGGCCTATTGGGCGCGGCTCCTCGCGATGGACCAAGTGTTCCGACTTTAGCCATCAGGCCGGCACCTCAAACTGAAATTGATCCTGTGAAAGGCGTCGCTGCATCACCAAGACCATGTCCTGGTCTGCCTCAATCAGGATGCTGGAACAGCCGTACCGCGCAGCGGCAATGCCCGTTGTTCCGCTGCCAGCAAAGCAGTCCAACACAACGCCGGCCGGTGGACATGAGTAAAGAAGCAGCGGATCGACGATCCCGAGGGGCTTCTGGGTAGCGTGCACCGCGCGCCGATGCTCGGATCGCACGTAAATCACGCTACGCATGAGACGTGGGCCTCCGTCAACCGTTCGATACTCCATCTCTTCGATGTCGCCCAAGTGTATCGTACGGCCACGGCGCCTCACCGTCCGTGCGATTGCGTCGTTGGTCACCTGAGGAAGCTTGTAGACCTGATCCCATGCGGCATCGTCACGGTAGAACTGGACCGCGGACTCGTGGACACGACGAAACCGATCGGCATGGAAACCGCTTCCGTTCTGCTTTTCCCAGACGACGTCCTGAGCTGGGCGCCAACCTGCAAATTCGGGCGCGCGATCGAGGAACATCTTGAGCGTTCCGAACACCCACATGCTACCGGTTTTTTTGAGCACTCGCCGTACACTGGCGGGCCAGCCAACCGGCCAGCGGTCCCATATTAGCTTCGTTGATCCATAGGGCGGATCGGTCAAGATCAGGTCAACCGACTCATCCTCGAGGCGGTTCACAACGTCACGGCAATCGCCGCAGATCACCTGCACGCTCATGCCGGCACCGCCTCGAGCTCGACCGAGGTTAGCATCGGATGGCTCGCGCTGATCCGTTTGGCGGCCATCTCGGCGTAATCAGCGTTCAACTCGATCAGGATGGCGTCACGCTGCAGCCTGTCCGCAACCAGTCCGGTGGTGCCGGCGCCGGCAAACGGATCGAGCACGGTACCGCCGGGCGGCACGCCGGCCAGGATGCAAACCGCGGCGACCTCGGGCGGCATCACCGCGAAATGGTTCAACCAGTCCTCGTGCGAGCCACATTCGCAATATCGGAGCGTTACCTTGCGCCCGTCGCGTTCGATCTTTTCCGCGCGGAGTCGCCCAACTTCGGCACTCGGGTAGAACCGACGGCACCCCGTACAGAACTCGTCATTGAAGCCGCCCGGCGCGACCCACCAGACCGACCGAAGAGCCGCGCCGTTGGCGCGCTGTTCAGCCACCGACATGCCGTCCCAGCGATCGTTGAAGCCCGCATGGCGCCGCCCGTGCCCTCGTTGGCGATCGCGCTTGCGCGCGCCGGCGTGCGGTGGCTGCCCGTCAGGCGCGTAGCCGCCACCGCTGACAACAAGGCCACCATCCTCGGCGCCGAGGCGGTCGCGCATGGCACGCGCTAGCCTGGTCACCGACTCCGGCGCTGCCGGCAGCCTGACGTCCTCATAGCCGTGGTAATAGGTCTCCGACTTCGTGAGGTGGAAGACGTATTCATGAGCCGAGGTCGACCGGTCTCGCGTGCTCTCCGGCATCCCGTTGGGCTTGGCCCAGATGTTGTCCTTGCGCAGCCACCAACCGTCCGCACGCAGCGCGAAGGCCAGCATCCACGGGATGCCGATCAGGTCCTTCTGCTTCAAGCCGCCGGGCGCCGGCTCCCATGCTCGACCGATCGCGCCGTCACCCTGGGCTTTCGCTTGGAGGCCGGCCGGCACACGGCTGCCGCGCTCGGTCTGCGCGGCTGTCCTCGAGCTCGCACCGATCTCCCAGTTCTGCCGGACCACCATCGACGCTTCCTGCGACTGCAGCGTGCCGAGCAACGTCGATGATGCGGCGGCCGGATTGCCGCCCCGACCGGATCCTGCATAGCAATCGCCGATGTTGATCCAGAGCGAGCCGTCATCCCGCAGAACGCGCCGTATCTCCCGGAACAGGTCGACGAGCTCCGCGATATAGGCCTCGGGCGAGTTCTCGAGCCCGATCTGGCCGGCCATCTTGTAATCGCGCAGGCGGAAGTACGGCGGCGAGCAGACGCAGGCATGCACCGAGTTGGAAGGCAGAAGCCGGACAACCGCCCGGCAATCACCATTGAGAATTCGAACCGTCAAGCTGAGGCCTCCACGCGCCGCCGCGCATTCCAGATGTCGAGATAGTCGGTACGCATACGCGGTTCCGGCTGGCTGTCGTGCAGCTTGCCGATCGCCACCATGCGTTCATGAAGCTTGCGCACCGCAGCGCGGCCGGCGGGCTCAGCGAGGACCAGGTCGCCGTCCTGGCGGCGCCACGGCTTGTCGCCGTCCGGGAAAGACGTGATCCTCTCCACCTCGATCGGCGGCTCGAGCCCGGCAACGCCGCTGGTGCTGAGGCCGGCCCAGACCGGGCGCCGATACTTGATCAGCGCGCGCGCAGCGAGACTGGTCTCCAGGCCCTCGCCCAGGCCGATGTGCGCCGCGACCCCGCCGATCCGAACAGCACCGCCGGCTGCCGCGCCGGCGCCTATCTTCGCCACCTCTACCGGCGCCTTCGCGGGCTTCGACGGATCGAGATGGACTTTCCAGATAGCGGTTAGATCGCCGAAGACATCATCGACGCGGGCGACCAGCGTCATGAAAGCCAGCCGGTCGTCCAGGTCATAGACAACGCGGCCGTGGAAGCGGAGGCAGTCGTCCCAGCCGCCGGGAGGCACCGGTATGCCGCGCGCCAGCAGATAGGCCTCGGCGTGCGTCCCGGCGATCGGAACAGATTCCATCCAGATCTCGCCCGCGGTCCGCTGCCGCGCCTGCACATGCTCAGCGGCACGCCGCTCGTCTGCGGCACGCTTCTCCGCGGCCTCGGCTGCCCTGTCCTCGCGCCGCCTCCGCTCCTCTGGCGTTTCCTCACGCGCGCGATCGAGCCCGACAAATTCGCGGGCGCGGTCGAACACCTCACCGTCGGCCCTGTGATTGCCCGTCAGCCCATAGGCGAACAGGTTGATCTCGTCGCCGCCGATGCTGGCCGAGCTACGCACCCACGAACCGCGCGTGTACTTGCCGACCGTGCCGAGATAGACCTGAAAAGAACCGAGATCTCCCTTCACGCCGGGAGCGCAATACGCGATCTTGCCGCGCGTCTTGTATCCCTTCCAGAAATGGTCGAGGACACGCTCAAGCTGCTCGTTCAAGCGCTTCTTGATTTCGGCTGTATCTTCTCGCGTCATGCCAAGCCTGCAGCCGCCTCGATAGCTTGTCGCTTCAAGTTCGCCCAAAGCCGGTTACAAGCCGTTCCGTCGTTCTCATGGTGATACCGGCGCCATGCGCGCTTGCGCCGCCCATAGACGCGGCGCCGATCGACGGGCAGCGCGCGCCAATGGTCCCCGCAAATCCATTCCGTCGGAGGAGCGAACCGACCTGTGGTGCGCCGGCAGAACGGCACGCAGCATCGCACCCGATCTGTCACAGCATGCTCTCCTGCTTCGGCTCAGGCGCAGACGTAAGTGGCGGCGCCAGCGGATCGGCCGGCTTCCACGCCTCATAGTCGGCAGCTATCTCATCCCAGACACGCGGATGCTGCGCCTTGAAGTTCGGGAAATCCACGGCGGCGCGATAGACGCCCCGATCGAGGATGAGCCAGCCAGCGCCCGACGGCAGCCACCGGCGATGATCGATGTTGACGTGCTTAAAATCAGCCCGGACGAGGAAGCCGCGCTTCTGCAGAATGATCGCGATCTTGATGGCGGCGATCTTCCAACTCGTCAGTTGGACCGGTGACGGCGCGCCAGCGTCGACATCGGGCACGTAGTCGGGAAGGATATGCCGCTTCGCCGGTGCCCACTCGTGCCATTCGTCGTCATTGGTGCCGTGCCTATCCCCCGGCAATCCCGGTTCGAAGGCCTTGGGCCTCCATCCATAATAGGACTTCTGAGACTCGACTTGTTCCTCAGACCGCACGTAGATGATGGTGAGGCCGATGTACTTGCAGATGCGGCCAAAGCCTCCTTGTGAATCTGCCGGCACTAGCACGGCGCGGCAATCCGGCCCGGGATGATCGGCGTAGAACGATCCGTATTCCTCAAGCGCCTGGCTGATGACTTCGGTGTTCAGTCGAAGCTTCGCCTCTACGCCAATCTGGAATCCGTCCGCCTTGCGCACCAGCAGGATGTCCCAGCCGCAGGTCTCCGGGTAAGCGGTCCATCCCTCGGGTAGCGAGGAGATGAACCGCTTGCACAGCTCTACTTCCGAAGTGAACGGCTTCGGCTTCGGCATCAGGCCTCCCGCGACGCCATGAGCGCGACAGCAACCGGTCTGACCCAAATAGGGGTGCTCCCCATCATGAATGTTTGGCCTGACCAAGCGGCGAGCAGCGTGGTGCCGCAGACGTCAGCGATTGCCTGCGCCGCGGGTGGTGGGACCATGTTGCCGATGCGCTCGCGCCACGCGGAGTCTGAGGCACCATCGAGCACCAGCAGATTGTTCATGCGCTCGACGCGCGCGGCCCATTCCGGGTCGAGCGGATCGAGCGACAGCACAGACCGCTCCTCTTCATTATCGAGGTCGACGAGGCCCTGCAGCGCAGCGAGCTCGAGCGTCGTGAACGGCCGGTGCCATGTCCCGTCCAAAGCACGGATGACACAGACCAATTTGTCACTGGCAGCCGGAAGCTTGTCCCAAGGTGCGGGGTCGGACGCAGGCCCCTCGCCGGTCTCCCGTGGGTCTGCAACAGACCACGGGCCGTTGTTGTTCTTTGCGTGCGCCGGCACCGCGCCGCTGTGCTCATCCCACGGCACAACGCCGTAGTGGCCGCCCGTAAGGTACGCATCGCGGCTGGTATCCGACAGCGCCTCGGGTCGCGGATCTGCCACCGCAAAGGCACCGTTGGTCGGGTGCGTCTCGCCGGCAACGACGCCAGCGTTCTCGTCCCATCCTTTCACGCCGAGCGCGGAATTGCGCGCGCCTTCGATCAGCCTCGGGTCTGCAACCGAAAGCGCGCCGCCTGCCGGATGCGTCGAGGACGTCACGGTGCCCCCATGCTGCTCCCAGCCTGTGACCTTCAGCACATGGTGGTGAGTGCTGGCGCCAAAGCCCGGCCGCGGATCCGCAACGGCGCCGGCGCCCGAGGCTACCTGTTGGGAGCCGGTCACGGGCCGAGCATGCTCGTTCCAGCCCGTCACGCGCTCCTTCGAACTCGACGCGCCCGGATGCCAGTTGAGGTGACGCGGGTCGGCAACGGCGAAGGCGCCGTTCCCCGTGGTCGAGGCGCCGATGACAGCGCCCGTCGCCTCATCGAACCCGGTGACGCGGTACTTGGTCTGCTTGTAGTCATCGCGCTGCGCCGGACGCGGATCGGCGACGGCCAAGCCACCTCCAGCACCACCAGGTCCGGCGACCGCCGGCGACGTCTCCGGCCATGACACAATACGGAACGCGGAGTTGAAGACCTTTCGCTCCAGCCGAGGGTCTGCGACGGCATAGCGGCCGGTCCCGACTGAGACGTCCCCCTTCACGACCGACGACGGTTGGTCCCAGTGCCCGACGCCCAGTTGCACGCTCTTCTCGTGACCGTCGACGCGCGGATCAGCCACCGATTGAGCGCTTGATCCCGGGCTCCGTTGGGTGGTGACAGCCGCCGCGGTGCCCTTCCAGTCGTTCACCCTCAGACCGTGGAAATCCTGGGCACGGATCTCGCGCGGGTCGGCGACGCTGAATGCGCCTGTCGTCGGGTTCGCCCGCCCCGTCACGGTGCCAGAGGTCTCGTCCCAGCGCCGAACACCGAGGACTCCCCGGTGCCACTCCTCATCCGGAACAATGCCGAAGTCGCGAAGATGGCCGTCCTGCACCGCAAGGTCATTCAGCGAACGCCAGTCCGCGCCGGCGCGAACGAACGCAAGCCGCACCCACGTCTTCCATTGCAGCGACGGCATCCGGTGCATTGGACCGCCTAGACCCGCGATGATGCCCGGGATCGGCAGTTTCTCGAGGATCTCGCCGACCCCGCGCAGCGGATGCTTGACCGGCTCGTAAAGGAACGTCGGGATCTTGGCGACATGGCGCGCGACTAACAGAAAGCGCTTACGGCTCTGCCCGAGGTGCCCGATCTCGCCGCAGTCATGGGTCGTTTCCGCGACGGCGTAGCCGTATGATCGAAACAGCGCGATGATCTGGTCGAGGAGATGCCTGCCGCGCGTTGCGATGCGCGGCACGTTCTCAAAGACGTACAGTTCGACGGGATCGTCCTTGTGCGCCTCGAGAGTCAGCCAGACGCCGCGAAGCGTCAGCCCATTCAGCGCCTGGTACTTCCGCGTGCCCGACATTTTCTCGGACAAGAGGCCTGAGAAGCCTTTGCAGGGGGCGGACAGGAAGACGATGTGCGGATGCTGATTGCCGGCGGCTCGACGAATATCGTCTGGACCGCGCTCAACCCAGCCCGGGGGCGGCTCGTGCCCGTGGAAATCGCGATACTGCTCGCGCGAAAACAGATCCATGCACGATGCTTGAGCACCAGTCAGGTTCTCGAAGTCACGGCACGCCGCGGGGTCGCTGTCGATGCCGCCGATGCAGCGGAAGCGCGCGAAGAGGTTGCCGACTTTCGCACGCCCCTTGTTGAAGCCCTTGGCACCGCCGCCAAGCCCGCAGAAAAGATGAAGGTGATTGATATCGACCTGGAGTGGCTGAATCTGCATCAGGCCAGCGCCTCCGCGATATCCTGGGCGAGTTCGGCGAGCGAAACGACCTTGGACTGCGGCATGCTGGGCACCTTCACGCCTGTCTCCAGCGCGATGGTCTCTGACATGCCAACGTACTGGACGCCGTGATAATCCGAGGTCCGGACCCCGTGCCTCCGCAGAATGCCGGGAAGCACGGTCTCGATCTTCTTTGCATCGATCCGCATGTCCTACACCCTCATCGGCATGAGGACGTAGAGCGAGTCCGCGTCGCTGCCCTTGAACAGCGTCGGCGAGCCCGGATCGGCGAGGTTGATTTCGAGCGTGTCACCCTGCACCTGGGCAACAACTTCGTGCAGGTACCGGCTATTGAAACCGATCTCCATGCTGTCCGAAGCATACTCGGCATCGAGTTCGTCGACCGCGTTGCCGGCGTCCGGATTGCTGACCGTTAGTGTCACCTTCCCGCCAGCGAGAGACACCTTCACGGCGCGCCCGCGCTCGCTGGAGATCGTCGCGACCCGGTCTGCCGCGGCCGAGAACTCGCTGCGCGGCACCTTCAGAACGCGATCGTTGTTCTGTGGAATGACGCGATCGTAGTCCGGAAAGGTCCCGTCGATCAGCTTCGAAGTCAGAGTGAGATCACCTGCGGTGAAGCGAATCTTGCCCTGGCTGAGCTCGATCTGGACTTCCTGGTCGGCGCCGCCGAATAGTTTGCCCACCTCGGCGACCGTCTTCCGGGGGACGATAATGCCCGGCATTCCCGTGGCTCCCTCGGGCAAATCGAGATCGAAGCGCGCCAAGCGGTGACCATCGGTTGCTACCCCCCGCAGCGTGTTCCGGTTGCCCTCGCGCCGAGTGTGCAAGTAGATGCCGTTGAGGTAGTACCGGGTCTCTTCCGTGGAGATTGCAAACTCGACCCGCTGGATCAATCGGTGGAGATCGGTCCCCTTCACCGAAAATGAATGCGTCAGGTCACCGGCCTTGACGTCGGGGAAGTCGGAAGGCGGTAGCGTCTGCAGCGTCGAACGAAACCGTCCCGCCCTCACAGTCACGATGTTCTTCGCATCATCCTGTTCCAACGTGATCTGAGATCCCGCCGGCACCTTGCGCACGATCTCATTGAGCAGACCGGCGGGCACAGTGGTCGCTCCCTTCGCTGCGACCTGGGCCGGCACCCTATCGATCACCTCAAGGTCCAGATCGGTCGCCTTCAGCAGGACGGCATCCTGCTCGACTTCAATCAGCACGTTGCTCAGGATCGGAATGGTGTTGCGCCTCTCCACAACACGCGTGACCTTGGCCAATACTTTGACGAGCGCGGCTTGCTCGACGACGGCCTTGAAGGATGTCTGGGTCAAAATGGAGTCTCCTTTCGGATTGGGGTGAGTGTCGGTTCGAAGAGATCGCCACGCGGAGCTGCGAAGCGCGGGTCGAGGTGGCCGCGTAGCCACCAGGCCACGCCGAGACTCTCGGCGGCGTCGAGTGAGGTGATCGACCTGTCGATCAATTGGGCGAAGCCGAGCGACGTGTCCTTGCTCGCGCGGCCGCTCCCGGTGAATGCCTTTCGCCAGGTGCCCTGGTTGACGTAGATGAACGGGACGTCGTGCGCGGCGCAGACTTCCTCGGCAATGGCGCACAGCCCATAGATGCGCTGGAATGTCTTCATCGGCGGGCGGGTTGGCTCCGGCTCCGGGTTTTCCTCTGTCGGCTTACCCTTGAGCTCGATGTCGGTCCGCAGCGGCTCTTCCGCGGCGACGTGCCGGACCTGGTTGTCCTTGATGATCTGGTAGAGCGTCTTCCGGAAATGCCGGAAGACGTAGCCGGACGTCTTGCCCTCCCAATGAAAGGCCCGGGCCCAGACATAGCGATCACCGTCGAGCAGCGTGATGCCCGTTGTCGTCGCGATATCTAAGCCCAGGATCTTCATCACGATCAGGCGGCCTCGATCGCCGGCTCGTCGAACCAGGCTTCAACCTGTCGGCCGTCGCCGGCGCGGTACCGGACCTGATAACTATTGCAGTGGCTCTCGAATTCGGCCCGGCCGATGACGGTGCCCTGCTCGTTGCTCTCGACCATCTTCACGGTCGACTTCATTTCGTACAGAAACGGCTTGTTCTTCACGTTCAGTCCTCTTTGTTGCCTGCAGCGGAATTGCCGCGGGTCGTGTTAGGCCTTGCCCTCTTCGTCATTGCCGCCGTCGGACTTCTCGCCTTCCGTCGCCGGCGTCGGCATTGACAGGACGTGGTCCCGCTCCGATCGCGCATCGCGGAAGGCGGAAAGCCATGCCTGCCCCTTGAGCGAGCCGATTTCGTACGGGTTGTCGGTTTCCTTCGAGCCCGGCTCGCTATCGAGACGGAAGCCAGCGGCGCGGCCCTCGAGCTTCGCCCTCTCGTCCTCGGGCGTCGGACCCACGCCGGCCATGCCGAACAGTTCGAACTGCCGCGGGCTCAACACCTTGCCGAGATACCCGACATAGACGCCCGCCTTACTGACCTTCTCGCAGAAGGCGTCGATGGCCTCGTCACCGCCAGCAACGAGCTCAAGCGCGAGCTTGGCCGCTTCGTTGTGCAGACCCTGCGCCTGGGTCTGGGCATAGGTCCCGCGCAGCTTGTTCTTCGCGGTGTTGTTGACCTCGTTCTGCGCGGCAGCTTCGGCCTGCGCGTTCCGAATGCGTGAGAGGTTCGCGGAATCGAGGGCCGCTTGTGCAGGTTCGTTGGGCTTCGACATTGGGATTCCTTCTGCTGTCAGTGAGTGATGAACGCGATGGGACGTTTCGATTGCCAGCAGAGGCCGCACGTCGCGCAGGCCTCGGTCCGGCCGAGTTGCTGTGGGCAAACGATCGCTTCCGCTGGCGCCTGCAGCGGCGTCTCGACCGACACCGTCGAGCACTCGTCAATCGGCGCGTCAGAGAAGCGGATGGCGAAGCGGTCCCAGTTCGCCAGCACCAGACGCACCAGCGCCGCGGCGATAGGGTCGCGCTTGGCGTCCCAGCGCGCCGAGAACTCGAAGACATGCAACTGCGGCACGTCGGCGAGCAGCTGCTGCCACAGCGTGACATACGGGACCGAGTAGAAATCGCCCAGGACATGCAGCCGCACGACGAAGCCGCGACGATGCCTCCGGCCGAGCGCGCGCACCTCCTGCGCCAGCCGAGCTTCGAGCGCGGCGCCGCGGGCCAGCCGGTGCGCGTGCTGCATCGAGTTGCCGTAGCAGGAACGCCAATGCCGGCAGGACTGCGGGCACGTCGCGCGCTCCTCGAGCGTCAGGGTGTAGATCGGGAAGCACCTCCACCGCCCCTTGGTGACGGCTTTGCCGATTTTCGAACTGTTGAACCCGCTCTTGAGAACGTCGTGTCTGTATGACTGCGGGTCGACCACGGTCGAGCGATAGACCGTACGACCCTCAACAATCGCCGGGGTGTCGAATGCCGGGATCTTCGCCGGCCGGCCGGCGAGGGACAGCGCGGACTGCCGCGAATGGTTGGTGGGTTTGACCCCGACCTTCCCCTTGATGATGAGGCGGAGATACGCGAGCGAGCCGCCGACGTGCGCCTTGATTTGCGGAACTGTCAGGCTCTGCGCGTGCAGCGCTCTCACCTGTTCATGGTTGATCGTGCGCGCCCTCATGCCGCGACCTCGAGGAGGTCGAACAGCGGCGTCGGGGCAATTATCTTTTCCTTCTGCCGGCGCTCGGGCCGGCGCCCGTCGTCGTATTTGCCGACCTCATTTCCCCAAGGGACAAACCCTTCATGCGTCTCGCGCGAGAAAAGGTCACAGCGTGCCAGTCCAGGCGTACGCTCGCGGATCATTTCGTAGAATTCGCGCGGCTTCTGGCTATGACCGCGGGCCTTGCCCTTGATCACACCCCAGAATGGATCGTGGATTTGCTCACCGTTGCCGAAGACGCCGACCAACACGGACTCGTGCATGCCGCGGGCACGGTATCCGGTACCGACCCGCCCCTTCGGCCAAACCAATTCGGTCTTGTAGAGCGCGCCCCAGCGCTTCAGCAGCCACATCGATTTGTCGAGGGTCGGCGGACAAGCCCAAAGGCCGACGACGCCATTGCTGCGGACCAGGTGGCCAACCGGCAATTGTCCGAGCTCGTCCCACGACAAGATGTCGTACTGCGCGGACGCCGATTTCTTGTTGCCCCTCGACGAATACAGTTCGAATTCCGTCGGCGGATCCACGATGCAGATATCGAAGCCGAACATCGGCAGCGGGTCGAAGAAGAAGTCCTTCATGGTGCAGTCGGCTCCATGAAGTATGCGCGCAGAGCTTCCTCGGCCGCGGTGCGTTCCGATATCCGGTGCTGGCGGGCATAGGCCTTCAGCGCGCGGCGAACCTCGGGCAACGGGTGCACGACAAGGCCGTCTCCGACGCCTGGCTCTGGGAGGCTGAGCGTCCGTGCCTTCCCCGGCTCGCGCATAAGCGCACCGCGTTCCACGATGCTGTCGATCAAGTGCGAGATTGTGCCGCGGCCTCGGATGCCGAGATGGTCCGCAATCTCACGGTAAGACGGCGAGGCTCCACAGGCATCGATCCGGTGCCTTACAAACTCGACGCACTGCGCCTGGACGTTGGTCAGCCCAATCATTCTGGGCCTCCAGCCGGCAGGGTCGGCTTGATCACCTCATCGGCGTAACGGGCGAAGACGTTGTAGGCCTTCTGGCGGCCGATCGACCCAATGAGATAGGCCGCGATGGCCTGAAGGTGTGCATCAACCACCATGGCGGCGACGTCCTTCCCGCCGGCATGCTCGACCGTCATCAAGGACACGACGCATTCCTTGCGGGCGTACTCTTTCATGATGGTCGAGGCAGCGGGCTTCATGATGCGGCCGCCCTCTTCGCGCGGTTCATCGCGGCCATGCGCTGCCCCAGGGCGACCCGCCGGGCGCGCTCCTCGGGCGTGATGCGGATCTCGCGATGACCAGCGCTCTGATAGGCCGCGCGGCAATGGGGACCGCAGTACGGCAGATCGGATATCGCCGGATCACCGCAAAAGAAGAAGTTGGGCGTGGTTGGATCACCGATCGGCCATCGGCAATCCCCGCGCTCGAGGTCGAGCAACCCTTTCCGGCGCTCGGCGGGAACGTTGCCATCGAAGGCACTGGCGTGGCCGGCCGGCGCCTCTTCCGCCGTCGCCAACGGGGCCATGATGTGTGGCGCGGCAAGGACTGCACGCAACACCTTGGTCCGCTGCGGCGTGGTCGACCCCAATCGCGGAGCTCGCTTCGCCGCGACCGCCTTCGCTTTCCGGTCATCTGCCCTGCCAGACAGCCCAAGCCTGTGGACCTTTCCGATCACGGCGTTGCGGGTGACATCGCCGAGCTCAGCAGCAATCCGCGAGCATGATATGCCGGACGCCCAAAGCTTCTTGAGCCGTTCAACGCGATCTTCGGACCAGGTGGCGACAGCCATCAGCGCGCCACCTTCCGCCGTTCTTCGCGGATCTTTGCAAAGGGCTTCTCGCAGCGACCATCCAGCCACTTCGAGACGTCGAACCACCAGCGCGCCCAACCAATCAAACATTCGCCGCAGGATGCGCAGCGATTGCTAACGGCGACGGCCTGATCGGCCAAAAATGAAAACACGCAGGAGCTCGCTTCAACTTTGCGCCGCGAATTCGCGCGGCTCGTACTCAGACTGACCGCAGGCAACTCAGCGCCGGCTCAACTCCATGTGGATCTGCCGCTCGTCAGCTTCGCGCCGCACGCGCTTCACTTCCGCCTCCGCCTCGGCGAGACGGCGCTCGAGGATCTGACGTGTCAGCCAGCGTTCACGCGTTTCCTCCGGGATGTGTGCCCAGAGCGCGTCGATGCACTCGAGGCCCTCGGGCCCGGCGCAGACATTGAGAAAGTGCTCGATGTCGATCACGCGGTTGCTTGCGGTCCAGTTGTCGACGGTGCCCATCGAGCACTTCGCGCGCGCTGCCATTGTCTTTCGGAAGCTGCCGCCGGTCATCGCGTTGCGACAAACCCGAATGATTTCAGCGGTGATCTTGGCGGCTCTTACGTTCGTAGAAATCGGTTTGTACGAACGTGGGAGGTGTCCGTTTGCATTGATCGAAGCGGCAAGCGATGCTGTTCCCATGATGAATGCTCCCTATTTTCACAAACAAAATTCGAGCGTCGCCGTCGTGCAGACGCCTGACAAAGATGACGACTGGGCGCGCGCCGCCCTGGCCGGAACACGAATGCTGATTGCGGAAGAATGCTTCGATGCGATGCTGCAGATGCTGATCGATGCCGGCCTCGTGCCGAGGAGCTGCGCCGCGGTCATGCTCGACCGCCTTTCTGAGCGGCTGCTACTCCACGCGTCAGGACGCACCGAAACGCACTGGGCGATCCGGATGCCCGAACTGATCGACCAGGCAACGAGGTTGTCGAGAAAGGCCGCGACGCTGAAGACGGTGATCGGCGGGGTGTCATGACGGCGCCCTCACCGCGCCGCAGCGTCGGCGGGCGTCCGAGCCGCGACGTTCGCGGCATAGAGCTCTTCAGCGGTGACGTCGCAGAGCCCGCGGATCACGCCCCAATGGCGGTCGGGGATGCCGATCTTCGGCCACTTGTAGACGGCCTCGATCGTGACAGCCCCATCGGAGGCCTTCGCGATCTCCGCGGCGCCGCCGGCGTACTTGATGATTTCGGGAACCGTCTTGGGACGATCGGCGGCCGGGGTGTCTACGGAGGCATCTGTCATGGCCCCTGGAATTTACTGGAATTTAATTCCGGAGACAAGTCATCCGAATTCCATTCCGAAAATAATTCCAGTTCCTACACTGGCACCATGGAGAATCTGGAACCGGGCAAAGGACTTACCTTGGAAACGCCGCCTCTACTGTGGAACCACCGACTGCGTGCTGCTCGCAGATCGAAGGGTGTGTCGGTACCTGATCTCGCCCGCCTCGTCGTCGGCAACGAAGACGCGGACGCGATCGCGGCAATGATCCAGAGGATCTACAGCTACGAGAAGGTCTCAGCGAAGCAGAAGCCGGTCGAACAACCACGCGGTAAAGCGATGGAGCAGCTCGCTGCAGCGCTCGGCGTGAGTGTCGAATGGTTGCGCGACGGTAAGACAACCTCGGGTAACCATAACTCGGATGAGACGATTGTTGCCGTTGACGAAAATATGGTTACCCCAAACCTTACGGGCGAACAAATAGAAACAAAATCTTCGCGGAAGACCGTTCCGATTTACGGTCGAGCCGCGGGTGGTCGTGAGGGAAGATTTGTTTTGAACGGGGAAAAGGTCGGGGAAATCTTACGCCCTCCGAGCCTCGAGGCAGTCGCCGAGGGCTACAGCGTTGAGCAAAGCGGAGACTCGATGTCTCCGGCAATCAAGGATGGGTACAAACTCTACGTCAATCCGAAGCTACCGTACCGACGCGGTCAGTTGGTTGTCGTGCAGATCAAGACCGGCGTGGAGAACGAATTCGACGGCTACGCGAAAGAGTTCGTGTCGTTCTCGCGGAAGGAACTAGTGCTCGAGCAGTACAATCCGCCGAAGCAACTCCGGTTCGACGCCGACCTGGTCGAGAGCATCCACCGAATTGTGGGCATGGAGTTTTAGGAGCCCCACATCTGGTGGCGTCGACTCCTGCTCGGAAAGATTCAATGATGCCGGCATACATCGTCATGAGCGAAGAGCGATGCGGCGTCAAAACACTGCAAAAACCGTTATTTCCGAGCCTTTCCTCCAAATCCTATGTTCCGACTGCGGTCATTCTGCCGTCTGGACAGCCGAAGATCTCCAAACCTTTCGGATTCCTCCGGAGACTACGATCGATGAGCTTGGCGAGCACCTTCACTGCTCGCGCTGCCGCCGCCAGGGCGGCCGCGGGTGGAACGTCGAGATCCACCCTCGCCGCGTTTATCCTGATCAGTCTTGGCGTCGCCGCGCGGGTTGAAGCCGAGCAACCATCCGAAGAGACCATCAACGCCGCTCGCACCGAGATCGCTCGCATGCGCGAACCCGAGTTGCGATCGCTGCTGAACTATTTCGCTGAGTGCTCCGACCGGACATCGCGCAGCGCCACGGTGAAGCAAGCCTGCAAAGCGGCGCTGATCAAATACCAAACCGAATTCGGCGGAAAACGGACGATCGATACGGTGATCGCGGAGCAGGAAAAACTTGTCGAAATCCAAGGCGCATTTCGTGCCGTTGGCCAAGCCTCCGATATGACCTATGTAGACACCGTCGACACTCGCATCCGAGAGGCCATCGGCGAAGCGTTGAAGATGCAGTCCACTCGCTAGGGCGCGTGCTCATAAAGCGTGCGCATTTGGCGTCCGCTATACCCCTAATAGCAGCTCGAAAGCGGAAGTCCTGGGACGTCCGCGTTAGGCCAATGGGCGACGTTTGCTGCTCCCGGAAAAAAAGGATGAACTACTTGGATCACCTCGTCGTCGATGCTGGAGTAGTGACGGCGCAACTACCGGCCCGACCTTCGATCGCATGGGAGTTCGTGGATAGTCGCCATGTAGGATTGGTAAAAGCTTCCCTCATTCCCTGCGCGGTGAAGCCGGCGGTGGCTCCAGCGGTGCGGACTGACAGCAATACATTCAACTTTTGCTCCCGCCCGCGCGGCTTTTGACGAGCACGGCAGCCGCGCGGCGGGCCAAACGATTCTCTACATTATAAAAAACGCATCGCCGTCTTCAGTTCCGTTTTCAGCTTATCCCGGGACGCCACATACTTGCCATAGCTCGGGGGATCCTCCCCGCTCGGACCCCCAGAACAATTATCATGCAAACCGTTGATTAATGCGTCGAGTGCACTCACACCAGAATTGATCTGTTGCACGGCAACCGGTGTCTTGTCTGTCGCCAAAGCCGTTCTTGCAGCGCTGAATGCATTCACAGCCGTGTTCCCGTGGACCTGCAACGCTCCCCAGCTAACTGGCGGCACTCCGCTCCCCTTGCCTGAGCAACCACTGCTCATCTCCATCATCTGATTTTGGAGCGTAGCGATTTCCTCGCCCAGTATCGTGTCCACAACGGTCTTCGGATCGGCGGCAGAGGCAACGTTGGCAAGCGGGGCAAAAAAGAAAATCCCACAAATGATCGAGGCAGTCTTATACCGGAGCGAGTGAACCATCTGAAAATCCTCCTTGGCTATGATTTCTTCATAGGTCCGCCAGACGTGGCGAGAGCACGTGGGAGCGATCTATTGAAATTAATTAGAGAGCAGCTGGCGGCAATCGCCGAACGGGAACATTATCACGCCCACTCCTTTAAGTAAATCACTACTTTGAGTAAATACGCCGCTGCCTTTAAACCGGTCAGAAATCCCGAACTTGCGCATGTCCGAAGTGGGTCAAAGGCGGTAATGCTCTCACCGTGCCGAGCACTTCCGCTTAGCTCCTGATAGCGAACGTCAACGCGCTAATGTGTACACGCCCTGGCATGCCAACTTGGCCGCGATCGTGCTGCGGACTGCGGGAAGCCGATCAACGAATTCGGCGACCCCGGCGAGCTCGTCGCGGGCCGCCCTTACCTCGACCATCATCTCTGCGATCGCCGGCAAGAACTTGGACTTCTGCCGCCAGCGCCGGCAAGCCATCTCGACCGCTCCGAATGACGGATCCAGCGACATGACGTCGTCGCGGAGGAATTGGCCGAATACCACAGCATCCTGGCTACCGGCGTTTGGGAACGCCTTGAGAAGCAGGCCGAGGTAGGCAACGGCGGCGGCGGCAGGTATCGGCGCGATGGCATGGTCGAACGCCGCCCTGTTCTTCCCGTGCGCCTCGATCGCTCGGTCGACCAGCTCCAGGAGCTCGGCGCTCGGTTCGTCAGCCAAGGCGGCCGCCTCGCGAGCCGCGGCTAATTCCCGCAGCGCCGGCTCGAGCCCTGAAAATGACGGCGGAGCCGGCGGGTTTCCGCGCGGCCTTTCAACGAGTTCGCGCATGGAAATCCTCCTCGGTTAGACCGGTCATCATGCCCTCAATCGCGGTGTCGGCGCGGCTCGGCGCCGTCGGCGTGCCGCCTCGAGGCGATCGGCGGTCATAATCGTTGCCCACCCACGTCCGCCATGCGGCATCCCAGTCGGCCATCAGGTTACCTCTGCTGGTGTGGAAGTTCTTGAACTTCTCCGCCTGGAATCGGATGTGGTCATCGTTCCATCCGCGCTCGCGGGCATACTTCCAACCCGCTTCAGGGAGTTGCCAGTCGGCAGGAAGCCTCGTCCTCCGCCCAACTGTCCGACGCCCCCCGCGCTTTGGCTGCTGCTCCTCGGCCGAAGGATCATCGCCAAAGAGGCCCTGGGCCGGGATCAGTTCGCGCCCGGGAACGGGCGCCCTATGATCTTCCCCTTCTTCATTTCTTGAATGTTTTATTTCTTCTGTATTGTCCCGGCGCTGTCCCGGTGCTGTCTCGACCGCGTCTCGGTGCTGTCCCGGCACTGTCTCAAAATCCGCTCTATCGGGCATCTCGACGTCATCATACTCGGGGTGATATTTCCCGTAGTTGCAAACGGTTATGACAGTAATTCCGGACGACACCGCCACCGAAATCATTGTCTCGGTTTTCAGACGATTTAGAAATCGCTCGACCTTGCTTTTGCTCCACGACCACACAGAGCTCAAATGGCGCACGGATGCAGCCACCTGCCCGCGGTCAAGAGAAACCAGGTGGTCGCCGAGCCGGCGCTGACGCGGCTTCCATGCGGCCTCGTTCAACAACCAGACCCACGCCTCAAATTCGGAATACTCGTCCCGCCGAAAAAACGGGTGCTCTAGCGCTGAGCGAGCGAGCCTGATGTAACCGCCTTGTGCCATCAGCGCGCTCCCGCAATCATTTCACGAAAACGGGGGCGCCCCAGGTTGCGCGATCGCTGCTCGGTCTTTCGGTGCCCGAGCTCTCCGCGCCGGGCTCTCACCCATCGCAGAGACGCATGGAACGTCTCGATTGCAAAGGCGACCTCGCACGCAAACCATTCTCCGCGCAGATGGTGGTGCACCAATTCGCGATGGATATGCTCCTCAACCTGCTCGCAAATCTCTCGCTCGAACTGGCGTGACTTGAAGACCAGAACGAGCTCGCTCGGGTTTGCGACCTGCAACTCTGCCAGCCGCTTTTCCGGGTCCGCCGCGATACCGACCTTCAGGGAACCGCACCCTGCGCGGACGATGTAGAGCGCGCAGGGAGCACTCGGATGCCTGCTGTTGATGTGCGTGCGGCCGGTCGGATGTCCCCTCATGTCCTCTTTCGCTTTCGAGATGCCTTAAGGCCGGTCATAATCCTGTCTGGAATTTATTTCCAGGTTTTTATTGACACGTCTCTGCATCTGGAATTATCTTCCAGATGCCAAGGGAGACTTGCCTTGAACACCACAGCCCCAATCGCCGATCCGGCCGCCCTCGAGGAAGGGCAGCGCTGCCCGATAGCGGGCTGCGACGGCACCGTCGTGCTGGTCCGCGACGGCGATTGCGCCTGTCACATCGCACCGCCCTGCTCGGCCTGCACGGAAGCTCGTCTGGCCTGCGACGTCTGCGGTGAGGAGCGCCGGCCATGACGGAGCTCAGCTACGTCGCCACCGCTATTGCCTTCACCGGCGTCGGCATCGTCGTCTGCGCGACTTTCTCCACTCGCGCCTACTGGGATGCGGTCCGCGACCGCGGCGACCTGCTGCTTGCCCTTTTCAACGCCGGATCCTCGCTGAAGGCGGCTGGCCGCGCCGAGGAAGCCGCGCAGGCGTTCGGGATCGCGAAGGCGGTCCAGGAGAGGTCCGCATGACCGACCTTTCGCATGATCCGACCGCCATCATCGACGACCTTGCCTTCCGTGCCGGGTATCTCGAGCGGGCGCACATCGAGACCATTGAGCGGCTGAGAGCGCTTGCCGCTCGCGGTGGCGCTACGGCTGACGAATTGCGCCTGGCGATCGCCGGGCTCGCTATCGACACGCACAAGGGACTCGGCGCGCTCCAGGTCGGTGCGGCCGCGCGGATGGCCGCTCGTCACGCTGCGACCACGCCCAAGGTGTGCGCGAAGATCCTGCAATTCCCGGCGCCTGCCGCTGAAGCAAGGCCGGAGGCTCTGCCGTCATGACGGAGAACCCAGCATACATCGTGCGCATTACGCCGGCGGCGTTCGAAACGGCGGCCGTCAATCCTTGGCACGGTGTCGCCAAGATTGCCGAGCGTCTCGGCGTCAGGCCGATCGAGGCACGGGAGCAACCTGGCAGGCCGACCGTCATTGTGAGCGGCGCGGAGTCGCTTCCATTGCAAGGCGGAGCATGTGCTCCGTCCTACGACCTCTTTGAGCTCCTCGAAGCCCTGCTGGACCGCCTCGATCGCGTTGAACGGGGGCAGTCATGATCGCGGCATCCCTCCCGTCGACTTGGACCCGCCTGATCTTCGCGCCGGCGGCGGAACGTGCCGCGGCGACGCCGGAGGAGCGAGCCGCGTACGACAACTTCGTCAAGCGGCTGATGGCGAACCCCGAAGATTTTGGCTTCCGGCACGAGACCCCCGAGGACGTGGCGGCCGATGACCGCTTCGACACCGCGCTCGCCGCTGAAAATCAGGATTGGGGGTAGCCATGGCGCATCCAGGAATGACCCGGTGCACGCCGGACACCTTCGACCTCGACCTCACCGGTGCTTACGCCGTGATCCTTCGTGCGTGCGGCATGACGTTCGAGGGGACAGAGGATGAGATCGAAGCCCGCGCCTTCCAGATTCTCTGGAAGCCAGCCGACGGCCGCCCCTATTCCCAGGTCAAGCCACGGCTGGCCACCGCGATCGAACTCGCGCGCCGCGACGGCACCATCATCCTCAGCACGGTGGCGGCATGACGCTCGAACGCGCGGTCATTGTAATTTTGCTGGCTTTGATCATTGCCCTGCTTGTCGGCGGCAACACGGTTGAGGGCTTCGGCATCGGGCTGCTCGTCGGCCTGGTGCTTGGCGCTCCCGTGGGCGCCGCCTTTGTCACTGATCGTCCGAACAAGGAGCCGACCTCGAGATGAATGCTGTCCGAACCTTCGCGCGTGAAGTTGCGGCGTTCCTCGCGATCGCGGCGATGATCTTTGGCTGCATCGTCACGGCGGCCCCAGCGATGGGGATTGGCCATGGCTGAGCACGAACGGCGGGTCGAGCTTGATCCATCGGTGCTGACCCGGCTCGGCACCAACATGGAGACCATCGGCCAGGCCTGGCAGGCCGACGTCGACGAACTGAACACGGCACGCGACCAGATCCAGATGCTGAGGCGCGAGCTCGATCAAGCGGACGACCGCGTGTCAAACCTTCAGGCCGATCTCACTGCGAGCCGGTCCGAGGTTCAACGGCTGCTCCAGCGGAACGCCTTCCTCGAGGCCCACACCCAGCGCCTGTTCGAGACTGCCCACAATGTCGGCGACAGCATGAAGTCGCTGGCCGAGTCTGCCGTCGATGTCGCGCGCCACGCGCCCGCGGGGGCGCCGACTGGCGCGACTCCGGTGCGCGCCGATGGCACCACGGCGCCGCGGCCAATCGTGGTCGCGGCGCCGAAGGTCTCGGCTCCGATCCAACCGGCTCCGACGCGCCCACGCACGCTGGAAGACGTCCGCCGCGAGAACCTGGCCGCGGACGCCGAAGACGACGGCACCGGCCTGCCGCCGGGCAAACCGCAGTTCCTCAGAACACCGCTCCCAACCGTCACACCGTAGGTTTCCCATGAACGCGCCGCAGGCTTCACCGCTCAAGATCCTTTCCCTCGACGTCGAGAACGTGTTGCGCGTCCGCGCGGTCAGGATCACGCCGAAAGGCAACGTGCTCGAGCTCACCGGTCGCAACCGGCAGGGAAAGAGCAGCGTCATCGACGCGCTCTGGGCCGCGCTCGGCGGCGAGAAGAAGATACCGGCCGATCCCGTCCACGACGGCGCGAAGATAGGCAACATCGTTGTCGATATCGGCGACGCCACAGGCCTGAAGTACCGTGTCACTCGCCGGATCAAGAAGAAGGATGATGGTGACTGGTCCACCAGCCTTACGATCGAGAACGAGGATGGCTTTCGATCCGACAAGCCGCAGCAGATCCTGAACACCCTAATCGGGGCCCTCAGCTGCGACCCGCTCGACTTCATCAACAAGGGGCCGAAAGAACAGTTCGATCTTCTTAAGACGTTCGTGTCTGGGGTCGATTTCGACGCGATCGCGGACGCCAATGAAGCGGACTTCGACGCCAGGACCGTGGTCAATCGCGATGCCAAGGCTCTGCGCACCCGTGCCAATGCGATCGTCGTCGACGAGACCGCGCCGACCGAGCAGGTCGACGAGGCTGCGTTGGTACAGGAACTCGCGGAAGCCGCTACCAAGAATGGCCTGGTGGGACGGTTTCGGGCTGAGCAGGCCGCTCGGAAAGCGAACGCAGACGGTCTCGACCGCGAGGCCGAAGCCAATCGCGCTCGTGTGAAGGAACTGGAAGCTGAGATCCAACAGCTTTCTCAGCGAATTGCAGTGCTCAATTCTCAAGCCGACGGCCATGAACAGTCGGCGTCGGATATCCGCCTTGAGATTAGCAGCGCCGGCGACGAGCCGCCGACCGTCGATACCCAGGAATTGCAGGCCAGGATCAACGCGGCTCGGGACACGAACGCGAAGGTGGCCGCCGCGGCTCGAGCTCGGACCGAGAAGGAGCGTCTAGCCGGCGAAGCCGCCGCCCTCGAGGAACGGTCTGACGCCCTCAGCAAGGCGATCGCCGCCCGCGAAACCGAGAAGCAGGAAGCGATCGCGCGCGCCGAGATGCCGGTGCCGGGCCTGTCCTTTGGAGACGGCACCATTCTGCTCGACGGCCATCCGCTCGCCCAGGCCAGCCAGGCGCAGAAGCTCAGCCTTGCCGTCGCAATCGCGATGAAGCTGCAGCCGCGGCTCCGCTTCCTGACGACCAAGCACGCCGCGCTGCTGGACGACGAGTCCTGGGCGGCTCTCGTCCAGCTCGCCGATCAGCAGGATCTGCTCGTCATCGCGGAAACCGTCAATTCCAACCGGCCCACCGCGGTGGTCATCGAAGACGGCCACGTCCGCGGTGCCGCCCAGCAAGCCGCGGAGTGATCGCCATGTTCGACAGCCTTCTCCGTTTCTTCCGCCCTCGCCGCTCTTCGCCCTGGGATTCTGCTCCGCCCTGGGCGCTGGAACTGAAGCACATACAGGAGCGAGTTCTGAACAAAGAGGACCAACAGATGTCTGCCCAAGACGATCTCAACGCCGCCGTAGGCGTGCTCGTGAAAGGCTACAGCGACCTGCATACCGCGCTCGTGCCGGCGCTGCAGATCATCGCCGACAACGCCAACGGCAATGCCGCGATCATTCAGCAGATCGCGAACATCCAGGGCGTCTCCCAGAAGATGGCGCAGGATGCCGCCGCCCTCACTGCTGCGATCCCGGCAGCGACCACGGTGACGCCGCCGGCCAGCCCGCCGTCGGTCGATACCGGCGGCACCCAGGCCGATGTCGCGCCACCCTCGATCGACGTCCCGCCTGTCACCGACCCGAACGCGACCCCGCCGACTTCCTGACCGGAAGACGGCTCCTCCCCAACTTGCCGCGCGGGTTTCGGCTCGCGCGGCCTCTTCTCCGGAAATCACCATGAACGCCGCTGTCCCCACCGCTGACGTCGCTGCCGCCGAGCCCGTGAAATTCGCGCCCGGCATCTACTTCGGCGTGCCCGAGGACAAGTACCACCAGGACACCTCGCTCGGATCCACGAAGCTGAAGGAACTGGTGATCGACCCGATCGAGTACCAGCACGGCCGCTTGCACGGCGCCGAGCAGAAAGAGACGTTTCAGCTGAAATGGGGCCGCGCGATCCACTGCCGCGCGCTCGAGGGAAAGCAGTTCCTGTGCGAGCGTTTCCCGATCGCGCCATCCCTGGCCGACTATCCCAAAGCGCTCGTGACAATGGATCACCTGCGCGACCACGCCAAGAAACTTGGCCTCACCAAGATCGGCAATACCAAAGCATTGGTCGCCACCGCGATCCGCGAATTCGACCAGACTATCCCCATCTGGGACGAGATCATGGCTCGGTTCGAAAATGAGCACGCTGGCAAGACCATCATCCCGCGCGAGGCGATCGAGCACATCGAGCGCGCCGTGGAATGGATGCAGCGGGAGCCGAAGCTGGCACCCGTCATGGAGGGCGGCACCTTCACCGCCGGCGCGTCCGAAGTCTCTATCTTTTACGAGGAGAACGGCGTTCGGCTGAAGGCACGCATTGACCATCTGCTTTCGCACGCGGTCGTCGACCTGAAGTCCTTCCGGCCCTTCCTGCAGGAGCGACTGAGAGAAGGCGCGAAGAAGGCGATCTCGCGCATGCGGTACGACCTGCAGGCCGCAGCATACATCCGCGCGCTGAAGGTTGCCGCCAAGCTGTTTGCCGAGGGCAAGATTTTCGATTGTCCCTACTCGCCAGCCTTCCTCGAGTCCGTGTTTGCAGCGCTGAAGGTGGCGGAGCGCGATCCGCGATCCGAAGAGGCACTGAAATGGGTGTGGGTGCTGATCAAGGCCTCGGGCGCGCCGCAACCGGTCGTCGCTGAGTTCGATCTCGGCAGCATGATCTTCCGCCAGGCGGCCGTCGATATCGACGACGCCATCAAGAACTACCGCCTCTACGTCGAGAAGTTCGGCCTTGACCAGGACTGGGTGCCGGAGATCCCGGCCGAGGTCTGGGGCGATACCGACTTTCCGTCATGGGCTTTCACCTGAACCACTGAGGACTGACGATGAATATGATTGTCGAAGGCGACCCGCGCGACCAGGAACGCCAAACACTGCCCGCCGTAGTGGTAGAAAGTGCCATGCCCGCGATGCTGCGCGCGGAGATCGACGGTCAGATTGCGACCGCCAAGGCCTATCCGCGGAACGTCTCGCGTGCGATCGGCAACATCAAGAGCCTGGCGACCCTCGACGAGGAGACCGCCGCGGAGTCGCTTTACGCGCTCGTCCGTAAGAAGAAGCAGCAGAGCCGCGGCGGCAACGACTCCGCGGACACTGCCAATGCGGCAATCGAGGGTCCGAGCATTCGCCTTGCGGAGATTGCGGCCCAATGTTGGGGCAACTGCCGGATCGAAGCCCACGTCGTCACGGTCAATAAGAAGGACAAGTGGGTCGAGGCCGTTGGCACGTTCCACGATCTCGAGACCAACATGGCATCGACCGCGACTGTGCGGCGCCGGATCTCGACGTCAAGCGGCAATCTCTTCTCCGAAGACATGATCACCGTCACTGGCAACGCCGCCTGTTCGATTGCCAAGCGTAACGCGATCCTCGCTGGCATTCCGCGTGGCGTCTACCGCCCGGCTTATCATGCTGCGCGCGAGGTTGTGGCCGGTACTGCGGCTACGCTTTCGCAGAACCGCGACAAGGCTATCAAGGCCTTCGCGGCTTACGGCGTCACACCCGATCAGATCTTTGAAGCTCTGGACGTCCAGGGCGAAGCCGATATCCGTCTTGAGCACATCGCGACGCTGCGCGGCATGTTCATGTCGATCAAGAACGGCGAAGCCACGGTCGAAGAGATGTTCGCCAAGGAGAAGCCGTCTCAGGCCGATCCCGACTACAACCCCCTGACGAGGAAGGATACCGCCGCCGGCGCGAATGCAGCGGCTAGCGACCAACACCAATCCGCCGGTGAGAAGCCGGCCACGGATTCCGCCGCGGCGGAGGCAGCGCATCCATCTGGCCACGCGGCGGGACATCAACCCGCGGCCGGATCGGACAACGCTGCCACCTCGGCGCAGTCATCGGCGAAGCCAGCCCCCGCCGATGAAGGGACGAGCCAGGAGCGCACCGCCAGTGGCTCGTCCCAACCTGATTTGCTGTCCGGCCCAACCTCCGCCCAGGACGGCAAAGCGCAGTCGAGCATTCCCCAAGGCTCGGCTGCAGACGGAGCGGACGCGACCCGTGGCAATGGCGCCGCGTCCGCTCCCGATCAACTTCGGTCGTACCACAAGGCGCTCTCGACGATCGAGAACGGCGGCCCGGCGAAGCTCGGGAAAATGTCGCTCGCCTGGTATGAGAAGAACGGCAAGGAAACCGCATTCGACGATGCCAGCCACGCGAAGGCGAAAGAAATCCTGCTGGCTCATACCAAGCGCGTTGCGGGTGAAATCGACTTGGCAGCTTGCACCAAGCAGGTCGACGGGATCATCGCGCGATGACCATCCTCGATCGCCCGCCACCGGAATGGAAGCGTCCGACGACACCCTGCAATGTCAAGCTGCAGGTGCTGATCAATCAGGAAGGGCGCAGCACAATCGGCGGCGAAAAGCTGGGCCGGATCGAAAACACGCATTTCGATCACCGGCCGGCGCTCGAAGCACGGAAGTTCGACACCGAGGCATGGGACACAATCCCGCCGGCGAACGATCCCACGCATATCGAGGCCATCACTGTCGAGCAGCACGACCGCCGGACCAACGGGCCTGGCGGGACGAAGCGGATCACGACGCGTGGCTCCGACACCGGCGAACGTGCCCGGACGCGCCGGATCGCGCGCGGCCACGCCGAGCATAAGGCCACGATGACGGCGAAGGGCTCCGACGAGCCCCGGCCGAGCCCGGCAAAGCCCAAGCGCAAGATCGGTGGACGGTCATCGTTCCCAAAACGAAAGGTCCGGAGGTTCGGATGAGTTCCGTGATGGCAGCTACCCCTGAATTCGGTTCGGCGGCCGATATGGCCGCCCACTATCGGGCGGTCCGCGCGCGGATGCCGGTGGTGGTGCCGCAGTTGCGCCGCGACTATCTGGCGTTGCCGCGCCCCTGTGCTCGGCTTCTGCCCCCGCTATCCGGGTTTGCGACTGTCGAGGATATCATCCCGTCGCAATTCCTTCGCGCCCCGGAGGAAGTCGTCCGGTTGAGCAGCGAGGCCGAGCGCCTCGCGGTACGCCGCGCGGTCGCCGGCTATCTCGCCCTGCTCCGTCAATTTGCGCGCACGCATCGGCGCATGCCCCTGATCCAGGCGGCGGTCGGCCGCGCCTTCAAAATAGACCCGAACGGCTTCGCTCACCCTTCCCGCCGACACGGCGTCACCCGCGCTCGCCAGATCGCGATGTGTCTCTCGAAGCTGTTGACCTCGACCAGCCACAACGAGATCGGTCGCAGCTTCGGCGGCCGCGATCACACCACCGTGCTGCATGCGTACCGCAAGTTCCTGCCACTCGTCGTCGAAGTCTTGACCGAGATGTACGACGGCCAGTCCTGCCCGATCGACATTCCGGAGCCAGCCGACCAATGACCGATATCGAATGGGCACGAAATGTCGACGGGTCGCGCGGCAAGACATGGAATCCGGTTGTCGGTTGCTCCATCAAATCGCCGGGCTGCATCCATTGTTACGCCATGAGGCTCGCGTGGCGTCTGATCGCGATGGGCCAAGCGCGCTATCGCGGCACCGTCAAGAAGGTAAAGGGGCAGGTCGTTTGGACCGGCAAGATGGTTCAGGCTCCAGAGGAAACGATCTTTGAGCCGTTGCGCCGGAAGAAGCCGACGACCTATTTCGTCAATTCGATGTCGGACTTGTTCCACGAGGACCTTCCCGACGATTGGATTGACCTTGTCTTCGCTGTCATGGCGCTTTCGCCGCAGCACACCTATCAGGTCCTGACGAAACGCTCCGCCAGGATGCGTGCGTACTTCCAGCGGCCGGATCTCTATCGCCGCGTCCTCTTCTTCGCGGACAATTCCCTGCGGGCCTGGCGCCCGGAGCTCAGGGGGATCGGCATCGACGATCCAGCGCGCTCACCATTGAAGAACGTCTGGCTAGGCGTTTCGACCGAGCGCCAGCAAGAAGCAAACGAGCGGATACCCGATCTCCTCGCTACACCGGCGGCCGTTCGCTTCATCTCGGCGGAGCCGCTGCTCGGCCGCATCGACCTTCGGCAGATCATCCGCGAGGGCATTAATGGCGCCTTCGTTGACAACGCCTTGGATGGATTCGTCTCCAACGGGTGTGGCGGATCCTACGGACCGAAGCTTGATTGGGTGATCGTCGGCGGCGAGTCCGGCAAGGACGCCCGTCCGATGCATCCGGATTGGGCGCGCGCGCTGCGCGATCAATGCACCGCTGCCGGCGTGGCCTTTTTCTTCAAGCAGTGGGGGGCTTGGGCACCAGTCGGTTGGGTGCATGCCGCCAGCACTGGAGCTTTGCTGCGACCGGATGGACACGTTTGTCGCGATCGATCGCAACTGGCTCCCTCGGGCAACTACGAGATGGCTCGCCTCGGCAAGGCGCGCGCGGGACGACTGTTGGATGGCACCACATACGGCGAAATGCCGAGGAGAGCAGCATGAAGCCCGAGTTCATCACCTTCACCGGCATCGACAACTGGACCGAGCTCCACGACATCCACGTCCTGTCGCTGAAGTATCCGGTCGAGTTCGGGATCTTGTTCAGCCCGAAGCGTCAGGGCACCGATCCGCGTTATCCCGATGGTGACGCGCTGTCCCGGTTCATGTGGAGCGGGCTTCGTATGTCGGCGCACCTCTGCGGCGACTACAGCCGCCGCATCATGGCGGGCGAGTCAATCATCGACACCATTCCGGTCGATCTCGGGTATTTCGCCCGCATTCAGGTGAATCACGCCGAACCGGCCCCGACGAAGATCATTCAGTTCCGCAACGGCTGGGGCGACATGCGCGCGATCGCGCAGACCCGGGCCGACGCATTCCCGACCGACACCTCTGTGGACTGGCTGTTCGACCGCAGCGGCGGCGCCGGCGTCGCACCGACGGCCTGGCCGATGCATCCCGGCGGCGACCGGCTCGTCGGGTATGCCGGCGGCATCTCCCCGGACAACATCGGCGGCGTCATGTCCGAGCTCGAGCAAATGCCGGGCCGCTACTGGATCGACATGGAAAGCGGAGTCCGAACCGACGATCGGTTCGACATCGCGAAGTGCCGTGCCGCTTGCGAGGCGGTGTTCGGCAAATGAAGGACGTTCCGATCATCTTCAGCGCTCCGATGGTGCAGGGCCTGCTCCGAGAGATCAAAGTTCCGGGGACCGGCAAGACCATGACCAGGCGGTTGGCCTGGGGTGCACCGTTCAGCGTCTATGATGACGAGGATGGTCACAAGGCGAAGCGACTCCGCGTCGAAGGCTACAAGGTCAGCGGCCCCGATGACACCGGCATGCGCCTCGCTTGGCCGCCCTCACCGTGGCAATCCGTCAAAGTCGGCGACCGCCTCTGGGTGCGAGAGACCACCAGCGCGGAGCATCGTTGGGCCGGGACGAAACCGAGCCTGATCACCGATACCGACGTCTGGTACTGGGCCGACGGCAATCCGGACGACGGAGATTGGACGAAGCCCATCGTCTCGATCCATATGCCGCGCCGGTTTTCGCGGATCACGATGATCGTCACGGCGACGAAAATCGAGCGGCTGACCGCGATCAGCGAGGCTGATGCCCTTGCTGAGGGCGTGGAGCGCCGCGGTGACCGCGACTACTGGGCTGGGCTGAACCGCGGGACAGACGCTGTCGCGTGCTTCTCGGCGCTCTGGTTGTCGCTGCACGGCATGGGCTCTTGGGACAAGAACCCCGAGGTGGTCGCGATCTCGGCGCGCGTCATCAAGGCCAACGTGGATGCTCCGGAGGCGCGCGCGGCATGATGACCGGAACTCCAATGCGCGCTTGGTGCGCCGTCTATCAGTGGCCAAGCAAAAAGGAATTCCTGTTTGGCACCGTCCTCGTCCGGCCCGGCGCGCCAGATCAGGAAGCCGAAGCGGCGCTTGCGCAGCGGTTCACCGAGAAGTGGGGCGAGATCCTTCCCGATGATGTGCCGCGCCCGAAGCTAATCCGGCTGGTGCCTGGCACCATCTGGTTTGTCCCCGAAGAAGAACAGCGCGAGGCCGCATGACAGACACCGTTCCCAATTGCTGCGGCAGGACCACCAGGCTCACGACCGGACAAGAGATCTATCCGCACCGGCGCGACCTTCACTGGAAGCACTTCTATAAGTGCGACCGCTGCGGTGCTTACTGCGGCTGCCATCCCGGCACCACGAAAAGTCTCGGCACGCCGGCGAATGCCGCGACCGGAGCGGCGCGATCGAACCTGCACGACAACGTCTTCGATCCGATCTGGAAGGGCGCACTGTCATCCGGCCAATACAATCCGGAGGATCATCAAGCCGAAAACAAGATCAAGAAAGCCGCGCGCACGCGTCTGTATCGCTACCTTGCGCACCACCTCGGGATCGATCGCGACGACTGCCACTTTGGCATGTTCACGCTCGAGCAGTGCCAGCGCGCGACCGAGATCCTGGCCGGACTGACCTATCGGACTGTCCGGGACTGGCACTACGCCCAGGTCAAGCAGAAGGGCAAAACGGCATGAGTAAGGTCACCATACTCGGGCCGTGTCCCCTTTGCCATTCGGCCAAGTTGAACCTGTTCAGCCAATGGACCGGTTGGCGTGGCCAGATGATCGAGACCCCAAAAGTCCAGTGCACAGACTGCCGCTGCGAGGCCACCGTCGAGGCATGGTCGGCGCGGAAGCCGGCGCCGCCAGCGGCATGGTTACTCGTCGAGGCCCTGCGCGCGGACGAAGGCTACAGCGTGACCCTGATTTGCGACAACCCCGACTTCAACATGGGGCCGAACAGCGCGGTCGAGGTTTGCGGCGATTTTACCGACTGGAGCGAACGTCGGTTCGAGGGCGACAACCTCACCGGCGCTCTCATGGCCGCGTACCTCGCCAAGACGGGCGGCGCGGTTTCCCCGGAGATCGCCGACGCTCTGAAACGGGAGGCGGCTCATGGCTGACGTCACCGGCCCGATCTCAAGCCTGCCAGGATCTCGCCACGACCTGCCCGACGGCACGATGTGCGACCAGCACCCGGATCGTCCGGCCGTCGCTCGCGTGCAAGGCGAGACCGACTCCTTCGGCTGCGAGATGAATGATCTCTGCGAGGAGTGTCTGAAGGCGGAGCGCGACTACGCGCAGTCGGCAGAGGCTCGAACCGGCACTTGCGACTGGTGCAAGGGACCGGCAACGGACCTGGCTCCCACGCGCGACTACGAGGAAGGCATGTCCGGACCCGTCTACGAGGTCTGCGGCGCATGCAGAAAACGTCGCGAAGAACGCGACCGCGCAGAGCTCGACCGCTACGGCGACTACGACGATTAATTCGGAAATCCACAGGAGTGAGGATGGCGCCGTGAGCAGCAGTTGCCCGCAGGAAGTCGATTACGACCGCGACCGCTTCGTCAACGATCCATCGTATCGCGATGGCATGAACGACGGCGTGGCGTTCATGGTTGCGTCCGAAGAGCGAGAGAAGACGCGACGCGCAAAGCAGAACTGGTCTCGCTGGGAGCAAATGCGCCGCACCCGACAGTTCGGTTGGGAAGGTGAAACCTGGGTCTGCTACTTCTGGCGCTCCGGCTGGGACCACATTTCGTTTGGGCTTCACGTCTGTTTCGGCGGACCAAACATCGAGATCCATCTCCCATTCGGCTTTCTCAGGATCGGCCGGCGGACCGATCGACGCGAGCGGCGCGCAGTGAAGGAGGCGGCGGATGCATAGCGCCCCTCTCTTCGCCGGCATCGGCGGCCACCAAACTCCGCGGCGCGGCCGGACGGACAACTGGCTGACACCACCCTGGCTTCTGCGCATGCTCGGTGGCTGGGAAGCCTTCGATTTGGATCCGAGCGCGATGGTTGGCCAGCCATGGCGGACGGCCCGCCGTCACTACACGGTCGTCGACAACGGGCTGATCCTGCCGTGGGAGGGTGACGTCTGGCTCAACCCGCCATATTTGCGCGGGCTGCTCGGCCGGTTCATGGCGAGGATGGCAGACCACGGGCGCGGTATCGCGCTGATCTTCGCGCGCACCGAGACCGCGACGTTCTTCCGGAATGTCTGGGACCGCGCCTCGGCGGTTCTCTTCCCGCGCGGCCGGATCGACTTCTGCACGCCGGACGGTGGCACCGCCGGCGACTCCGGCGCGCCGTCGGTTCTCTGCGCCTATGGCGATCGACATGCCGAGGTGCTGGCTTCCGTCGATCGAGACTTCGGCCAGTTCGTGCCTCTGCGCCTGCCGCGGAGCGTCATCGTCCTGGCGCTGGCGACAACCTGGCGCGACGCCATCGCCGACTGGCTGCGGGCACAACGCGGTCCCGTTGCCCTCGCCGATATCTACCGCGCCTTCGCGTCTCACCCGAAGACCGCGGCCAACCCGAACTACCAGGCCAAGATCCGGCAGGTGCTCCAGTTGGGCGCCGGCGTGCGGGTTGGTCGCGGACAATGGAGCGCAGCATGATCATCCGACCCTGCGATGTCGAAGCAACCAGCACAGAACCCGACGCCGAGGTGATCGAAATCGGCGCCTACGATATCCGCGACGGACACCTCTACACCACCGGCTACCACACCTTCGTGAAGCCAGCGGCGCCGATCCCGCCGGCGTCGTCCGCCGTGCACCATCTCACCGATGCCGACGTCGCCGACGCCCCGGCATGGAACGTGGCTTGGCGGAAGCTTGTCGAACTTGATCCGGAGTATGAAGGCGAAGAACTCATCTTCGCGGCGCATTTTGCTCAGTACGAGCGCCAGTTCTTCGACCCACTGGTCAAGGCGCGCTGGATCGACACATGGAAATGCGCACTCCGGCAATGGCCCGAACTCGACGGCCATAAGCTGCAGGAGCTGCGCTATTCGCTGCGGCTGCTCGACCATCCGAAGGCGATGCCGGCACTGGCGATGCCACCGCACCGCGCCCTCCCCGACGCCTATCTCTGCGGCTTCTTGGTGATCGAGCTCCTGAAGCACCAACCGATCGAGATACTGATCCAGTGGAGCGAGGAGCCAGCCGTCTTCTCCAAGTTCGATTTCGGCAAGTTCAGCGGCAAGCCTCTATCGGCCGCCGATGACGGCTTCCTCACCTGGATGCTGGACAAGGACTTCAGCGACGACTGGAAGTGGAACATCAGGCGCGAGATCGAGCGTCGCATCACCGCTAAGCGGAAGGAAGCGCTTGATCTGATGCTGCCCGCGATCGCCGGCGCTGCCAGCGTTACGGATCTCGAGAACTGGTACCACGGGTCGGGCCCCTATCTGGCGAAGCACGCCATCCTGATCGGCTCACCCGAATACGACACGCTGATCCAAGCCTGCGCGGCACGGAAGAAGGCCCTGATCGAAGGCGGGCAGCCGCAGTTTGGTGCGACGTCATGAACGCGGCGCTCCACAATCCGGGCGGCAAGGTCAAGCTGCGGCTCGCCGATGGCGTCGCCGGTGACGCCATGTTCTGGGGCGAGAACGATTGCTATCGGCCGATGCTGACACGGAAGTGGGTGAACCTGTTCACTGCCGGCACAAGGCTGCCTAACAATTTCGTCCTTTGGATCGGCATGAACCCGTCGGTCGCCGATGCCAACGTCGACGACCCCACTATGAACAAGGTGATCGACTTCTCGATGGAGTGGGGTTTCGACGGCCTCGCCATGATGAACGTCTGCGACTTCCGCGCAACGGAGCCGGCCGCGCTCCTCAAGCCCGGCGTCGTGCCGCGGAGCAAGGGGAATCTGCCGCTGATCCGGGACACTGCGAAGCAAGCAGCCAAGATCGTCTGCGCCTGGGGCAACCTTCACCGCAACCTCGTTCATTTCGCGGTGGATGCCGAGGACGCTTTGCGCCGGGACCAGCACAAATTGTGGTGTCTTGGCCTCAACAAGGGCGGCACGCCCAAGCACCCGCTCTACGTCCGGGGCGACACGCCGCTCGTTGAATTTCAGGGGATACCAGTTTGACCGCTCATTTGACCAAGCCATTGCATGCCGTCATCGGCACCTATGCGGACGGCACCGACGTCACGCTCGAGCTCGACAAGCTGATCGGGTCGCATCTCTGTATCCAGGGCAATAGCGGCGCCGGCAAATCAGGAGCAATCCGCAAACTGCTCGAGACCACGCACGGCTTCGTCCAGCACATTGTCATCGACGTCGAGGACGAGTTCTACACGCTGCGCGAAAAGTTCGAGTACCTGATCGCCGGCGGTGACAATGGCGACTGCGAGGCAAGCGTCCACAACGCCGCGGCGCTGGCGCTAACGATCTTGAAGACCGGCTTTTCGGCGATCATCCAGATCAACGGCCTCCCGATCGACGAGCGGCGCGAATTCATCGCGCTGTTTCTGGACGCTCTCATCGCGGCACCGAAGGACCTTTGGCATCCCGCGCTCGTCGTCTTGGACGAGGCGCAGATGTATGCACCCCAGGTCGGCCTGGTCGGGAGCTCGGCGGCCGTGACGTCGCTCATGACGCTCGGCCGCAAGCGCGGATTTACAGGAGTCCTGGCCACGCCTCGGATCTCCAGCATCAACAAGGACGCAACCGGCCCGGTGAACAACTGGCTGATGGGCCGGATCGGGCAGCCGACGGACCGCCGGTCGACCGCCGACGCCCTCGGCTTTCGGGCCAATTCCGAGGAAGCCCGCGGGCTGCTAAGACTTCGGACGCGGCAGTTCTGGGCCTTTGGGCCTGCACTTTGCATCGAGCCGACACAGATGATGATCGGCGATGCCGCGACCACGGTCATCAAGGCGGGCCAGGCCGCCGTGCCGACTCCGCCTGCCCCCGCCGCCATGCAGCGGATGCTGGCGCAACTGAATGCCGCTGCGAAGGCGGCAAAGACGGTGGACCCGGACACGGCTGACGTCGCGGCGCTCCGGGCCGAGATCACGCGCCTCAACGCCGAGTTGGCGAAGGGCGGTGCGCCGCCAGCGGCTGCCTCGCGGGAGGAAATTGACGCCGCATATCAGGAAGGGCTGTGGGACGGTCTGCATCCCTTCCTCGACTTGTTCGAAGACTTCAAGGTGATCGGGGCTGGCGTGCAAAATCTGCTTGCTCGTGTCGCAGAGGTCCAATCGAAGCATCAAAGCTCCGCCGATCACGCTCCGCCGCACGCACGAGAACTGCGCAATCATCGCTCCCTGCTGAAACCGGGCTCGCGATCCGTGAACGCCCCTGCTCGCGCACCGGTGCGGCCGGCAGCGCCTCCACCATCGCCGGCGGCGGGCGGCGATGGGCCAATCGGCGGCGTGCAGCAGAAGATACTGAACTCGGTTGCCGAAATGCAGCGGCTCTGCGGCTTGGCACCGCCGAGGCAGTTGGTCGCGATGGTGGCCGGCTACAAGAACGTGAGAAGCACTGGGTTCGCGAAGGCCTTGTCTGGGCTGTCTGCAGGGGGCCTGGTCTCCTATCCCGACAGCGGAACGGTTGGGCTGACCGACGCGGGCCTAAAGCAGGCTCGCCCTCGCCCCGCGGCTCTGACGACTGAAGATGTCCAAGCGCAGGTCATCAGAATTCTCGGCGAGACCGCAGGGAAGATCCTCGGCCATCTGATCACGGCCTATCCCGGGGTCATGGATCGCGCACTCTTGGCCGAGCGATCCGGCTATCAGAACGTCAGGAGCACCGGCTTCGCGAAGGCGCTCTCTCGCCTGTCGACGCTCGGCTTTGTCTCCTACCCATCGAGCGGCACAGCCAAAGCCGGGGAGATCCTTTTCCCATGACTCGCGCACTGACAATCTTGAATGAAACCGGCGACGTCACCATCACCTGGGAGGCGGAGAACGACGAACGCATGGTCGAGATCATCGAGCGGAAGATGAAGGCCGGCGTGACGTTCTTCCTGATCGAGCCGCGCATGGGCGGCCTGGTGGCGCCAGACACCAGCAAGCAACTGAAGAAGGTCAAAGACGCTCTCAAGCATCGAGCCCTCTCGATGAAGGATCAGGACTTCGAAGCGATGGTGGCCGAAGGCAAGGCCGAGCTCGTTCAGACGCCCGCGGCGCCGGCCCGCACCGTGCGCAAGGCCTGCACCGCGCGCGAGGTCGCCACGCGCGAGTCTGTCGGTGTCCAGCAGATGCGGGGCGGCTGATGCAGTTCCAGCGGTCACCCTTCCCTGCCGAGATCGAGTATTTCCTCGACAGCGCTGTGGAGCACGACGAGCTCGGCGCCTTCGCGCACGCCGTCCTGACTCTCCTCGGCAGCAGGAAACTGGTGCCCGAGCTCATCGAGAAGCGGAAGATTGGCCACCTGCTGCACTGCCGGCAATCCCGATGCCACGAGCTCGACGCCTATGCCCACGAGATCATCGCCGAACTGCCGGAGCATGAGCGCCGCTCCTTTGTGGCCGTCGGGCTTCGATGGGAGCCGAAGCACCTCCTGAACATCGCGGAATACCTCGCCCACTTCAATTTCGAGGACGAGACCCGCGGCGGCGCGGCGATACCGTACCGCCGGCACTGGCGCTGCGACGACAATTACGACCCGACACCGGGCGCCAGGCGCAAGCTCTACGCTCCGGGCGCGATCCGTCGCTATGCTCGCCTCGAGGATTGCTCGATGCCGCGAGCGCGGCTGCTGGCCAGCCGGCTACGTCAACTGCCGACCGCGGTGCCGGCAGATCTGGATCTGGTCTGCGACCTGCTGCTCGAACAGCGCGAAAGCTACCGGGTCGAATACCACCGAGCGCGGCAGAAATTCGAGGCCGAGCAGCGCCGCCGGTTCTTCTCCAACGGCAGCATCGAGCGCGATCGCCGCGCCGTCCGCCGGGCAGCATCGTTCTGCGCCGGACTCCTCGGCCCAGCCAAGGTCGGAGCCTTCGCCCGCGGCGAGGCCATCACCTTTGCCGGTCGCGACGTCTCGATCGAGGTGGCCCGGGCCCGTTCCATCGCTACCGTCGGGCATGGCGCCCTCGAGGTGAAGCTCTGCGCCCAGGACGGGACGCGGCTCGCCAACGTCTGCGTCTTCTTCGACAAGACACCGGCCCTCGACCAACTGGCCGCGATCGCGATGCATGTCGGGGCCGGCGACGAGTCCGCCATCATCCAGACCGGCAACCTGTTCAACGTCACCGCCGCCGGCGCCCAGCACCCTGTGGTCCGTGCCAGGCTGGCGCAGATGCCGAAGACGGAGCTCGATGTGCCGGCGCCGGGTCGCCGCCGCCGCTCGTTCAGCGAGTACGACAAGCAGAAGGCTGCTCTGCGCCGCTACACCGCCGACACCATCGACCTCTATGCCGAGGCTGTGCGCGCGGGTCTGGGGCCGCGACGTCAAGCGGTTGGATCCGTTCCTCGACCAGATCCAAGCCGCCGTCGGCAACCTGAAGGAAATGAGGCCGGCAGCATGAACGCACCGTACACCCAAGAGCAACTGCTCGCCCGCGCCGAGACCATGGATCGCATCGCGGAGCGGTGGAAGGGCAACCCCGGCTATGCCGAGACGCTGGGGATGGACGCATGGGCGCTTCGCACCGCGGCGGCGTTGTTCTCGCCGGAGGTCCAAGACTGGTTCGAGGGTACCCGGCTCGAGGCCGGTCACCAGGTCATCCGCTACGCCGCCGAGCACGACGCCGGCAAGACCGCCTTCGATTGGTTCTGGCTGATCGGCTACCTGGCACAGAAGGCCGCAGCGGCAGCGGCGGCCGGCGATTCCGAGAAGGCCAAACACCACACCATCTCGACCGCGGCCGCGCTGCTGAACTGGCACCGCCACCTCTCGGGCGAGAGGCACGACATGCGGCCCGGCATCGACCCGGTCGAGCGCGGCGTAGAGGTCGAGGTAGCACCATGACCCCTGATCGCCGAGAAGGAGCCGACGCGCTGCGCGGCGCCGACATCCGGTTCCGGGTCGACCCAGGCGACGTGCCCCCGGAAAAGGCGGCTCGCCGGCTGCACCTGACATTGGACCGGTTCAACGAACTGCTGCCCAACCTGCTGAAACGCGGCTTCCCGCCAGCCGACCCTGACACCGGCATGTACGATCTCGACCAAATCGACGAATGGAGAAAGCTGCGATTTGGCCGGGAACAGCCATTGACGGCGGCCCCGGCGCCCGCGCAGCCTGAGCCGCAGGCTCAATCGGATATGGCCGAACGGTTCATCAATGCAAAAGAACGGCAGACCAAGGGTCGGAGGGGGAACGGTGGCACTCCCTGAACACGTTCGCCCAGTTCATAAGCCGAATGGCAGAACCTATTATTATTTCGAGAAATTTCGGCGTACTGCCCGACAGTGGCCGCGTGTCCGAATTCCAGGCGAACCGCTTTCGGCCGAGTTCGCGAAATGCGTGGCCTACATTCCCCGGCTGGACGCCACGAAGGACGCCGCAGGCGAGTGGTCCTGGTTCTTTTTGGACGTGACCGATCGACGCCACCCCCTGCCCGCCGCAACCCCGGCGGAGGCTTTTTGGGCTGCTGTCGACAAGGCCGACGACATCGGCCGGAAACTGCAAGCCGGCATCCGCAAGACCTTCAATTCTCTGATTGTCGAGTTCAAGGAGCACGCCGCCTACACCGACGACATCTCGGAAGGCACACGCGACCAGTACGATCGCTACATGGTGATGATCAAGGACGCTTGGGGCGATGACCCGGTCGATAGCCTCGAGGCGACCACCATCCAGAGCGTGCTGGACAAAGCCTTCAAGGACACGCCCGCGGCCGGCCGCGTGTTCCGCTCGACGCTAGGCAGGATCATCAGTTGGGGCATCCCTCGGGGCTACCGCAAGGACAATCCGGTCGAGCACACGGAGCGCCGCGACAGCGACGGCACCTATTCGCCCTGGACGCCGCAGGCCTTCGAGCTGTTCTTTGAGTACGGACGGGCCGACCTGCACATGGCGGTCTACTCCGGCCTCTTTACCGGTCAGCGCAAAGAAACCGTGCTGAACATGCTCCGGCCGAAGAGCGACGCGGCCGAAATTCAGGTCTATGCCCAGAAGATCAAGTCGTGGATTCCGACCCAGATCCATTCCGAGTACCGGACCATCATCGACGGCCACCCGGTCGACAAGGACAATCCGCAAGTCCTCCTCCACCTCCGGGCCGACGGCCAACCGTGGACCTATGAGGGCTTCAAGACGGCGTGGGGCCGGGAGATGGAAAAGGAGGTCAACGGCTCGAAGCCGCTCGCCATCCTTCAGGAGAAGCGCTGGACGTTCCACGGGCTCCGGAAGAATGCGGTCTGCATGCTCCTCGAAGTCGGCTGCACCGAGGACCAAGTCGGTGCGATCGTCGGCATGTCGGCGGCGATGGTGCGGCACTACGCCAAGGAGGTTTCGAAATTCCGCCTTGCTCGGTCGGCAATGAAGCTGCTGGAGACCGGCTGGGAAGCGCAGCGCGTGCACGTTTTGGGGGCTCGGAAAAGCGATGCGTAGTGGTTGGCAAACCCCCGTTTTTTGCAGCACGTTCGAGCAGGATTCGGCGCGTGCGTTGCCAACCGCGATCGCTGAAATCATTCAAGAAAAGTGCCTGAAGATCTTTCTTTTAATCATGGGGTCGAGGGTTCGAGTCCCTCCGCGCTCACCAAACTAAATTCAATAGCCAAGCGACTTTATCGACCTCCGGACAGACTTACAGATTTCGTCTTGCACTCACGCCGCTGCGCCGCCTATGTCGCGCCCGGGGTCGATCCTGTCATCTGCAACGCCATGCGGACCGCGGGATCCATCACGACTTGCAACTAGTTTGGCCGCTTCTCCGCTCGCCGCCTCGAGCATTTGAGCCGGTGGGTCGCCTAAAACTTGCGTCCGGAAGAGTCCATCTTTCTGCATTCCCCACTTATCGTAAGGGATTTCTGTTCCGACGACAGGGTCTTGGTAGCTTTGCCTGACTGTCGAGAAATAGTGATCGAAAGCGAAGCTGAGTGATCTTTTCCACCGATGGTGATGTTTGTCGGGCCGTCGAAGGAGAAGGAATCTTGCTCCACCTTCCAGCCTCCTGCGGGATCAACGTAATACTGCAGGGTCGCCGCGGCCATGTTCCAATCATCACTCGAAGCTGGCGGAAAATCGCACTCCAATGCTGCGACCACAGTTTGCGCGTGACCTTCCAGGGTCAATGCTCCCAAGGCCAGAAGCGATAAAAATCCATCTCGTATGACTTGCACGTAAAAACTCCTCGAAGCGCTTATCGCACATCTGCATTTTACCCTATTCTCCCCGCCCGAGATTCCCGTGTTTCTACGGCCATCGTCTCGATATTCACAAAGGCTGCACGGAACGCCTGTCTTTTGGCAATGCTCAAGCGACAGCCGCTCGAAATTGCCCGCAAATTCGCGACAAAGATGCAGCCGTTCTATGCGGAGAGTAGCCCAATCAGGCGCGATGAGATCGCCGCGGATACCCGGCATCTGCTTCTAGAGCACATGCCAACGTGCCCGCCGCATCCCGCGTCCGCGCTCACCAAGCAAATTCAATACTTTACAGCCCATCTTCGACGACCAAGCTCATCGACGAATTCATTCACCGATGAGACCATTGAAATCGCGGGCAAGGAAGTCGGCTGCAGGTCCCATTTTGGCCAGGCGCCATCGCCGCTATTCAGCGGTGTGGCGTCAGCGCTTCAACAATGGATATCGCGCTTCGCCCGGCGGCTGACCAGATCAACGAACCGGCGGGTTGTAGCGATCCCAGATTACGGTTCTCGAGACACTCTGTGTCGATCGCGAGATCGCATCGTCGAACTTGTGATAGCGGTCGAACAGCTGTTGCTCATCGCGCAACTGCGGCGCTTCGCCAGACGAGTAAGGACTATTTGCACCGTTCCAATGATCAGATCCCGACACGACGCAACCCCATCCTGGTTCAGATGCAGGTTGATTAGCATTGTTGCACGGGTATCTCTGTATCGCCGTGGCAACAGCACGAGCAATCCGGCAAACATGAGCACACGGATTGTTTCCGTGGTTCTCCGTGCGTGA